TCAGTTTCTTGCAAATGTTGGTGTATTTGTAGATAACGTTCGCTACAAATGGCCACGTGGGCTTCTAGGCTCTCCGACTCAATTGGATAAGTTGGGTTTTCGCCCGGAATACTATGTAATGATTTTACGTCCGATGATATTCTTCCTACCATAATGTTATTTATTCCAAAACCTTTGGTAAGAAATATGTGTTTTTTATTTTAGAGTTCTTTGTTTCAATAAACTCTAGTGGATCTGATACTGGAACGCCATTTAAATCTTCTACAAGAGACTCTAATGTAACTATACCGCCGTGCTCTACAGCAAAAGACCATGTCCAAACATTCCTTAATTTATTTTTATATATAGAACCAAATTGAAAGTTTTCAAGTTTTCTCTTTTTCTTTACTGGTATATGTGAACCTAAAGGTTGGCATTTCATGCTTAAACAATTAATAATCATATCCCAGTTTTTTTGAGAGAAATCTTTACGCCTTAAAGAATGTGTAATATCAATTAAAGTATAAACAGTAAACCAGGTTGTAGTATCTGGATTAAACTCATGCATAAAAATATTTATTGCTAATAAAAAACCCCCTCATTGAGGGGGTTCTTTGTAAGTTGTTTAAAACAATCTTAGTATGTGAAATCAGCAGCTGTCCATGAACCACCTAGTGCTGTTTGTAGGTCGGATGCTGACCAACCATTTGGTGTTTCAACTGCTACTCGTGTACTTGTGCCTAGTGTACCAATTAGTACAACTGTTGCTTTTTGCTCGATTGTTTCAATAACGTGTGTTGCCTTTGCGGCATCTGACATGTCATCGCCTGCGATTGTGAAGTGAGCCAAGTCATGACCTACTACACTACCAGCTGCGATTGCGCCGTTTACTTTTGCTACCATTGGAATTTCTCCTTTTTATCATGTGCACCAGTATTACCGATGCTTACATTTATTTATCAATTGAAGTAAATTTTAAACACAATGTTTAACCGATTACTTTGTAGTGTATGAGGGTTTTGTGTATTTCTTTCCTGTTAGAGATTTGCCTAGTCGATATGCACCGTACGCCGCGGCGCCTGTTAGTCCTATACCTAATGCTATCTTAGAACGAGTAGACATACCGCCTTTTGTACTAGCAGGTCGTGCTTTTTCCATATCTTTCACAGGCTCTTTCGGTACGTATTTCTTTTCTTTTGCTAGACTAGTCATAACTGGCATAAGTTCTGAGCGAATTGCTCTAGAGCGGAACGCCTGTAAAATTCTTGTTATAACTAAAGTTTTTTGTCCGTGATTTAAATTAACCCAGTCAGATGCTAAACGACGAATGGATTTATACTGAGAATTATCAATTTTTAACTGGCGTTCAAGTCTAAACAAATACTGTGCATCGACACTACCTGTTTTACCTCTTGCCGTTAAACGTAACCATTCTTTTAATTGTGGCTGATTTACACGTAACCCAGAAATAAACATATCACTTGCTTGCTTATCAGAAAACAAATTGCTTGTATCATCTGTGCCAAGTAAACCAACTAGGAATACATACATGTCAGTACCGTTTATGCGGAATACATCAAAATTATTATACATAACTGTTTTTTTAGCATAAGCGGCTGCAACAGGAGCATATTTAAATTCATTCTTAAGTATATTCAAGCAACATGCATACAGAAATACCAAATCGGCGGCATCTTTAGCAGTAAACTTACCAACTTGCTTTTTCTGCCTAACTAGCCTGCTTTCGCATAACTCATTAATAAATTCTAATTCCATAATATTATTTATTGCTATCCATTCTTAAAATTAAGGGCACTAAACCCTAATCTATCAACAATTTTTAACGCATTACCGACATGGTCAACTGCTACAAAGCCTTCTGGATCACGAACTTCAAATGAACCATCGGGCATTTCTTCAAAGGTGTCCATTGCTCTAATACCGTGTAACTTTACCGCAAACATAGTTTTTACACTATACAACCTAAACCATAACTCATATAAATGCAAAAACTTATCTTTATTTGCATCAAAAAATGCTAATCCTGTTTCTAGTTCTTGTAGTCGTTTGTCAATAGAATCTTGTTTCTTTAAGTTTGCTATTTGCTTCTCTAGCCGATCTTCATAACGATTAATGTAAGCAGACGCAAACTGTTCAGCACTACTTGGAACAGTTCCCTGACGCACACTTGCATTAATTGTTGACTCCAAATCCTTCTTAAAGTCTTTTCCCATATCCGCAGTTTCTAAAATACTAAAAAACTTTTTCCCTGTTGCTATTAAATCTTTTCTTGCATCGTTGATTGCTTTTCTAATTTCTGCTGTTTCTTCTGCTGTTAACGTTACCTGCCCGCTAACATCTTTAATACTAGCATCGCTAAACCATACGCCGTCTGTTTTAGTTAAATCTTCAACACCAGCGCCAAATTCTGGCTCGTTACTTTCTGGCCAATTAGGATATGCAGTATGAAACACTATTCCTATTGTTGCTTTGTCTATTGCTCTACCTAAATCACTATTAACTGGAACAGCATATGTTAATGTATTTGGTTTAAAGAATATTGCTTCTTCGCCATCTAAAATTGCTCTATCTTTGAGTTCTGGTGTAAAAAGCAAATCGCCCTGAAGTAATCCTTTAAAGTTTTTTGGAAATATTTTAGGCAGTTCTGCAAGAGCATGTTTTAATTTTTTACGTAAATTTGACTTATCAACGTCGCCAACATCTGCTTTGTTAGAATCAATTGCATCTGGCGTATTCATAATACGCGGAGTTTTTGCAAAAATGCCCTTATCCCCCATTATGAACTTACCTTTTGCGTCTCGACCTACAAACAATGCAGGAGAGCCGTCCCATTTAGTAGTTACGTTTACTGGAGACTTTGTATGTCCTTCGAGCAAATCTAAAAGAGATGTAGCAATATTTAAAGCAACTTCGGCACCTTCATAACCGCCGTGAAAAACACTATCTTCAAAGTGCGTTAAATGTGTATTAGCACCTTCGTCTAGTTCAATATCATCTTGTATTGCTTTACGAACAGCCGCCAATTTATGAAAACCTACTTGTCGTTTGCGTGTGATACGCGGACCTCTAAATTTACGTTTCTGTTTCGTATTCAGGATTAGTTCGTTGATCTGCATCGTTAATTCGCCTTAGTGCATTACTAAATTTTTCAATTTTTCCAGTACGAATAGCATTTAAAAATTTCTTTTGTAATCTTTCTGCTGTCTCGTCGTCGTAATTACGCTCCAATAACGTCATAATATTATTAGCACTAGTAATAACGTGACTAGCTCTATTCTCAACAATTAATTCTTTGTCTTTTTCAGGCAAAATATTATCAATTTCACTCAAAATGCTTTTTATTTTCATAACAATTTCCGTACTTTGTGTATTTATCTATCTAAAGTTCTTTTTAACGATCCAACTTGTTCATATTTGCGATCATTTTACGCAAATTAGTTGCTTTAGCCTCAGTAGTTTTTCCATTTTCGTTTTCTCTGTCATCAGTTACTGAACTTTTTCTAACAACATTACTATACAACACTTCTGATGGCTGTTCCTCTTCTCCTTCAGGTAAATCGCTGATCTTTAAACTATCGATATCAAACTGCAAATCAACTCTTTGTCCTACACCGCTACTGCTTCTAGTTTTCATAAACTGTATTTGATATCTACCTCGTTCACGCATTGGTGCACTTGTAAAAATACCCAGCACATTATCTGCTGTTTGTACCTTACTTAAACCGCCAGCAATATGGCTATGGTCAAATTCTATCTCTTCTACTGCTGTTCTGTTTAACTGCGATGCTGTTACTAGCAATGTATCTAACTCTACTGCTAAGTTACGCAACTCCTCAGCAACATACTTGTCTTTAACAAACAAATCACTAGGACTAACCCGCTTGTCATTAGGCATCATTAAGTCGAGATAGTCAACAATAATAGCCTGCGGTTGTAATCCGCTTTGAATTTCATATTCTTTCAAGTACGACTTGAGTTGTGCCGCAGTTACACCACTTGGCAAGTATGCTATTTGTACTGCTCCTGCTTGCTTGGCAAGCATTTTTATCTTTAACTCAACATCTTCTAAGTTTTTAAAGAGACTTTTACTGCTCATACCAGTTGCCATGCTGTCAATTCTCATGGCAACCAACTCCTCACTAAGTTCTAACGTAAAGTATATTACATTAACACCAATCAATGCCCAGTTCAATGCAAGATTTTGTAAAAACAAACTTTTACCTGTTCCGCTACCACCAGCAAAGATATTAAGTTCGCCTTTGTTGAATCCACCAAACAACTTTTTATCAATTGCTGTCCAGCCTGTGCTTATTTGACCGTTGTTGTCTTTTAATATTTGTAATCTTTTAAGCGGATCCTCAAAATAATCTGTGCCTAAACTTTTTGTTAATCCAACTTCGCTTGCTTCCTTAACTCTTTTCTCAACTGAATAATACTCACCGCGCTCAATATCATCAGCACTTGCTAATATTGCTTGTTCTAATGCTTTAAACTTTACAAAATCTTGAAACTCATCTAAGAACCATTCCTTGTGCCTTGCTGTTATGTTGGTATCTAATTCAACTTCTATACCAGTTTTTGCTTTAATTTGCTCAACTGTAGGCAAACTACTATATTTTTCACTGTGCTCATTAATTAATGCAACTGCAGGGCGAAATTTGTTGTTGAAATAAGTTGGTACTACTAAACTTTGTACACGAACATACAAATCTTTATCGCTTATTAAAAAGCCTAAAAACAACTTTTGTAAATCTTCAGTAAACTCTTTGGGCATTATATCTGTCTCTTTAACACATTTATTTTTATTGGATTATCTTCGATTGCATCTATTATACTTCTCAATGTAAACAGTCTGCCATACTTCTTTACAGCATCGGCTACATCCTTGACGCCTTTATCCCATTCGGGGAAACTAATAGACCAGCCATGCTGTATTGCTGTTGGTATAAGTTTTTTTCCTGCTTTATCTCTATCAGGTACTAATACAACTTTTTTACCAAAACTGTTTAAGAAATCTGCTTGTGTTTCTGTAATATTTGAACCTAACAATCCGACTCCATCTATGCCTATTGCATCAAACGGTCCTTCTACAAGTATAACATACTTCCTGTCTTTTGTATATAACTGATTTATGTTAAACAAATAATCACGCTGAATATCAACATAGTACTTTGGCGTTGTTTCTTTTCCAGGCTTAATATGTCTCGAAACCCATCCAACTACTTTGTCTTTAAAATAACAAGGTATAATAATACGCTTGTTTAGTTCCATATATGTTTCAGGTGACCAATAGTAATCCCAGTTTTCGTAAATTCCTTTTCCTCGAGATTGTAGGTATGCCAGCACATCCTTGTCTACATCGCCGGATATTGGCTTTGCGTTCTTTGGTAACTCAACACCCTTCCAATCTAAATTAATTTTCCTAACCGGTTCAAACTCTACGTCTTGGTCTTTTTCTTTTAAACTTTCAATCTTTAGTTTATTAATAGTACTATCTTCAACATTAAGCCCTGTTAATAAATTAATAAACTTGAGTCCCAATACACTTCCTACCCACCATCCTGTTGTATATCCACAGTTAAAGCAATGATAGGAGATTGCAGTTGGTTTAGAAAAGTTAAACCCGCCTCGCTTGCGTGTATCTGGTCTTGTTTCTCCCATGCTAATACACATTGGGCAGTTTAATGTCATCCATCCACTTGGATTTGCTTTCTGGCCAGACAGACGCGACAGAATTAACGACTTTAATTTATCAATAAGCACTACTATATTTTAACTTCTAAGTAGTACTTTGTCAAGTGTTCCTGTGTTTGATCCGTCTGGGACATGCACAAATCTAAACCAATTTGTCGTCATATAAAAATTAAAGGGATCAATACCGGTTTTTGCTGTATATGTGTTTGCATCTATTATGTCATTTTGAGGGTGTAAGTCACAAATAAACCAATTTGTTGGTGCAGTTATATCGTGGCTACCTTCAACATAAAAAGTTCCTGTATAAGATGTTGCGTAAACAGCGCAAGTATGCAATGAACTCTGATAACTTCTATTTGGCGAAGCACTTACGGCTTGACTTTCATAGCGGGAGCCATTTGCTGTAAACGACACTACGGATATTGTTTCGGTTGGGCTTGGTAAAATATTGTCAAGTAATTCAACGGTGCCTATTGCTTTCTGTGACAAATCAGTATATAATGCACTTGTTTCACCTGTTGCAGTAGTTGTTGTTATACTGAATTCATATAATCCTGCGTCAAGATTAGCAGTATCTCCCCAACTAAATGTTACATCTAGCGTGCCTTTAGCATTATCTCGTATAACAGGGGTCTTTGTTAAAACAAGAACACCTGTATTTGCGTCAATAAGGTTAAATGCCATTGTTAAATGTGCAAGAGATGCAAGGCGGCGATGCTCATCGTATACATTAAATGTAATTTTGTCATCAATGCCTTTATGAATTTTAATTGTATTGTTGTACATAGGCCCTTCCATTCTTAGGCCATTGTCAAGTATTGTCAATTCATAAATTGTGTTATAAATATAAAGATTACTTGTGGCCATTGTTTGTTTTCACTCTTAAATATATTTATTAGAATAAGTACAATATATGCTCGACGACATTCAACATATTACCGATAAATATCCCTTTTTAACTGGTATTAAGTATGCAGACCAGGAGATTATCGGCATTATACAAAATCACAATGCCCAAATAACGAGTATATATTGCTATAATAAAGTTAGAACAACAGATAAAGAAAAATTTATTGCACTAGGAGAGACATGGTGGTGGGAAAGTAACCGCATTACGCCTATAAACTTATTTTTACCGCAAGAAATAGAACCATTTCGCTATTGCTTAAAAAATCTTGTCAGCAAAGACGTTGAATTTTTATTTGGCCCAATTACAAGCCTTCATAATATTATACGCAAAAGAGTTAAACGCAGAACTGTACAACTAGTTCGCAAAATCGAAAAAACTAACTAGCCTCTTCTATAATTGAATTTAATTGAACTACAATAGCCAGTGCATACGCTATTGCGTGAGATTTTTTAAAGGAATATGCATCTTCCACCTTGAGCCATACTTCTTTATTGATTGTATCCCAATCTTTATTAACCAAATACCGTTTTGCAGGACGAATAACTGCTAATACTGCCGCTAACTGCTCTATACTACGAGGTTTCAATTGTTTTACAACATCAAAATGATTGTTTATATGAAACAACTGCTCTACAATGTCCTCATATTCCAGTAACTCCCATACTGGTTCTTGTTTAACCAATTCTTCCATATGATCATTGCTTGTAACATACTCGTACACACTTACATTTAAAAGATCTAATTTAAAATAATTGCGAGACTCTGCTTCTTTATAATCAATGCTAGACGTTCCAGTAAATGGATTAACAGGGATGCTATTAAAATATACCCCAGTGTTATGCTTTTTTTCTCCGTCAATGCTCGCAGGAATATGCTTTAAGATGCTCAAAACATCATCTCTATTTTTTAAATCAATATCAATATCAGGTAATTTCATAATCCTGCTTCAGATAAAACTGCTTTAACAAACGCAACTTCGTCTTGGTTGTTCTCAAACTTTCTAAACCAAAAACTAGGATCTAGTGCATCCGCTACTAACGCCATTTGCTCGTCGCTTAAATTGTTTAGTGCACCTTGCCCAGTCTGGCAATTAAATACTACCCATGGCGACACACGCCCTGTTCTAACCCAGTATGTAAATATGTTCGAACTAACTGTATTAAAAAACGATGACCAATTTTTCTTTTCTTTTTCTTCCCACTTACGCATAAACTTAACGCTTCGCTCAAGTGCTTCTTCTGCTGACTCATTATTTGTATAATCTCTAACAAACAACTCATAAGCACCATCTTTGGCCCAGTCATCTAATTTTAAATTGTTCTTTACTAGCCATTCGACAAAATCTTCATGCTGTAAGCAATTTACATCTTTTGCAAACCTACCAAACTTTACAAAAGAAAGATAAAACTGCGACTGCCTGAATTCATCAAATGTTTTAGGCTTGGGCTTTATTGCAGTAGAGTTTAATTCATAAAATCGCTGGAATGCACGAAAACCAAGTTGAACATGCTTTTCTCCTTGAGCAGTATGCCTACGCTTCTGCTCACACATATGGGCTCCTAATGTTTTAACGCTCTTGTAGTCTCTATTACAAAATTTACATTTAAACCCTTCAGTCTTTTTTATTTCTAGATTTTCCATCAAAGATATCAAGAATTTGTTTGTCGTTGTATCCCATGTCTTTTGCAAGGTCTTTGAAGTCATCTTGTGTATTTGTTTCCTTTAATAAAGTTAATTCATCATCGCTGATAGTTGGGTATACTTCTAACAAAAATTTATCTATTTTGCTTTCCTTTGTTCTACTACTAGGTGTGCCAACCCATTGTCCTCGATACTGTTCGGGCCCTATCCCGATGGCACTTAACAGTAGCCATTGCAACTCTGGGTGTTTGCTTATTTCGCTGTAGTTACGATTACATAATTCATTAACAAATAAAATATAGTGCTCTTTGTTTTTAATTGGACAAGTTGCCCACCGATGCACCATCCAAAAATTTACAACAGAACTCTTTTGTGCTTCAAGTGGAAGATTTTTATAAAAGTTTCTATTCTTTCTGCCTATAGCAGGAAGAATTTCTTTAAACATATCAACTTTCATAAGATAATATCGCCAATGTCAATGACATCGGGTATCTTGTTTGTTTCCTTTACAAAGTATCCACACAACGGGCCCTTTTTATTTTCAATAGGCATTGTTAATATATGACCAAACTTTAACTTTGGGAAGAACCATTTTACCTCAACAAATACATTTATTATTTGTATTGGTGCCCAAGTTGGCATAAAGCCATCTAACGGATTATATAATAGTGTTTCAAATCCCCTGTCGTTTAAATTAGCAAGAGGAATAATTTCCATATCACCCTGACTTGGATCTCCTACTAATACACTCCAATCTAATGGCATTTGTATTTGATAGTTACCAACTTGCAGTACAACTGCGGGTGTACTGAAACTTTCTAAAAATATTAGTGGTAAAAAGTAATAGTCAATAAATGAAGGATCTGTTGTATCTAATACACAATATCGTACGTCGTCAATTACATCAGGTAAACTATTTAAACTATATGCGTTGTTATCTATTGTTAATATCTGCATTTTTATTATTATATGACATTACAAACTTATTTGCAAGTTATTTATACGAAATCTTTTCGACATTGAAAGGATAATTTGCTTCGCGATAATACTTCTTTCTTGTTGTTAAATGTCGTTTACTGTATTTACAATTGCTAGTTACATCCCAAATTTGAACAAAGTCTTTGTCGTGTGCTTTTCTAATTCCTCGTCCAATGCTTTGTATAACTCTTACAAAACTTTTACCAGGCTCTATTAATACGAGATTAAAGATGCGTGGTATGTTGATACCTACTGCCGCAACGCCGTATGTTGCTACAATTAAACTGTCATTGCTAGTTGCTACTTCGTCGTATGTCTCTTTACGATCCTCGTTTTTTGTAGCACCCCTTACAAACATAGCATCAGGTAAACGCTCCATTAACATCTCACCTGTTTTAATTCTATCAATTAATACAAGTGTGTTTCCTGTTGTTGCTATGTCTTGTATTACGCTAGACAAGTAGTCTATTCTATTAGCGTCAGTAGACAAGTATTTTAACTCAGCAGGGTAGTTTGGATACTCAACATCATCCTTTAACTGTAGCACTTTAACTTCGCAGTTACTAAGTACACCCTTCTGCTGTAATGAATGGGCACTTATACGATTTATAACCTCTCCTAAACTTGCTTTAAGGCTTACAAACTCATACTCCTCTTTGGGTATTGTACCTGTAAGACCCCAACGGATAGGTATATTAGCAAAGACGCCAGTAAGCAGTTCCTTTAATACATCTGCTTTTGCCTGATGTACCTCATCGACCATTATACAAATGACATCGTCAATAAACTGTTCTATGTCTATGTCTGCTTCTTGTCTCTTACTCTTTTTTAACAATACATTTAAAGACTGCCAAGTACAAATGGTATGCTGGTGACCATATTCCTTTCTGTCTCCATAAAATACTCCAACATCTAATCCTATGTTACGATAGTCTTCTTCCGTTTGAGTTACAAGACTTTTGTTTGGCACAATAACAATAGTTCGTCCATACTGTTCACATAACTTACTCAATGTAGCAGTTATTATTGTTTTACCGGCGGCAGTTGCTATTTCCTGTAAACTCTGTAGATGCTGTAAAAAGTTATTAATAGCCTCTACTTGATAATCACGTAATACAATAGGTTGTCCTGCAAGCATATGCCCGTCTGGCCATAGTGTATCACTTAAATACGTGTCATCTATTTCGTCAAAATGCAAGTTCCACGTCTGCCTATGGTCTTCAATTTCAATATCATATCCAGCATCTTGTATTATTGGTAGTAGCGTATCCAATAAATTTAAATATGTTCTACCGCCTATATCGCAAAATCTAATAGAACCGTCCCATCTTCCTAACTTGTACGCTGGCATGTGATAAGCATACGGCAACATATACTTTAAAGCCGCAGACATTTTACGACGAGTAGATGGATCAATTTGGTCCAACTTGATATTAACTTCGTCGCGAATAATTAATCTTGCTTTTGCCATTGTAATATTTTATAGTAAAATGTTAGAAAAGTCAACATAAAAAAACCGGGGGTCTCCCCCCGGCCATTGTCCGCTCGGACAATGTAAACTTTACGCGGCAATCAACTCCCGCTTCATACAAGTAGTCTCAACCAGTCGCTTCCACTTGTCGTCTTGGGGAGCCATTTTGTACAAGTCGGCAATCTTAAGTACCATTCGAAGGGACACTTCTCGCAACCGGTCTTTGTTCTCATCAACATAGTTGATTAGCATCTCTTCGTCGCCGTCTGCAAGCGTATGCTCATTCAGCATACCGTCGCCGACCAGTTGTTTAATACGCATCATACGATCGCGCATCGTGTCCAGGGTGAGATCCAAGTAGTGACATCGGGAGATAATAGCCTCCAAGTGATCTCGAATCTTGCCAAGTCTGTTGCCTTGCGTAATAGCATCAAACTTTAAGTTTGAAATAAAGATGATAGAGCCCTGAAAATCAAACTGGTCCGGGATACCTTCGTTACGAAGTTTTGAGGAATCTGCGTTCCAATGAATCCTACGATGCTTGCCGGAGTCGAGCGCGCCTTTGAGAATGTTAAGAGCCAACTCATCCCAGAGGATTGTGTCACAGTCGTCAAGCACTAACACTCGACCCGGGTCACTCCAGTTGTAAAGCAGAGCGTATAAACCGAGGGCGGTCATTGCACCTTTAATGACCATGTATTTAGGTGCTTTGCCGGCAAGTTTCTGAAAGGTGTGATGTCGCTCAAGTGTTTCTTCAACACCGTAGGACTTACCAACACCCGGAGGGCCTGAGACAATCATGCCACGCACCGTGCCTTCCATTGCGGCCTCGGTCATGTCTTCGAGAATCTTAAAGCGTTCGCGAATTCGTGCAATCGCTTCCTCATCTGTTTCAACTGGTGTTTTTGGAGCGGCAGGGTCAGCAGAGCCAACGGGCACATCAGAGGACACTATCTCGTAATCCTCTGAGTTGGCTACTTTAATCTTGGCTTTGCCGTTTGCACCAACCTTGTTCCACGGAAACGGTGCGTCCGGGCCTAATAGGTGCGAGCAATCAACCGTGATTGATGTGGATTTTTCTTTCGGCAAAAGATCAGACGCTATATCAAAAACCATATTGCAAACAGGGTGTTTCCGGTAAGTACCGGAAATAATCTTTACACGAGCGGACATAAATATTTCCTTGTTAAAGGTTAAAGAAATGCTACTAATAGCACAAGAGCGCCAATTAACGCACAAATGGCTAAAATAGCACTGACTACAAAAGTTGCTATACCCGGTAGCCATTTAACTACCAGCACTAGCAGGATTAAAAACAGAAGTATCTCAATCATTATATACATTATACCTGATAACCCAAATATGTCAATCTTAAAAAGTGTGGGATTTTTACAACAAAAAACCGCTTGTTTTTATAGGTTTTTAAATAAGAATAGTTCTTATCTATACAACATCCAGCATTGAAACGTGCTATAAATAACTGATGCTCGGCGAAACATTTTTTAACCATTTTACTCCTCTCATTTATCCTCCGGGATCTATGGGACATTTTTTAATGCATTTTTTGCTTGAGGATCATCACAAAACAGAAAATCCTAATTTAATCAATGTGTCTGCAAAAAGTACCAATCCATTAAAGACTAACTACGAGTGGCTTTCAAATGATGTTGTTGAATGTATATTTGGTACTGCTGGCTATCAAGAAACTCCTATTTACAAAAAAATTAAAAAACATTATACAAACGAATCAGAAGAAACTATACTTAAAATATACATTAGAACTATTTTACTATTAAAGTACACTTTCAACTTGCCTAGTATCTCCTGGGAAAAGTATTTTAATAACGAGGAGTTTGTTTTAAATAACATAAACGAAACTAAAAAACTTAACGAGATTATAACAATTCCATTGTCACGGCCATTGCAAATTCCTGATAATATATTATTATCGTCTTTTAAATATTTAAAGTTTCATCACTACCCATATCGATTGCCTACACAAAATACAAAGACACCAATAGATCTAAAATTTCAAAACAAAGTATACGCTAGATTTAGTAAAAACAGAACATGGTTGCCAATGGTGTTAGGGTTATACAAATATATTACTCACTTTGAAAAAGTTAAGACAAAGCACAATAAACACCTAATCACAGGTATAGAACTTAAACAATATATTAATTACTTTATCGAAGATTACACCGAAAATCTTTTGTTTGATCTCGATAGCAACGAAAAATTAATCGATATGGATAAATTAATCATAGATCAAAATGTAAGCGACATTTACAACATAGAACCAAACTTTAAGTTTACCAAGGCAAAAAAAGCCGAACTACAATATGCACACGAAACTACAATAAAAATAATTATAGAACTAGACTTAGACCCATGGTGGAATTCGTCAACTATGACTATACACGATGTATTGCAAATGGGCAAGATTAAAGAGTTAATTAATCGAGGCCTAGCGAGACCTTAAATAAGCGTTCAATAGATTAGAAATATTTGCAACATCCATAGGGTTGTCTGAGTGTACAGTAAAATCAAAATCATCGGGAAAAAACTGTCCTTTTAGATCTTGTGCAATAAGCCAGTTGGCTAAATCGTACATTGTTTTACCTAAACCACCACTTATTTGATTACCAAAACTGATAAACACAGGACAACCATGTTTCTCTATATGATCAATTACATCATCATAATCCTGTTTTATTGTCCAGCCAGCGGTGCCTTTAAATCCTGACCCGATATGCACCGGAAGACCAGCATTATCTAGATATAACTTGTATCTCACTTACGAACGCCCCTATCGTTAAGATAGAGAATTTGTTAATTTAGACATATGCTCGTGTAAAACGTTTTCTTGACAAAATTGTCGATCAAAGGCTGCGTTTAAAAACTTTGACGAAAGTGCTATGTCTTTAACAAAATCCTCATCAATAATATTTATGTCATTCTTCATAGCAATGTCGCCTATGGCGTCTACGCATTCTTTGACCATTTTTTCTATTTTATTCATACTATTATAATAACAGATAAACCGCATTTGTCAATTATAAACAAAAAAAAAGAAAGGCGCCATTTCTGACGCCCTTCCAGCAAATAACCAGGTATACCTTATCTTATCTTATCTTTATCTCTAGAACAATATTAGCAAGTATTGTTTTCGTCTTCGCTTGTTTACCCTACAACACCCGGTTACGACTGTATTTATACTATCTCTTCTTTAGCAAGCACATTCATGTCTGTTTCTGTTAAATTAACCATAGAACTAACATTCAACTCTAAAATTTGTTCACTTATTGTTACTCTCTCGCGACGGAAGTCAGATAACTTGGATTTATATTCTTCGTGTCCATTGCGAACTAATTTTTCGTATCTGCTAATAAGTGTGTTAAGTTGAACTCTCTTAGTTAACAAAGTACTAACACCAGATTCAACATTTGCTTTGCCTACTTTATCTCGCAAACTAAAAAGTACTGACTCAAGTTCTTCTACACGATTTAAACGATCTGGTAACTCGCCGTTTGGTACGCTGTCAAGATTTATGTCACTGATAGTTTGACGAATTTGCTCTTGTAAAGTGGCGGCTTTACGTAGATTAATACTCATTACAATTCTCCTTTACAATAAATTAATGTAACTATTATACACTATAGACAACTTGCTTGTCAACAAATTATCTACATCTATTACTACTTATTAGGATTACCGTAAAACATATTGATTTCAGAATCTTCGAGGCCGGCCACACGTAATTTTACAATGTTGTTGATTTGAAACTGCTTTGCTTCTAGTGCTTTCAACACCCCAAGAAACTGGTTGCGTAATAAACCAAATTCATTAATAAGTTCTGATTGATCTACAACTACTTGTTCGCCGTCAACAAATGCCGTTGCATCGCGCGAACTTAACTGCCTGTTGTATTTTTCTAAATACATTCTAAAAGTTTGTGCTCGCAACTTTCGTAAATGTATATTTAAATGCTCCAAAATTGCTTCAATTTCTTGCAACTCGGAAAACCTTGTTTGCACAATAGCCGGAATAGCACTTGAGGCTTTTTCAATACTTCCGTTAAATCTAACTTCGTTTCGTGCTTCGGCTAACTGTCCTTCAAAATAGTCTATGCAATCTGGAAGGACAGTTATATCTTCAACTACACGTTGATACCAACTAGCCATTAATAGTCGTCATCCTCATCTTCGTCATCGTCATCTAATTCTTCGTCTAGGTATTCATTTAACGCTTTAGCAAGATAGGAATCCAAAATATCGCTTTCTCTTAATTCTTCAATGTCACCATTTGTATCATAAAAATCTATCATACTATAAGCGGCATCAAATCTTTCTTTTTGTGGGATGTACGGTTTTAGTACATTCCACATTTCTACAAATACTTCGGGACTAATATCCATTGAGTGTCTCCATGTTCTACGGATATTTACCTATTCTTCCTCAATTTCTTCCAAGACCGGTTCTTCAAAATCCTCTTCATTATAACTATGTTCATCGTCTATAACAGGCTCTAAAATCAAACCTTCGCGTTGTTCCTGTAAGATAATTGGAATTGTATCCGCATTCCATCCTTTTCTAAAGTAACTGTGCTCGTTTCCTGTTTTATCAACATATTTTAACTTGTTACCTTGCTTAACAAGAATACCAGATTTTTCAAACATGTCAACTAAACCACTAAATGGGCTCATTCCAGTTTCATATGGAATCTCCACTTGTACTGATTCAAACGGTTTTGAAAAGCGACTTTTCATTACTTTACACGCCGCCCTGATACCAAGTACATCTGTAACTTTGTTTCCATCTGCATCAGTTTTAAGTTTTAGTTTACGCATTGCAACTACAATTGAACTTGCATATACAAAACCCTGTCCACCTGAGATTTTGTCATCCGGATCAAACATATCTTGCGATGCATACGTGTGGTTTGTAACTATGAATCCAATTGGGTATGGTGCAATAGTATTAACTGTATTGCGAATTAATGCTGTAAGTGCTTTAGGCTTTCGACCCAAGTCACCCTTTAGATCTCCTTTCTCAAACTGTTGAATGTCTGTAGGAGATAGCAACATACCTAAACTATCGATAATAATTACTACTTTTGGGCAATCTTCATATTCGTTGCCCTCATTTTCTTCGCGGTATCCTTTAAGCAACTCTGATAGGGTTTTTGCTACGCTATCGATCATTGATACGTTAATTTTTAAAAGTTTATCTTCACTTATATCTACACCAAGTGCTTCTAGCCATTCTGTATCTAATGCATTTTCGCTGTCCATCATAACCACAAAGCATCCTGCTTTTTGTGCATTACGAGCCAAGTTACCACTTACAATTAAACTTTTACCAGAGCCGGATTCGCCAGCAAACATTGTTACTTTACCTAACGGCACGCCTTTATAAAAGTCACCGCTGATAAGATAGTTCAATGCATAACTGCCAGTATCGATCCAGTCTTTAGGATCATTGAATCCTAAACTCAAGCCATCAATATTCTTTGTTAAACTTTTTCTTAATTTAGAAAAATCATAAGGTTTTACCATTTCTTATCCTCCATAAACTTGAGGGGGGAGAACCCCCCCTCACACTCGTTTAAGCCGACGCTGTTTCGGTCTTTTTGCGACTGCGAATCATTGCTAAGATTTCATCAGCACTTTTATTGCTGGATCCTTCTTCACTATCTTCTTCCGCAACAGTTTCCTTAGCAGGTGTAACACTTGACTCAGCAGTAGTCGTTGTGTTTTCCTTGTTGTCGTTGTTAACAGGTTGTGCTGTTCCAGAGTTGGATGGTGCACCAATACCGTATGGACGATAATAGTCTCCCCATTTCTCCAAGTCATACAACTCGCCATCTACAGATGCTTGAAACATATCGTAGATTACTTTAACTTCGTCAGCCGATGGCCTCTTTGGAAGATAATCACTTAATGTGAACAACCCGTGTGTTTCAACTGCGCTCATCTCCTCTTCGGTTAAGCCTCGTTCACGTCGTGCCCAGTTTGAAGTGGAATAATCAGCATATTGACCTTTTTGTGTTTTAGTTAAACGGAAATCTGTACCATTCTCATAATCAGTTGGTAGATTATCCATTTCCGGGTCCATTAATGCCGCTTTGATGATCTTGAATATAGACGGATTAATAACAAAACGTCTAATAGGGTTATCTGACGTTGCATCAGAATCAAGTGGATTATTTACGACAAATCCTTGAAAGATGTAAGAACGCTTTTTCCAATATTTGCGTCCGATATCTTCTAGAGCCGGGTCTTTAAACCACGGACGAATTTCTGCGTGAATTGGACAAGTTTCTCCCCACATTTCAACACACGGTACATTAACCGTTACAGCCTTTGCTTCGTCCTGCCCTTTCACACCCGGAAACGGGATACGGATCATTTGACGCTCTACCCAGAAAAAGGTATTGCTTTGATCTCCGTCTGGAAGGAATCGAATTGTTGCTGTAGTATCGTTAGGGATATTCCAGAACGCATAAATTGCGTTGTCTGTTTCGCGTGGTCCAGACGATTGCTGTTCCTGTGCCGCGAGTTTTGCTCTTAGTTCTGCCAATGTAGCCATTTTTTTCTCCTTTATTAGCCTTGTATTAGTATTAAAATTAAGTATTACTTAATTAGATATATTATAATATCTAATTGAACAGAAGTCAAGTACAATAATAACAAAATCAACAATAAATATTATATAGGTATTTATCCAATATGTCAATTTACGAAAAAAAGCATTTCTGTTATATCCCATTTGACGGCTTAACAATTGACCCTCGAGGACTTGCACAACTATGTCCCGTATGGCGTGAAAACAAAAAACACAGTTTGCATGATTTTACGCAATCTAGCACAACACTAGAAAAAATATTTAACGGAGATGACTTAACTAAAGTAAGACAAAAAATGCTAAACGATGAATATATCGACTTGTGTAGTCAATGCTACAGCAGGGAAGGAGAAAAGTTAGAAAGCAAAAGATTAAAATATGCCAACGAACGAAACTGGGCAAAGGATGATATTGATCCAAAAATTAGGTATTTAGATATTAGTTTTAGTAACAAATGTAATTTAGCATGTTCAATGTGCAACAGCACACACAGTTCGCATTGGCATCATTTAGAAAAATCAATGCCGCTGTCTGTTGCTAACAACTTTAGAAAACATTACGATAAATTTCAGCATGTTGTATTACAAAAAGAAGTCTTGGAATCTATTTTTGACAACATCAATGATTTAGAACTGATTACCATAAAAGGTGGCGAACCTTTATACGATAAAAATTGTTTAGTATTCTTAGACAAAATTAGTAACATAAAACCAAGCATAAAAATTAAAATAGTTAGTAACATAACATCCTTGCCTAAACAAACAATAGAAACATTTAATAAACTAAAAAACTTAGAAATCTTTGCTAGTATAGACGGAATAGGAAATACTTATAATTGGATACGAGGAACAAACTTTGCTCCTGTTGAAAAAAACTTTCAAACATTGTTAGCACATCCAAATATATCCGTGCTTGGAATTAATTTTGTACTAAGCATTTATAATGTAGGCAATATAATTAATACGTTAACGCATTTTTCACAGTATCAAAATAACAAGTTCGACGAACATAGTATAAATGTATATCCTGCTGTTCAACCGTATCTATCAGCAAATCTACTATTAGACGAGCACAAAAATAATGCATTTAAAAACATAATTACAGAAATACAAGAAAGTGCATTTGCAATAAACTCAACCGAAATACAAAGCATTGAGAACATAATATTCAATGTCCCGGTACCGCTAGATAGTTACTCTACTTTTAAAGAATTTACTACGTGGATGAATGGTATTCGTAAATTTAATATACAAGACGAGCATAACTATATTAAAGATATAATTTAACTATTCTTCGTCTACTATTTCCATATCCGCTTTAACTTTTGGGAAGGAAGAGTGATCAGGTAAATCGTCATCAACGCTAAACATTAATTCTGATATACGATCGTATGTTGGATCTTTTGGGGTAATCTTGCCATGCAGTATAGAATCGTTACGCCAATCTGCAAGAATATCCTGTGTGTCTGCTTCAACTACTTGCCATTCTTTAATAGAATTTGTTAATATTACATCAACAACATCTTTTTTAGTATCAGCAGACCACTGGTGTCCAGGTCTGGAATGATCAATTACGATGTACTGAGCAAAGTCACCATCTAGTGTTTCGTTCAGTAAATCGTAAAATCTCATTATAAGCCTGCTAAACGTTTAATACGGGATAACTCTGCTAATCTTGCAATAGTTAAATTTACAGATTCTTTTTTCATTGTTTTTTTAATTGCTTTGTCACGAGCGGCTAAGTAGTCATCACTATCAATGTCGCCATCGTTGTCGTGATCTTTCTTTTTGCCTTCGTGCATGTAACCACTGCGGTCGAGTGCAGACAATAGACTATCGTAGTCACCATCTTCTACATCGCCAAGAATTGCATCGTAGTCATCTGAATCATACAGTAATCGCATTGCATCTCTTGCTGAGTTTGCTACTATTTCGCCTTCGTCATCGTATATTGCTGGAAATTCTTCTCCAACATATTCAATTGCTTCGTTGGCTTGACGTAATGCGTCTTGCACTTCGTCGCTATCGGCAACTTCTTGGCCATACATATCAACAATCTTGTTATATGCGCCCGTCATATCGCCGGCCATATCTTTTGCCATTTGAATTGCATGTGCAATATCGCTATGATCTGGCTGTGCTGGTTCACCTTCGTTGATTACGTCGTCGCCGCTTAGTGCCGCATAAAGGTCTTCTGCTTTAACATCATACTCAACTGCTATTTCTTCGCACATACCTTTAATCTTGCGTACCAATGGTGAACCATCCCCCATGCGAGGTAATGTATTCATACGCTCTTTAGCAACTGCTAAAGCACGGTTGAAATCTACAAATTCATCTTCTGCGACTACTACTTGTTCAAATAGTACATCGTCGCTTGTAACAGACTCCACCCAGTCTTTGAATTTTTTGCTTTCTACTTTTGGCGGGTTAAAATCATCTGGCATATCTTCTGCATCCTGTTTTGCGAATTCATCATCTGCATCATTTGCATCATCTGCATTTTCTATTTTATCAAAAATACCTTTTTCGTTGGCGGCATCCATAACATTTTGTACTACAACACCTGCTGGTGAAGTTGTTCTAACGCCTTTTTGCTCAAGAGAAGCAAGCACTTCCATTGCCTTGTCGTTGTTTGCAACTGAACTTAAAAATGACGATAATAAATCATCTTCGATTAAACCTGCAAGTTCTCTAACTTTGTAACCATATTCATATTTTGGTTCTGAGAACTTTAGGATTTTTGCACTTGCATATTTTTCTTGTGACTCAGATGGTTTATAAAATGACACATCTTCTGATTTTTGTACAAGCAAATCCATATCTTTTAACTTGTCACCTGTTGCTTTTTTAGCATCTTTTGATAATCTGTATTCAACAATTTGAGAAATTAGTGGAAGAACTTCGTTAAGAGACTCATCAAATGTTCTGGCAGTGAACATGTCTCGAAGTTCTGCAATCTTGTCTTCGGAAGCTTCAAATACTTCCTCTTGGATAGCCTCAACTTGTTGAGCATATCCTTTGACACTTGTTAAGCGAGACAAATCTCGTTTAATACCATCGTAGCGTTCTCTAACTGCATCAACAATACTTGCGTTTTCTTCAGTTACTACATGGTTAGATTTTGCATATCTTACAAAGCGTTGAAGTTTTTTGTAATCTTCTGACAACTTTGCAATATGCGTACCTACTGTGTCGTATGGTGTACCACCCATGCTAACATGACGTGCCATTGCACGAGCACCTGCTAAGTGTATATGTGGATATTGAAATCTTTCGCCTGCTCCGTTTTCGATAAACAAAGCCTTAATGTTTCTACTGCGGGATCCACGCACCGCTTCGTCTACTGGTTTTGAATGTCTCGCGATTAGTTTTACTTTATCGTCAACTAATTGATAACTTGACTTTGTACTACCCGACATTGGAGACATACCTTCTGCCATTGGTTTCATATCTAATTCCTCATCATTTAATGCTTTAATTGCTTGGTGAACATAGTCTTTTGGTTTTAATGCGTGGCCAAATGATTTATAATCAAAATTTAGTCTATACTTACTGGCTAAATTTTTTAGAGTTCCGTGTAAACCTTCAATTTGATCTAACTCAACAGTATCCGGTTTATGTAATTTTAAAGTTTTATCATCCTCGTCAATAGTAACCATTATGTTTGATGGTTTTAAGAAAAATCTACGAGCAGTTCTATCGTCAAGTGTTTGATCACCATCTTCAGTGAACATTTCTAAGCGATAACCAGAACCTTTTATAACTTTACGGACCTCTGTGGCCACTGTTTCTATGCTTATACCCATAATTAGTATTTATCTATTCTATTAAATTATGCCCAATGGCATTGGGTCTGAAAAACCAAATTCGTCGTCATCATCAGTATTTTGTGCTAATCTATCGTGGATTCTATCATCATACTTTGCTAAATGATTGCTTACTCTTAAAACTAATAAAGTTGCAGATATTAAATCGTCTGTTTCGCCTACTTTTGCCTCAAACTTTAAGCCGTTAGCAACATAGTTTTTTAACTCTCTAACTAGCCGCTTACTGTTAACTTCCATTTTACCGCCTTCAACAAGATTTTTTAATGTAGCACAAACTGACAGTTTAGTTTTAGCAGTTGTTGTAAACCCTTTACGATAACGTCTTTGCCCGCTTCCGGTTTTAGGCTGATTCACCATCATTCCAGCAAAGTTCTCCTCGCCTGTGTGTTCTATAACAGTTAAACATGCTTCGCCCAAAGTATTGTTTTCGACACTCCAGTAAATCTCTGTTTCGGTATGTGCTGTTTCTTTATAACCGGTTTCTTTTGCAATATGCTCAAGTATTTCTTGCATTATTTTTATTTGGCGTTTTACAGGAGACTTATTGTGTTGCCATTCAGCAACCTGTTGCATTGTTATACCATCAAATACTTGTATTGCCGCGTAGTCACCGCCTGTTCCTAAACTTGGATCGAGTCCTACCAAGTAGATACCACCTTTCTTTGGTTTATGATACCATCTTACCTCACCGGTTCTTAAAATAGGCTCCCGTCCTGTAAGTCCTACTAACTTTAATGCGTCAATAAGTGTTTCATCATATATAATAAATTCGCATAAGTGCTCGCGTCTAAAACGCTCCTCGCCAACTCGAGATCGTTCTTCCTTTGCCCATTTCTCATCTCTGTCTGGATGTTCACTCCATACTACTTTTACTGCTGAAAATCCGTTTTTACCTAACTTCTGATCTTCACCAAACTCATCATGCGTAGCATTTGCTTCTCGCCAAATTGTAGCAAATTGGTCGTCATCGCTATTAGGCGTCGACGTAATAATACATTTACCACCTGTAGCAAGTGTAGGAGATAGTGCTGTCCAGAATTCTTTCGCTACACGCGGTTGTACGAACGCAAACTCGTCCATGTAAATTAGTGACAAGGACATACCACGTCCAGTAGTTTCTGTTGTAGTAGCCGCTATAATACGAGATCCATTATCAAAGTCAATACTGTTTCTATTATAATTAACTACACCTGCTCTTACAAAATCCGGCACACTTTCATATGCATAACGAACACGTTGCATAATTTCTGCGGCGCCTTGGTACTTGTGTGCGGCAATCATTATTGTGCTGTCTGGTTTAAACATTGCATACCATAACAAATATCCAGCGGCAACAGTAGTTTTACCCATTTGCCGAGCACACATATTAATAGAAAAGCGATAATTATGATAGTTTTCTATCAACTCCAATTGAAAATTATACGGCTCAAATTGTAACCGTCCTTTTACAGGATGTTGTATATACACAAAATTACGCATAAAATGCAAAGGACCCGTCTCTGGGTCTAAACATTTTTGTAAATGCTCTGTTTGCTCTTTGGTATATTTGGTTTTTTTATGAGCAGATTTGACTAATTGACTGTCGGTACCTGGCATACAAGTATTTATAGGGTGGAAAGTTTCTTTTTAACGAGATTTTTTCAATATACCAATTTGTGCTTTGCCTTGACTACGGGCATCGCTATCAATTAGCGGTAAATTAAAAGACAAACGGTTTAACACCGGTGTTAAATCATTTACATTAAAGTATAAGGACATTCTAATGTCTGCTTGCAAAATTAAAAAATGTTCGTCGCCTTGCGATAAACCATAATTTTTAACCGCTATTCCAATAAGATCGGCTGCTGTGACTCCGGCTCCTTTTTTTGCGGCTTTTAAAACTAAATCATCTAAACCATCTGCTTTAAAAATAGCACTCAAAATTGCCCGGGAGTGATTTTGATTTAATCCATTCTTTTCTAAGAAAGAACTATAATTATTTGCGTTAATTTTATTAACTTTTCCTAACTCGGCTGCTTTAATAGGATCATCAGGTAATAACTTGCTCCAAAAATCTTTATTACCATATAACATTCCTATTGTACCTGTTGTTGGAGAAAGTCTGCCGCCGGCGGCTGTTTTACCGCCTTTAAGTTCTATAGGTGTTCCGTCAACAATGATATCGCCTTTTGTTTTTGATAATACAATGTCAGGGCTTAGTAGTGCTAATGCAACTTCACCAGGACCCTTGTTATCAGTTCTAAATGCTGGTAAATTAAACATAGTATCAAACAATCTCTGCGAAAAAGGAGTTCCTACTAACCAGTCGCTCCATCCAGATAATGTTTGGAGTAATGCTTTTGTATCAACATGATTTACTTTACCCAAAGTATTAGCAAACTCTATCTTTTCTTCAACTGTACCTTGTGTGCCTTCAATTGCTGTTGCAAATGCTTCAACAAATCCATCTGCAAACGTTTGATCATATTCTGGCTTTGTTTTATCCGGCTGCAATGCTGTTAAAATTCTATCTTGCAAATTTCCTTCATTATCCTGCACTTTTAGACTAATAATTTTCCAAAGTTCATCGATAACGACCGGATTATTTTCCATCTTGGAGTAGATGCGTTGCATCTTTACTCGTTGATCACGAGATAGTTTTTCTGTTAAAAACTCGTATGCTCTCATGCTTACTCGTCTCCCTTATAGTTGCGATAATCTTTTTTAATTTTACTTGCAAAAGCATTTAGTTGATCAAATGCTTTTTGGAAACGCTTGATAATTTCCGGATCTGCTTTGTTTGGGTCAAACTCGGCAATTTCATCAACAATATGTTCCATACGAATTGCTTGCTTAACTAAAGCACCGCTCATACCAGTCCAGATACGACGGCTACCTACTGTAGGACGTCTATCCAATGGACGATGCCGCATAGTTGCATCGTCATGACTTGCACGATACGCGGCTTGATCTTCTGATCTTTCTATAAGCACTTCAGTTACTAACATTTTTACTCTTGGCTTTTAAACTCATTGTATGCGGAAGTAAATTCTTCTTCTAACTGTCCTGCATCTTTATACGGGTTGTCGCCATGTCTTGCTGATACTGTGCGTTGCTTTGGTTGCTTTTTACTTTGGCCAATAACCAAATCTTTTAAACCAAATACTTTTGCATCATTTGTAGGGTCTTGCTCAACTTCAATTGCTTCTTCTTTTGGTAATGCCGGCTTTGACACTTTTGCAATCAAATCTTTCATTGAAGAAATCGAACTTGGCTTCTCATAACTATGATCCATACCCATACCTTCGTCGCCGTCTGGCTCTGCATGTGCAGCTGGCATACCTGAAAGTTGAAGCATTCTCATTAACTCTTCTGGCTTATCACTGCTAACCGTTGTTGTTGTATGAGTATCATCTTTATCAGTTGTAATTGTTAGATTGTAGTTTGTTTTTGGTGCTTCCATTTCATCTTGACATGCACCGCACATCTCATCTACTCTCATTGTATTCTCCTCATTGTGTTCTTTTTTCATGTTATTATCCTAAAAACGACCGTCTTTTTTCCACTGTGTTAATTGATTTAGCACATCAGTAAAATTGCCTGCTTGAGCTGCTTTCTGCACAGCATCAACTTCTGCTTTAGATAACGGCTTGGATCCTGGAGATGCAGCCGATGGTGCTTTATAAGTTGCTTGTGCAATCCCCATTAAAATCTGATTCTGCTGATCTGTTGATACAGGAGTACTTGGATTATCCTGAAATTGCTTTAGTATTGCGCCGGCCGGCGATAACTGTTTAACTATTGCATCAAAATCTGCGTTTGAATAATACTGGGCGACAAAATCTTTCAATTGCTGTGGTTTAGCATCTTTTGGCTCTGTACCCTGGCTTCCTAGATACTTCTGCCACTGACGATTTATAGTATTTGCAAGCTGCCCTGCCTCTCTTCGGCCAGCTGCTCTGTCAGCACCGTCTCTACCTAGACCCAAAGGACCAGATACTTTGCTTCTAAGTGCATCTTTGGCACTTGCCCATGCACCATATGGTGCTTCGTCTAATTTTTCCTGGCCAGCATTATATTCTTTTATAATACGCAATGACTTATGTACATCAGCGTTATATTTTGTATCGTTGGTCATTTTATTCACCTTTCATGTAATTACTTACATGTGTGTCTCGATCTTTAACAAGTTTCATTAGTTCCTCAATGAACTTTGTATTAAACTCGTTGCCATGATAATCACTTACATCGTGCTCATCTGCTGGATATTCATTGTTTAAGGCTGCATCCTCAGGGTTGCTTTCGCCAATTACAAGTTCTGTATCAATATTGTTATCAACCAAGTCGTGTTCTAGTGGATCATTTTCGGTACGAATTTTAAGATAACGCTCTGGCATGCCCAAGTTGTGAGCGATTCTATCACGTACTGTATCAATCGAAAGTGGTAATCCTGTTGTAAAACTAGCAATGTTTACTTCTCCGGACACACCTTCGTCAAAATCTAACGGTTGCTTTTGAAATATTGTTTTTGTAGGTGCACTAATTGTTTTAAGATCGAACTTTTTTAGCTCATTCTCAATAGTTACCATCATATCATCGGTAACTTCACCTAAAATCTTTACTTTATACTTGTACTCCTTTGTGGATTCAGCTAAGTATTGTTTTAATGTTTTCATCTCTCTTCCTCGTATGGAATTTTTAACTTTAACTATTTATCGTTTTTCTTGTCTATGAAACTTTTGAGAATGTCGTTCCTGTCTGCAATTACGTACCCTTCTCCCTCAATCATGCCATCGTCTTTCTTTTGCGTCTGATCTAACTTCATTTTCTTTAATTGTAGTTCAATCATTTTTAATTTTTTGTCTGTTTTGCTTGTTTTTGCTTCTATTGCGTTTTTTAACATGCGTTGTGCGGCAGCAAAGATATCACCTGCATGCCTTGCCTCAACATTCATACCTAAATCCATTAAGTCTTTAAACGCTTGCTCTGCTTGATTAGCATATGTGTCCATTTCAGTATCATTTGCTTCTAATCCTTGCACAACAGGTAATGCTTGATCTATTTTATCAGCGGCTTTTAAGGCTGTAAAAATCTCGTCTCGCTCTAACGCCAAGGTTTCAGACTTTGTCATCACCTCTTCTACTTCTTCCTCTTCTTCCTCTACTGCGTCTAATACCTCTTTTAACGGCGGTAAATTAAATTCTTCTTCAAGTTTTTTAGTCATAGATAAGTACCTACTTAATTATTATTTATTTTTCAGTAAATTATTACCGTCTGCGTGATTTACGCATACTAGGGTTGGTAAATATTTCGTTTTCTGTTAGCACACGAAATGTCATGCCCTTCTTGCTACACCAATCAGATGCGGCTATCCACTTTGCTTTGTTTATTTGTGCTTGTGCTTTTTCACCAATATGTGTAGCACGTTCTTCTGTTGTTTGATTATACGGCTTAATCTCAATAACTTCTGTGTGATTTCTACCGTTTTTGTCTGTATACTGTATAATAAAATCAGGCACGTATTGTGTACTACGTCCTGTTAACGGATGAATATATGGAATTTTTACTGCTTCGCTTGCCCAACCGGTTATATTAGGATGTGCATCGCACATACGCATAAATGCTAACTCCCAACCTGATCTAAAACGAGGTTGCTTTGTTCCTAAATACTTTTTAACATTTTTTGGGGTAAACAACCCCTGTGAATACTTAGCCATTACGCGAGTATGTTTCTATTAACCAATGCAGTTTTAGCCGACGTTGTAGAAACACTCTTTACACCAAGCTGACTTGTTATAGGACGTAACTGATTAATCATGCTTAATCCTATTGCAGTCATCGAAAGTGTACTTGAAGTAGGTATTTTATAATTTATAATTTCTTGTGGCTCGATATTTAATGCTTTAGCTGCTTCTAGAACAAGAACTGCCAATGTTTGTTTTACTTCTTTGCTTGCAATAACACCATCTTGATCAAACATTGCATAACAAATATCAAAATCTGCACCGTTAACAGACAACGGAGGAGTGTATGCAGTTGCAATTGCAGTACTATCAGGTGAAGGATCTTTTACTTTTCCGAACGTTTTTATTAATTTAGTTGCGTCGGTTGTTATAGCACTGGTTGTTTCTGTGTAATTATTACTAGCCATAATAATATTTATGACAACAAGTTAACCTATGAGTTTCGGTCGTTTTGTGCTTTTTCTAACCGTTGTGCTCTTGCTTTTAGTTCTGCTTGTTGTTGCGATGGCGTTAAAGCATTCCATTGATTAGTTAAAGTTTGCAAAGTAGGCAACTGGATTGTGCTATTTACTCTCGATGGAACTACACGTTGTCCGGTATTTGGATTTACCCAAGTGCTAATTTGCCCACCTTGAGGGAAAACTGCGTTCCCATAAGGACTCTTTGCAATTCTATCAGCAACAGAAGATCCAGTAACCGGATATGCTGTTTGGTTGTTTAAGCCGGGTAAAGGAAAAGAGCCTCCTGTTTTAGATGCAATTGCATCTATAGCGGCTCCGTCGGTTGGATTCGCTGTAAAATCTCCGGTTGGCACTACAAGTTCTCCGGTATTTGGATTCACCCAGCCGCTAACGTTACTTTTAGACACGCCAGAGGCTGGCAACCAGTCGGCGTTAGTTTCAACCGAAACATAACCGCTCAACGGTCCTCTAGGACGAGCAACTGCATTAGCGGAAATTTGTCCTAGTTCAGCAAAAGATGCGGCATTGGCAGCATCGGATGTTGCTCCACCAGCTTCGCCTGGGTTAGGTACTGAATCTTTTGGTCTGTCAAAATCGGTGGAAAAGGGACTACTAGGCACGGATACTTCTTCTCCTACCCAGTCAAAAATAGTTGCGTCTCCGTCTAAAATTGAAAATAAATTATTATCCCCTTTTATATTTCTTTGCGGATAATAAACAAGATTTTCATAACCCCACGTTACATTAATGTTTGCCAACTCGCTAGTTGCTTCTTGAGAAAACTGATCATGCTGTACCGACTGCATATAAGGATTAATTAAATCAATTCGTGATGCAAAACCATTTTGTAAAAAATACAAAGAAATGTACTGAAACAAATTCTTTTTATTTACTTTTCCTTTTAGATTGTAACCGTAATGATCGTATCCTAACATCGCCGATATACCATTTGTCTCAGTATGTGTTAAATCGCTGTCTCGATAACTATACTGGGTTGTACCTTGACGTCTACCATTAGAAAAGTAATAAGAATATGTTTGTACCCAGAAATTTGTAGATATATCAGACCTGTCATCCCAAAATGCTATAGTGACTGGTTGATAATTAATCTTAGTTGGGGTAATACGAGGCTTATTATACTGATTTAAAGTTTCGGTTTCAATTTCTACTCGTGGAGCATCAATAGATCTAACTCTATGTGTTACATCTATTAACTGCTTTGCGTCTCTGCCGTAAAAAAGAGGCTTTAACTCTTCGGTGTATTGGAATTTTACAAGATAATGGTTTTTAAACCGAGGGGTTTTTGTATGCTTTTGTCCTGTTAATCCGTGTACACGGGGCGCCTCTGACGCCCCGCGTACCACATTCCTCATGCCTATCCAACTTTCTCCACTTGCGCTTCCGCCTGGTGTTGCTCGGGTATACTTTGCCATATAATTATTACGCTATAATTATGTAGTTTGTACTGTTACCCCGGTTGGCATCAAGTTTGCACCCTTATCAAAGTGTAGTGCGTTATCATAACGAATCGATAAAGTAACAGTTACAGGATCACTTGCGGCATAATCACCTGCGTCATAATCACTGTTAACGATAAAACAACCCTCAAGTAACCATTTATCCAATTCTGTTTCTGTACCACCGTGTGTACCAGTTAGAATAGCAACAGTCATTTGGAATTTATAATCGGCTCCGCTTAGTGCTGAAACCTGATTATGATGATCTACTTGGCGTTGAATTTGTCTACCTACTAAACCCGAAATATTGTTCTGTACATCGTCGCGGAAAGTCACTGAAATGGCTTGCCATTCATGTTTACCTTGCAAGTAAACACGTGAGTTATATGAATGTACTGGAACTTCTTCGTATGCTACTTTTGGTCGATCGCATGTAACAACATTACGTGTAAACTCGCGTTCTTCACCTGCGCCAATACCGTTGAATTGTACTCTATACTTATATTTTAACTTAGGTTGTAGAATACCTCTGGCATTATCGCCTGCTACGTCAATACCGAATTTTGTTGCCATTTTGCGTCTCCTGCTTGCTTATAATATTTATCTACTTTACCCCCTGAATGACTGGGGGCTTGTGACCCCCATTCACTCGGGTTTTTATGAAAATCCTATGCACTATGTATATGTTGGTGCAATTGTTAGATCCTCACCTGTATTTCTCACACGAACCGGAATGTAGATAAATTCAACTGCTTTTACAGGTTGAATTGCTACGTCAATCCATAATTCGTTTCGGTCAATACGTGTTGGTGTGTTGTTACTTGTATCACACAGTACCAAGAAGTCGTATAGTGCTCGTTTTGTAACCATATCGCCCAAGAATTGGTCAAATACTGCTACTACTTGTCCTCTTGTAAATTCATCGTTTGGCTCAAACAAGAACGGTTGTGACATATCGTCAAAACGTCTACGTAAGTAAGCAACCAAACGTGAAACATTAACACGATCTAATGCACTTGTTAGTGTATGCAATGTTTTTTGCCCCCAAACAACTAAGCCTCTATTAGGCATTTGTGCAATTGGGTTCATTTTATTAACATACAATACATCACGTTGACCTTGGTTTAGTACTACTGCATTGTATTCGCCTTCGCTATCAATGTAACCAACACTTGTTGCGTTGTTTACAAGACCGCGATTATAACCTGCAGGAGCGAACCATTCAAATGCTACTTGGTCGTTGTAACCCATTACACGTAATACAATGTGTGATGGTGGTTGTACAACATTGTCGCCTGTAACGTTTGTTGTATAACATCCGCCCGGATACCAAATACCCATATCAAAGCCAGATGATACAAGACCTTTCTCGCCATTTTCGGCGGCTACATTGAAATTGGATGCCCAATTCTTAATAGATGTAGCATCTGATGCTAATCGCATTGGGGAATCACCAATAATAAATGCTGTTTCCTTACGATCAACGTTAAGTGTCTTCATTTCATCTAGCAACTCTGGGAAACCAGGAGCTGAAATTAAGTTAAAGAAGCGTGTTTCTGCACGTACATCTTCACTTGCAGAAATAGCAGCTGCCATTGAAACTGTAATAACTTTCTTTTGTGCATGACGACCCATGTAAGGTGAACCGTCTAGTTGCAGTCCTGATTCGTTATACCATTTTGCAGCTGTTGCATTATACTTCTTAACATCGTAACCTGATGCCATAAAGTTCCAACCCAAAATACCAACAGGATATGTTGATGGATTTGGAATAATGTCAGAACCCTCAAGTGATGAAGCACTTGTAGCACGGAAGTTACCAAATACAATACCTTGGTTTGTTGTTTGATCTGCATTATCAATTGCATCCCAAACAGATGTTGTACCATTGTACTTATATAATGCTGGATATGCTTCTACCTGTACTGTATCTAACCATACATCACCTGCTGAAGGCGCTGTTGGTGCTGAAGCAGATGCAGTAAATGTACCAGAGAATGTACGCCATTCTGTTGAACCTGAGTTATCATATGTTTCTAGTAAATCAACTGTTGTGTTACGGCTATCGTACCATAGTGTACCATCTACTGGTGTACCAGCCGGTTCTACTGTGTTTGGCTCGTAACTTAGTGATTCCCAGTTACTTGATGTACCTGCTGTTAAACCTAAATCTGCTAACATTGTACCAGTACCTGCGGCAAGAACAATATCTTTACCTGCTGTGTTTGTAATAACAAGTTTGTTACTTGAAACACTTGCTTGAATGTTTGTAATGCCTGCTGAGTTAATCAATGCCGCTGTTCTAATAACAGCAGTATCTGATGTTGCAGTATATGTTACTGTTGTACCGTTAACCACAATTGAATGCGAACCTGTCAATGTTGGGTTTGCTGTACTACCTGTTACTGCTAGTGTTGCACTACCATTAAATCTTAAAAGTTGGTGTGAAGCAACTTCTAAAGAATGGGAACCTTGCTCGTGGTTATATTTAACAAACAAGTTACCTGTTACTGGTGTACCATAATTTGCCCAGGCTGCATCAGTGCTTGCTAATACAGGACTGGTAATTGTTGTCCATGTGTTTGCTGTAGAATTGTAAAGTTTTACCTTAAAGTCTGTACCATTGTTATACTGTGTTGTTTTAATCCAAACATCACCTGTTGCTAATGGTGTTGAGCCATCAGATTGTGTTGTTGGTACAGCATTGTGCGCGGCAAATTGGAAATCTTTACTTGATGCAGCTGCCCATGTATTTGTACCTAAATGGTACCAAACACCACTTACTTTTTGCCACACTCTGTTGTGTGCGTTACCGCCTGCTACGGCTACCCATGCAAAATCTCCGTCTAAGCCTATACTGTTAAGTGGTGCACCGGTGCCTGCATCATAGTCATCTGCGCTGTTTATCTTATGAACAGTACCTGCTACCCATGTAGCAGTTGCTAAATTATAAGTAAACACACCCATATTTGATGCTGTTAGATCTAACCAATATGTACCATTAACGGCTTCGCCAGTTGGCGCAGTACCTGATGCTTCTAGTTCAGATAAGTTAATACCTGCACGAAGAACGTATACACGGTTGGCAAGACCAAGATAACTGTGAGCGGCTAGTAGGCCATACTCGTTTTGGTTATCACCGTGAATCATTGTACCACCAACTTTACGGAAGAAAGGATTGCCGAATGTTTGTAGTAATTCCCTCTGTGAGGTAATTAAACTTAATGTTGCTAGGCTACTAGTTGTGCCGGATGCTGTACCTGTACCGCTTGGATGTGCCTTATCTTTGCCTGTAGCAAGAATAATTAGCGGAACAGTACCAGTACCAGCAGAACCATAAAAAGACTCATCGATTACGCTAACCGATACGCCTGGTGAAACTAATGTTGCCATACTTCTTTCCCCTATGTTTTTTAGTGTTAAAAACTAAAATTGATATACACATATTTATTTGTATGTGGGCAAAAAACACAGATAATAAAATACCTTTAAAGGGCACGATGTTAAATAGTAATATGAACAACAAAAGACCTCTTTGTAGCTGTAAAAAACGCCCTGTTGCAATTAACTATATAAAAGATAACAAAACATATTACCGCAAAAAATGCGACAAATGTTTACGCCTCGATCGAGGGTTAACTGCCACGCCTTATAGCAATTGGGGCAAGAGTGGGTACAAGAAAAAGAAGCACTGCGAAAGATGCAACTTTGTTGCCGAGCATCCTATACAATTAAATGTATATCACATAGACGGAAATAGAAATAACAACAACTGGAAGAATTTAAAAACAGTTTGCTCTAACTGTTATGTCATGATTTCGGATCTCGGTATACCATGGAAGCAAGGGGACCTTGTTCCAGATTTTTAACACGCTCTCTTAACTGTTCTAATGTTCCGCCATTATCAACAACATAATCAACATTACACCCTACCCAAGCATATTCGGATTCATGCACATTAGGATATACCATCGGCATCATTAGTTCATGCATTGGATCTTCACGTTCTGCGTTATCTGCCACTGCTGTATTCCACCATTCGGGTTCCGGTCCGCGCCTTACACGCACTATTTTACCACCCAACTCCTTAATAAGTTTAATTTCGTTGGGAAAGCGTGTATCTGTAATAATAACGTTGTGTTTAGCAGTAGTTAGTTTCTTTTCTACACTTAACAGCCATATATCATCGTGAAACTTGTTGCGCCATAAGTCTGTGCCACATCTTTGTAAAGCAATGCGTGGAGTAAAGTCGGGCATATCTAGTTTATTTGCCCACCATTCATCTACTGTTTCACGCCATTCTCTGCTTTCCTCAGTGTCGCCTTCTAGCATAGCACGATCCCATTGGAATACAGATGCAAGCGAGTCTTTTAATGAACTAGCAAAACTTTCCCTAGTCCATTTTTCGCCGCTATTTTCAATAAGATAATTTGCGACTGTGTCTTTGCCAGCCGCTTTGAAACCCACTAACCCAATAATCATAAAAGTATTATACGTGATTTAAAGAAAAATGTCAATTATCCGATGATAAATGTCGGAGGTTCGCTACCGTCTCCGTAGCGTTGCAGTTCAATTTCAAGTCTATCTAACTCGGCACTTCCTTCTGCTTTAAGTGCATCACCATTTAACGATACACCGCCGGCTGCACCCGGTAGCGTAGCATATTTGCCTCTTGCTTCGCCTAGCATAATCTTACAAGTAGCCAAAGCGTAATCTTCTAACCATAAACGACCCCGACGATCTCGTAGTATTTCATTTTCGGGTTTTTCGTTGTAAACATGTAAAAGAATACTTTCTTCGTTTTTAATACGACGAATTAGATTTAACTTATGTGTATTAGGATGCCAAGTAAAGTTAATATCAGATCCAAACACACGACCAACAACTTCTTGATACTGACTGAAAGCATCAAATAGTCCAACACCGCCTACTCTACCTGCTTGTAAAATGTACAAGTTAGTGAATGCTAAATCAAATGGATCTAAACCAATACCTGTACTTGAACTGCCGATTGCTCGTCTATAAATTTTACGGACCTCTAAAACTTCTGCTGGCAAGTAATATTCGTCAACATCTGTTTGTGTTGTTAAAAACATACCACTTTCTTCTGTGGCATTTGATGATCGCTGTCTATAACGTGCAATTGCTCTATCAATTGCTAGATTATAGTGTTCAGGATCTAATTCAACATCAACCATACCGCCGCCTAGACGTGTTTGCAAGTTTTTAATAATTTCATTGCGAGCAGATGTGGGTTTTCTTGCCATTTTGTTATCCTATAATATACTATTTATCATAATAATGCATGTCGTCAGTACTTATCGTAAACACATTATTGGTTAATATAACTTCCTTTCCGTTTTTTAAATTTTCAAAATTAGGATAGTTAAGCATATTACAGTACATTATCATCCATTCTTTATATTTTAAATTTCTCTTGTCAATTGCAATCTTGAACCATTCTTTGACAATGTTTTTTGTTGCAAAAAAATCAAAGTATCTTTGGTTGTATTCATCAAATACATCCTTAATATTTTGCATCATTGTTATTTCTTCTTGGGGCATCCAGTAATTTTCATAATCTTTACTGTTTACAAATATCCGATCAGCATTACATCCAACTATCGCCAATCGATCGCTAGGAGAAATTTCAATAGCACTTCTAAACTGTTTAAAATCATCAGTTTCAACATTTAAAAACTTATTAATAAGAAACGGAGAGTTAAAGTATTGTCTGTGTATACCTTGTCTCCTTTTTATCATATCTTCTTTTAATAACGGAGCATCTTGCTGATACCCAGAAAAGATATCAACTGACTTGTTTGTTTTTATAAAAGCACAATGTATTGCTCCGCTGTCTATACCATCAGACACAAACAATGACGGTTTGGGATCTTTTTTTAGTATCCTATAAACATTTTTCTCAAAAGCATCGTATAAGGACTCGTAACTAGTAATACTTGAGATGCTACTGTATCCCTCAAAAAATGCCATTTTATTAACTACATTGTACTCATTATCAAATATATAGATAGTGTTAGGTTCAAGCAATTCAAAAGTCTTTTCATTATATAAAAAATGCGTTAAACTAAAATCAGTAGCTGTGATTGAGAAGTTGGGTGTTTTCCATACTAAAGAAAACTGGCCGTCCAGTTCTTTAATTGCTTCTATGCAATTCTCTACACTATTGTTTAAAGAGTTTAGCAAGTGCGGTACTTCTTCTTCGATATCCAACAGAATACCGTCAAATACAAGAGTTCCGTATTGATTTTTATCCATACTACTACTTATGTAGTCTAAGATGATTCTGGTAAGCGATCTGCCTGGCCTGTTCTTACTCTGCGTGATCTAAACTTTTCTAAGAAACGAATCATTACTCTATCTGGATAGTTAGGGATTAGAAAAGGGAATATGCCATGAATTGCTGACAAAACAATCATGTATATAAAAGTTGCCACAGCATACGCACACCATGAGAAATGTTGCCAGTATGTTTCGCCTACAGTTTTAAGGTGTGTAAAATCTACAAATTTCATAGTTGTCTCCTTAATGTATTATTTAAGAAGAAAACTACGTAGTTTAATAACTCGTTATAATAAAGCAGGCCATTGCACTTTTACAGCATTGGTGCGTTCTTTTACATTAATATTTTCGCCAAATCTTGCATATGCAGATACCATAAAATAAAGAGTCTCGCCAACCACAGGATACCAATCTGTTAACGGATCTTGCTTAATGCGATGTCCGCCTAAATTTACAAAAGGCTTTGTATACGAATTATGAAAACTACCCCAGGTACCTGCATGCCATCTGTTATCTTTAAATACAAACACCCAGCAATTAGCATCTACTTGTAATGCAGTACCATCCGGTATATAAGTGCAATGATCGTTTTCACTGTTGGTATAATGAACCATTTCTACTGTTGGCCATTTACCAGCATCTGCAAATTTAAAAGAAATAGTGTTATTTTTATTAAAAACTAACTCTAATTTAGATGTTTCCTTCCAATCTGAAATGTCTATGTCTAGCCAGTTAACTGTTTTTAAATTAAGATCATTGTACATTATTGTATATTATTTGGCTGACAGATGTTAAAAATTCTACATCTTTCTATATTTCTTTCTGCTACTATTTTGGCACGGTTAAGCATATCGTAAAAATGTTCTTCAGACGCATAGCCTACCCATCTGACTAATTCTCGTTTGTTAACTTCGTCCCAAATTATAAACGCAGGAATCCCGTATAACCTAGCAATAGTGCCATTGCCATAATATGTACGATATTCCTCGTTAGCAATAACACCCGTTGTGATATCTATTTGTACTATTGGTAAATCTACGTCATTATAGAAAGGAAGAATCTCGTTCTTTATTACCAAGCATGCAGGACACCATGTTGCGCCCACATAAAACAATTGTAAACCAAAACTGTTTAATGGAAGCAACAATAAAAGTATGAATAATAATTTTTTAAGGATATGCACTAAAATATTTAGTACATATTCTCCTATTATTGCACTTTTAAAAGTATGATCTCGTTGTTTATCCTACCGGTTAACTTTATATCTGTAGTAGTCAATTCATCCATAAACTTACGCAACGCAACCTTGCCAGCACTCTTAAATGCTTTAAGCGAGTCCGCTGGCTTACGCAAAGTCTTTTGTATGCTCAACTTCTCATCAAAGCCTATAATCGTAGTGCCTTTAATGCTTAGTCCTGTGCCATCCCTAGCCATACCCTTTGGATCAATGTTAGAGGCAACATACTTGCCAAGTTTGCGATTCTTTGTGTTATAAACCCACAATTCGTTAGCACCAAGTATGTCTTTTGGATCGATAGAGACAAGTTTTAATGCTTCATCCTGTAGTTTATACTTGATCTTGCCAACTAACTTCTCTTTGTTTGGTGCTTTCTTCTTACGCACCTTACGAGTTGCTTTTTGTAGATTGCCGTGATGTTCTGCATCCGCAATTACAGATGTGTAAAACTGTAACAGTTTTTTAAGTTGTGATTTTGTGTAATGGCCGTAGCCTTCAAGCAGTTGTGCTTCGTATTCATCCTCTTTGTCGACGTCGACATTGTCGACGCCTGCGAGCACTTTCGTCAAGTCCTCTACATCGCTGTCATACATTCGTGCAATTAAATTTGCCGCTTTTCCGGATACATCATGCACTTGTAACAAAGTTGCTAGGCTAAAATCGGTCTTAAAGCCGTTGGCAATCATATCGTCAACCGCCCCCTCGATATATTCGCCAGCGAAGTTATTTGCTTTCTCTACCATACGATCTTGAATAGAAATAACTTGTGCTGTTTTTGGTTTGTCTGCTTTTGGTTTTGGCTCATCATTTAAACTGCCACCCCAATTTTGTGGATTCTCCACCGATTCGACAATTTCTCGAATCCTCTTTTTAAGTCCAGCAACAAGGTTATCCGTAGGCGGCGCACCTTTAAGTAGCATACGAGCAACAGATCCAGCGGTAATACCTATCTGTGTGTCCGGAGCGGCTTTAATTATGTTAATTGCGTTCTTATCTACAACCTTCTGCTTCTTCATCCACTCAATAAGTGGTTGCTTGCTGTCCTTAGATGAATGATGATAGTTATAAAAATTTAATCCTTGCATAACACGCAATTTTATTTCTAATTTTTTCTCATCATCAAGATCTAGCAACTCGTCAGCAGTATATTGTAAGTCGTCCCAGTCTGGTGCTCCAAACGCACCATCATTCTTTTTTGCTACACGTTTTTTTGCTTTCTTTTTAGCGGCCACAGTTTTTTCCTTGTTTTATTGCTATTTAAACATTATACTATACGTTGAATAATTGTCAACCTTAACGAATTTTACAAAAATTCTGCTAAAATTGCTTGTCTCATAATTAATCCGTTATGCATTTGTTCAAAGTATTTTGCCCTAGGGTCGCTGTCAAACCAAGTTGGTATCTCCTCATTGCGAGGAAATGGATGCATAACAATAGAGGTCTCCGGAATATGGTGTATATGTTCCTTTCGCATGCTATAACTGCCTTCGCTTCCGCGCTCGCGCTGAACCCTTGTTAGATAATAAACATCACTAGTAGGCCATATACTTTTATCATATGTTTCGCAAAAATACTTTTCGCAATTTGTCAGTGCTTTATCTAAACTATGAACTGTTCTACCGTTTTCAATATCACCTACAAATGTCACAGTTAAGTCTTCTACACGCCCGAAATGTTTATATATTGTATAAAGATCCAATAATGTCTGCGTAGGATGTTCGCCGTTTCCGTCACCAGCATTAATAACTGGTACATCACTAACTAAACTTGCCCTGTGCGCTTCCCCTGCTATTTTGGAACGCAATACAATAACATCAGCATAAGTGCCTACAGTTCTAACAGTATCCTCTAAGTTTTCGCCTTTACTAACAGAACTATAGTTAACATCATTAATTGATATTACTTGCCCTCCCATGCGAAACATAGCACTAGCAAAACTACTGCTTGTTCTTGTACTAGGTTCGTAAAATAAATTACATAATACCTTAGGATGACGGTATTGCGGAGGGCCGTGTGCCTCAATTTGCTGTGATTTTTCTAGTAATAAAGGGATATCTGCGTCTGTGATGCTGATTAGGTGTTTCAATACAATTCCTCTATTATTAACTACATTATACTACACAGCGAATAACTGTCAACCTTAACCAAAGCGATAAATACAATAAAGGGATTTAACTATGCCTAGATTATCACTCTGGAAGCCTGTTAAAGGAAATGATTATAAGTTTATTGACCGAATTGTTGGTGAGCATATCTACGCAGGTGGCACAGGCGTATTTGTACACAAATATGTAGGTGTTTACGATCAAGGCGAAACAATTTTAGAAGACGGTACTGTAGAACAAGAAGATGTTACACAACCTAATTATGGTAAAAGAAAGTCTACAGAAAATATTGTTGCTGAAACAAAAATACAAGACCTGCTGTTTTTAGAAAACAGAGATCGCAAGTACGACGAGAATGTTTACGATTTACGCGGTGTATATTCTCCTGCTGACAATGATTTTGACTTAACACAGTTTGGACTATTTCTTGCACAAGATAATATCTTCATGACATTTCACTTAAATGATACTATGGCAATATTAGGTCGCAAAATTATGGCGGGTGATGTGTTAGAATTGCCACACTTACTCGACGACACCGGTTTAGATAATTCAGCAGGACCGATAAGAAAATTTTATGTAGTCGAAGATGTAATAAGAGAAGCAGCCGGATTCGATGCAAATTGGTGGCCTCATCTTGTTCGTGTAAAATGTAATGCACTAGTTGACACAATGGAATATCGAGACATACTCGGTGACGGAGACGAAGCAAACGATCTAAAACATATCCTAAGTACATACAATAACGAACTTGAAATTAGTGAGGCGATATTAGAACAGGGCGAAAACGAAGTTCCCAAACATGGCTTTGAAGGCGGACATATTTTCATTGACGAGGAAACACACAAACCATCTGTGTGGACATCAGATGCAACCCCCCCTAACGGTGCATCAGTAGTAGGAAGCGGCGAAACATTTCCACAAAATCCATCAGAAGGTGCATATTTCTTAAGAACAGATTTTAACCCACATAGACTGTTTATTAGAAAAAGCGAACTATGGATCAAAGTTGAGGATGACACACGACATGTATGGAGAGCCGCTAACACAATACTTACAACCTTTATTGAAAATGCCGATTCAACTGTTGATAGAAATACAAATACAACTGTATCTTCAAAACAAGGTTTAAGTAGAACAATAAAACCTAAAACGGATTTTTAAAGAGATAAAATATGACAAGTAGATATAGAGAAGCAGGTTATTTTTACGACGAACAGTTTCGTAGATATATTCTACAATTCATGCGGTTGTTTGGTGGCTTACTAGTTAAAACTGGTAAAGGCAAAGATGGTGTAGAAAAGTTTATTAAAGTTCCTTGCAGATATGCAGACATGCAACGTATGGTAGGACATATTTTAAGAAACAACAGCGAGAATGTTGTTAATTCTTGCCCGTTTATTACTTCACATATTTTAACAGTACAACCTGACAGATCTAGAACATTAGATCCCTTGTACGTTGACAAACAACAGATTATAGAACGAGAGTTTGACCAGGAAACTGGAAAATATACTAACAAAGTAGGCAATAGATATAGTGTAGAAAGAATAATGCCTACTCCGTATACGTTAACTATGCAAGTAGATGTATGGACAAGCAATGCTGATCAAAAATTACAACTAATGGAACAAATAATGGTCTTGTTTAATCCATCGATTGAACTACAAAGTAGCACAAATATACTCGACTGGACTTCGCTTGTTGTTGTTGAACTAACAGACATTAGTTGGAGTTCTCGAGGTGTACCACAAGGTATCGATTCTACAATTGATATCGCATCTATGACATTTACTATGCCGGTTTGGATCAGTCCTCCTGCAAAAGTATATCAACAACGTGTTATTAATCAGATTACAAATAAAATTAACGACTATCCCGAAGACTTTGATCCGGATGCTTATGATTTCTTTGGTACACAAGACTTCCTAACACGCGATATTATTACACCGAGCAATGCCTCAATTAATGTTTCCAATGGGCAAATAAAATTACTAAATCATGCTGGTATAAATGACCGCGGCGACGGTAAAGAATTAAGTTGGGTAGATTATTTAGAACCATATGGTGGTTTAAAAGAAGGCGTAACGCAAGTTAGATTACGTCTTAATCAGGATCCAGAACTTCAGACAAACCCAGACGATATTATTGGAACTATTACAACAACAGGAACTGGAAATGTTGTAGACTACACCGTTGACACCGATACATTGCCAGGAACAGATTTTACAGTTAATGCAATTATTAACCCACACGCAAGTTATCCTGGCGATGGCACATTACCGGCTGCTACAACAAATCAAAGATATTTAATCCTAGACGACATTGGCGCACCCGGTGTTGAAAACGAAACGCAAGCATGGGGTAACTTAGTAGCAAACACAAATGACATTATTCAATTTAATGGAAGTAGTTGGGTGGTATTTTTTGATTCATCAGCAACAGAGGAAATCACTTACATACAAAATAACTACACCGGAGACCAATTTAAATGGAACGGAACACAATGGCTAGACTCGTACCAGGGGAGGTATTACCCGGGGTTCTGGCGGATAGTGATGTAAAAAAAGACGTACAAACGCTTGTACAATGCTTGTGCGGTAAAGAGATGTTTACAAATAAAAGCGGCAAATGGTTTTGTAAATCATGTAAATATACATATACACCTAAAAAAGTATAGTATATTATAATGATAAAAGCAGTAGGCACTATTTTTTTAAGCCTAAAAACTAATCGTATACTCTTAGGCTTACGATCCGAAGACAGTTCTCACCCACTAACGTGGAGTTTCTTTGGTGGAAAAGTTGAAGAGGGAGAAACCCTAGGTAGTGCGTTAGAACGAGAACTCAAAGAAGAATTAATAAATTTTCCTAAAATTATTAAAACTGTTCCTTTAGATAACTTTGTTAGCAACGATGACGGTTTTAACTATGCTAGTTTTGTAAGTACTATTAATAATGAATTTCACCCAGAATTAAATGATGAGCACGTGGGTTATGCGTGGGTTAATATCGGTGCATGGCCAAAACCTTTGCATGCTGGCACTAAATTGATCTTGCAAAATAAGAATAATATAAAGAAACTTGATTTAATTATCAATAGAAGAAATACTAAGTAAACTGCTCACCAAATGGGTCAAATTCTATTCCGCACTTCTGTGCACAAACCCCCAATTTACCTTTCTCTAAACTGTTCAAAGACCAACTGTTTGTAATATCCTGTAGCAAGCCGCTGTTATTAATAACATCCCCTAAATTGTTGTTAATTACATCAATACCTTCTTTACCGCCTGCATGATCAATAAAATCCCATATCTGCTCAACCCTAAAATCTTTATGCCACCATTTGTACATGCGTCCGGCAGTCCAGCAACACGGCATAAGAAGTCCTTCGGCTGTTATAAAAATACTCTTATCCTCGTTGGCAACTTTACATTTTATTTGACAAGTATTATAATACTCCAACATACTACCATAAGTTTTGATTATTTCTTCTTGCTTTAGTAATGCTCTATTTTTATATTCTTCTTTAGTAGGTTTTGTTAAGTTTTGTGTTTCCTGCCCTTTGCGATTTACCGATTGATGTTCTTCCTTTGCTTGACTTGTAGCACTACTAATAAATCTTCCTGTTTTCTTTTTGGTAAACTTCTCAAAACCTATTTCGTTAGCAAGTGCCTCTGCTTCTTCTACTTGATGTTCATTGTGTTCAAATATTAAAAAGTCCCATCGTGCTCTACCACCGGCTCCTACAAATGCTCGCATACTACGTTCAACTATGTCCCAATTTACATTTTGTCTATATAAATGGTTTGTATCTCGTAACCCGTCGACACTAAAAATAACTGTGCCCATGCGTCCGTATATTTTGGCAAGACGCTCCCACCATTCTGGTTCTCTAGCACCTGCGTTAGTGTTCATACTTAACCACATATCCGGGTTGTGTTTTCTAAAATACTCAAATACTTCAAGTGTATCTTTAGCAACAATAGGATCGCCTAAGTTACCGCACATATACATGGTTTTTAATTGCTGTACAAACGGGACACTAAAAATCTTCTGCACATCTCCAATTGATAGTTCTGCATCTGTCATATGGGGGTTGTCGGCTCCGCCGTTCATGTTACGATCACACATAGGGCAAGCTGCTTGGCAACGTTGTGTAATTTCTAAATGTACTGTTCTAATCTCATCATAAGTATACATTAACGATATCCTATTAACATATATCTATTATATTTTTCGAGATTTAATACACCCTCATATAAAACATTAGTAAGCGGAGCCATTCGTTTAAACTCGTCAATATCATTTACGCAATTCACGTGATCTTCAATTTCAAAATAATCGTTTGTTTGTAAAATAACTAAAGTTCCAACTGGTATTAAACTGTGCCACTTGGAAAAATTTGTAATGTGTTCGCAACTTGTATTAATTACAGTATCAGGTTTATCATACAACTCTTGCGGCTCGCCGTTGCTTTTTATTGTATCATATGTATGACCGTCTCTGTAATTAATTTCTGTTATATCGCCGGTTTGTGCTTTAAACTTCCAAGCGTCCATAACATATGGTCTATTAATTGTGTCAGCAATTTTATAGCAAGTTGGGTCTATGTCAAACGATCTAATCTTTTCTAGTTTCAGGCCTGACTCAAATAATAATAATGCCAAGGAACTGTACCACCCAGCACACAAAAATACCGTACCAAGGTCCAAATCTAATTTTACTAACTCCTCAACTAGCCATTTTTTACTAGCAACTTGTCCTCTAGAAAATGCATCTCGCAATTCTGCTTCAGGAAAATTGCGTATTGCTCTAGGGAGAGTATCAAATAAAGCAGGTGGATTATCAATAAACATTGCCACCAACGACTCTATTTTTTTCAATACTACTGTAGTATTGAAATTCAATACTACTGCTTGGCGCAAATTGTTCATTTCTCTATTTTCAGCGTCGAGACGAGACAACACTCTAAAAATTGAATGCATATTCTCTTCTATTATAGCCTTGCGTAAATCCTCAATTGGCATCGAAAGTGGTAACAAATCCGTTTGTTGAAAATAATCTAACGTTCTAAAAACTGAGTGCCAATTCTTTTCAGCAATACTGCGGCGTACATCATCTATTAGCACAGCCGTTTCGCCTGTATTTAAAGTATCAACTAACCTAAATAACGAATGTAGGTTATCTTCTATTATTGCTTTACGTATATCTTCAGCAGGCAACGTTTCTTCGTTTTTGATTAATCTAAATAATGAATGTAAATTGTCTTCAATTATTGCACGGCGCAAATCATCTAACGGTATATCTAACTCATAATGCTCTAATAATCTAAATAATGCATGTAAATTTTCTTCTATGATAGTTTTACGAATATCGTCAATGTCTGCATTCTTGTGCTCCTCAAAAATTCTAAATACTGCGTTTAGATTTTTTTCTGTCATGGCTTTTCGTAAATCTTCTAATTCAGTAGTAAGTCCGTATTGAGCGAAAACTCTAAATATCGATCTATGATTCTTCTCAATAATTGCTTTACGCAGATCATCTAATTTATCCGAAGAATCGAAATAATCAAAAACTCTAAATATCGCTCGATGATTTTTTTCTGTCATTGCTTTACGCAAATCATCTATACCAACACCGGCATGCTCGAACACTCTAAATATTGATCGATGATTTTCTTCTACTACTGCTTTTCGTAAATCTTCTACAATCTGTTCATGTGGTTCGTTTCCAGCGGACAAAAGAGAAACAACACGAAATATTGCATGTGGGTTTTTTTCAATAACGGACTTACGAAACTCATCGACTAACTCTTTATGTTGTGTTATATCTGATGCAATTCTAAAAATACTGCTTAAATCTTCGTCTACTACAACACGACGAATGTCGCTTAGAATAGGTGCTTGGCTACTGTATAGTAGTTCGTATCTGTCTAATATTTCATGTGCTTCCATAGTAAGTTATTATAACACTAATTGTTTAAACTGTCAAACTGTTCTCGTATCCAGTCTCTGTCATTTATTTTATCCAAGGCGTTGGTATTGCCTTTGTTTGCTTCGCCGTACTCGCGACCTTTCTGTGCACCAAGTATCGCCCATTCGCCGTTGGGACGATCTGCACCTTTACTGCACCATATGTTGATCCACTCTAATATACGAGGATCGTTACTACTATCGTAATGCCCTTCTGGATCTTTAATTACTTGTGCCGCTAACTTTGTACATTCTCTAAAGCCACTTTGAAATGCTGTTAACGGATCTGCGTTAATATATGTCGAATTACTTAACTCTGGCATTGCTTTAAACTTACCAGATACACTTGTTGTAAAATCAATATGCCAATCCTTTGCGCGCCTGACTGGTTCTCGAGGAAATAATTTTATACCACCGTATCCATATACTAAGTCATTTACAGAATTTTTACAACGCCATACATGAATACATTCGTTTTGTTTTACACCGTCCCAATACTCTAACTCGCTACTTGGTCTATATGTAAAATCAAAATTATCTTCTAATATTGCATCAGCATCAACAACATAAAACATTGTAGTAAGAGATTGCCTTGCACATTCTTTGTGCCCATAAAATATACCTTTAATGTTTTGCACTCGCTTTGCCCACGGCACACGCTGTTTTAACTTTTCGTATGTCTCGTCAGCGAACGGTTCGTAATAACTTAAATGAAAAACTTCTAGCATAATGTTTTACTCGTGTTATAAAAATCTGTGTATTCTGGGAACGTTTCTAAAAAGTTAGTTCCTCGTCTTTTATCGTATTCGTCTGCGTACTTAACAAAATCTGCACGATTTACATTTAATTGCGCAACATCAATTGATGTTCTAAACCAACTTAAAATTCTCTTCATCATTTCTATCTCATGACTTATAAATCCTGGCGTGTCATCGTTGCCGCGATGAGACTCCATAAACTCAATACTTTCAATAATATATCCCTCAAAACTACTGTCTAAAATTTTAACTGTTAAAAACGGAGGATTACGCAAGTACGGTACGCTCACCATCAGCGGCGGATGCCATGGATCGTTGTGCGGAGAACTACAACGTACTTCATATATTTTTTTTAAGAGATCAGCGAAGCTAGTAACACTTAACGCATTGTAAGTGCACATAAAATCAATATGTAACTTTGGAACTTCTGCACGAAGTTTAGAAATATTTTGCCAGAACTTATTATAATCTAATCCATATCTTATCCATTCTGCTTTGTTATGTGTTGCTTCTACACTTGTAAAAACACTTACATTGTTAAGTTTTTCTGTTACTGGTTTTATTAAAGAAATAAATTCATCAAAGTTTTTATCAGGCACACACATATTTGTGTTTATTGCTAACTCTAATTCGTGCCTGGGGTTTTTATTAATTTCCTCAAGCACCCTAAAGGTGTTCTTGTTTAACAACGGCTCGCCGCCGGTAATTCTAAATGTATGTAAAGATTTATATAAGTCCGGCCACCATTTCCAAAATGCTTCCACATATGGATTATATTCTCGTTCGAGGATCGGTGTTGTGCCTTTATATTCCAAATGTTGTAAACTTCCAAAGTTCTGGCTTGTAGGATACGGTCCATACTGCTTTGCTTCTTCATACCACTGACTACTAATGTTAGGATAGCAATACATACATTTAAAATTACAAACATTACCAAAACTAACTTCCAAATAACGCGGATTTGGATTGTCGTCCCATGGATTTTTTACTGCATCGTTGAACCATGGTGCTGACCACATAGCGGCACTTTTAATGTGTCTATCACTATAATTTTCGCCAGAGCTATCTTCGACATTCCAGCAATATTGACACTCTGCCGGCCTTTTACCTTCGAGCATTTCTTTCCTGCGTTCTTTCTTGTACTGCGTATTATGCAATGCGGTTGGATTATTAGTTAATTCATCAACAGGAACTTTGTGTGTTCCGGGGTGGTGGCAACTATGTGTATGCCCATTTTGTAAATGTATTGTTACTTGATACCATTTAGCCAAGCAGAAACTACTGCTAACAGAGTCCAGTTTTTTCTTAATATTTTTTACATCTTCGAGAAAAAAATCTGTCATGCTAAATTATTTTTTTCCATCCATTTTTCTGTAACATTAACCCCAACACGTGGAGGATTTACATATACTCGTTTAAAAAACTTGCTTGCATTTGCATCCACTTCGCCCAACTGCATACCCAAACGAGTACGTAAAGTGTCGCCAACGTTGACGGTGTGTCTATCTATATTATCATCATTAACAACCGATGCTACGCGGCTATCATAAAACTCTCTAAACCATTCATAATCTCTTACATTATGATGGTTAAACTCCGGGTCTAAGTTACATAACTCGCATCCAAGCCGGGTTCCGTATATTGCCCACTTGCCATTTTCAACATCTGCTCCTATTGTTGCCCATATGAGAAGTCTTGTATAATTTTTATGCCATATTGCTTTTTCAAATTCTCCCGGCGCTGGGTTTACTTTTTTGCCGTCTGCTAACGACATTTTAACGCCTTCGCGAAAACCTGCACGGAAGGCTTGATAAGGACTACCGTTAGGATGATTCATGCAATAAATGTCGTTCATCTGCTGATAGTCTAAGTCCCAACAAAAGTCAATTGCGGCAGATTCGTTTTCGGCATGCTCGTGTGTTTTCATAGCAAGCGTAGGTTCTTTTGGCCATAGTTTAATGCCGCCGTTACCGTATACTAATCCATTAATAATATTTTTGCTACTCCAACTCCAGATTGATTTTTCATGTCTCTCTGGATCTATTTCCAATTCGCCGTTCCAAAAACTCTCGTCAACAATGTTATCACCATCTACTGTAATAAACCTATCTGTTCGACTTGCTTCGGCGGCTGCTTTATGGGCACTATCAAATCCTTTAACACCGTGTATGCGTTGTGCCCATGGTATTTTGTTAACTAAATCTGCGTAGTTCTTTTCGCAGTTTGGTTCATCAAAACTAATATAAAAAACATCAAACTCATTTAAACTATGTTTTGCCATTTATACTTCCTCATATATATAATCATCATAAATTCTTCTTGTGTATACACTTGCGTTTGTTAAATTTTCTGTATATACTACTTCAATATCTTTGCTAAGAAATTCTTCAACACTAAAACTAACATGCTTCTTTAAAAAATGCGGATCATTAAGTTCAGTGAAAAAGAAATGTAAAGTATTAACACCGTTGATGGTTATACTGTCCCCTGCTTGTGTTAAACTATTTCTTAATCCGCTGTCTAAAATAAAAGTTAAAGTATTGTTGCTTAAACTATTTAATACTTTAATTTGAAACTGGTTATTGCTTTTTGGTATTTCATACAACGTATTATCAACTGTGCGTACTGATATTTCTTGTGTTACTTTCTTTTCAATTACTACTTTACCCGTTTGCCGATTTTCTCGTACAACATATTCCATCATATTCATTGTACCTAATATAAAGCCAGCAACTTCATCTTCAGGAAATGCGGCATAACGATTAGGCGAGGTAACATCTTTATTTCCAGATACAGAAACTATTTGGTTGCTATCATTAAAATAAACGTATAGATCACCCATCAGACGCATCCTCTAATTTTTTAATTATATCATCTGTAAGCCATTCTTTCACATGATAATGAAACGGATAATACTGTTGATAATTGCCAATTTTTAACTTACAATCGTTAGTAAAATAAGTTGGTATGTATTTTGTCCAATCTTCGTCAGCTAAATTTCCTGTATCTTGCATGCGAGTTTTCATATGTACAAAGGTTGGTGTTAAAATTTTACTTGTACACTCATCCTCTACTCCTAATAATTTTATTGCCAATGCATACGCAACATCGGCACTTAGCCAAGTAGGACGAGTAGCATCTAAATATTTTAAATAAAAGTCTTCCCAGTTTTCCATAATTATTTGTGTTAACTTAGTCACTTCCCAAATAATCTTACTGTTTTTTCTAAAATACATAAACGCTGTATAAATGTTTGGCAACTGATTACTAACAAATGTTCTTCTATAATATGTACTTTTGGCAACTTCGTTACGATAAGTTAGTACATTTGTTGTAGCCATAATATCTTGTCTAGACATTGTATCCCACCAGTGACTGTAGTCACTTAAAAACAACATGTCAGCATCAAGTATAACAGTTTCTTTATACGGTGTAAAGTGAGCATACTTCCATTTATTGTTAATCTTCCAATCTGCTAATGCGGCGGCATCTCCCCATGGAAATTCTATCACATTGTCAAATATCCAACTTTGCTTTTCCGATAACAAATGCGATTCTGATCCTGGCAACGCTATGCTTACGCCTTTGACTTTTGATTGTGTGTTCTTTATGCTTAACGCAAGAGCATAAGCCATGCGTGTATAATCGTGCGTTTGATTATTCTGGGCTATAATAAGATACCCTCGTTCGTTCACTTATACAACTCCTCTATACGATCGCTGTTGTCTAAAATTGTTTTCTTGTTTAAGAAATGTACATTAGTATGCTTTATAGAATTGACTATACATTCATTGGGTTTATTTGGTAAAGTTATTTTAACTTTTACATGATTTACATCTTTAAAGTCTACAATCTCATCCTCAGGCTTGGCAACCACCATTTTGCTAACTGGCAAAAACGGGATGCTTGTCATTGTGTGTTCTGTGAAACTGCTTAACATATGCCTTGCTATACTTGCCGCAAAGTCGTTGCGATATAAGTCGCCATGAAATTCGTACACTTGCCTATAATACCCGTAGTTACTGTGAACATGTTTCATAATATTAAAAAAATGTTCTACTAACGTTGTTTTCTTAAAATATATCGCTGTAGCCCACGCCATTGTAATGCCAAAGTCGTTAAGCCTTTTCTCTTCAATAAACTCATCTTTAAACAATGGCACAATATCCGTGTTGAGCATTAGTTCGTTTTTGCTTCCCCACACTGCGTTAAACCGATCATTCATTATTAAGTAATCAGCATCTAATACTAATGTTTCGTCAAACGGTGACAACTCAAACGCATTCCATCGTAAACTATTATTAAAAGATAAAATTTGATTGTAATCTTTATAGTGCCGTTTACTCGGTGCTACTGCTCCTATATCTGTAATAATATGTACAGGAACATTCATGTTATACTCTATCATGGCTGCGTTGAGCCGAGCAATTTTTTCATAATCTATTTGCTCGTTGTTAAAAGCAAATATTACTATACCCTTAGACATCTGCTATTTTCTTTAAATCTCGTTCAACCCTAATATCTTCCCAATCTTTCCAGTAATCATACACCACTTCCATGTAAGAAGATAGCAATGTATTCTTAAATTCTGCTAAGTCTTTGATTAATATTGGATTATTATTAACATCTAGTATGGGTGCGGACTCATATCCAGAGTTAATTATATCACCTATAAACGCAATAAACCCCGGTTCGGCGCGGAAAACGCCTCCGTTCAAATAACATGTTAGCCTTTCTTCAACTTGCGCTAAAAGCAAGTGCTTCTGATTAACTATTGTTGTTCTAAAATTAATAAACTCGTATGCTTTTTCTATATCAGACATATAAAAACCCTCTGTACAATTACTTATACAGAGGGTCAAAAGGTAAATTTTAAAATTTACTAGCTATTACGATTGAGTAAATGTTCCTGCACTATAAGAAGGTGCCGCGCTATTGACATATGTGCCAGTTGCACGTCTTTCTTGTGCAGTACTTGTTAGTGTACCGTTTACAGTGTCATAAAAAGCATTTGTGTGGCCGTCTGTAAATGTAACAGTCCACGTAAATACTGTCTTATTTGTATCACAAGAACATTGAATCTTGTAGTTGTTACTTGCATACGCACCAGAGCTTGCTTGTGTAAAGATTGTGCGAGTGGTTGTAGCATTACCAACAATGTCATCAAAACTATCGCCTGTTGTACCACCTGTGCCACTTTGTGTTGTTGTGTTAACGCCAACAGTAATAGTACCCATAGTACTTAAAAGTGTTGCCCAGTTAGTTGTTTGTGTGCCCGTACCGCCCGAAAGTGAAGCAGTAAAGAGCATACCACCGCCTTGATTAAAGAAATATCTAGCGGCATCGTAACTAGCAAATGTTTGTGTAAAACTGTGCTGTGTAGATGATGACCACGAAGCTGTACCTGATTTTGAGTTGGCTGTGCCTGTTGTCATGTTACCAGCTGAGAATACTAATTTGTTAGTACGAATTGTAGCAATATCAGTTGCTAGATTTGAATCAATTGAAATTGTTCCACCTGCACTGAAAGGACCTGCGGATGCACTTCCTGAAATGTTAACAGTAGAACCTTGGTGTCCTGCACATCTGTGAATCATCATATAAAGATTATTCCATTGTGCAGCTGTAATTGTGTTACCTGCGGAGACATCTGCTTGAAGCATAGTCTCGCCGTAACCAAAAATTAACGATCCTGCGGCTGTGCTTCCAGAGTTGTTATCTCCAAAAATATCTTCAACATCAGCAATAAATGAGTTGAGATCACTAGCTAGAATCGTATTACCGGCAGAGTACGTCATATTTTTCTCCTAAATCTACCCCCATTCTAACGTGGGGATAACCGTCACTCGATTACGCGCCCGTGACTGGCACGATTACCCACGTTTATTATAGTGTCTGAGGCTCCACACTAGGTACAAATAACAATATAGTGTCACTTTATATATTTATCAAAAAAAAGCCAACACCGCGGTGTTGGCTTTAATTATCGACATTATATGTTCTATTATGAGTTAACTTGTATAAATGCCTCAACAGAACCAATTTCGTCAGTGTCTTTATCTTCTAAAGCGCGTCCAATAACGCCCCAAAGAAGAGTTAGTTGATCACCTTTCTCTGTGCAATACTTAATAAAGTCTCGAGGTAGTGCTTGTGCAACACCAGAAATTTCACTACTAATTAAGCGATCTCCCTTCTTAACTTTACCAACTACTGTTACAGGTGCGCGACCAGTTAATGTAACATAAGGGTGTGTGTTTGATGTACCAGCATCGGCATTCATTCTATAAGCAGGTTCAGTTGAAATAACGCCAAATACTTCTGTTGAGCAATAGCCAACTGCTTTTGTTATTTCATTAGTACCGCCCAATTGAACAACTGTACCGGGACTCAATGTTTCGTCTGCATGATATCTTTCTGCCAAGTCAGCGTATTGTGCCGAAGTTGCTTGGCCGTGCAATACTGCACATTGCATGTCTGCATCTGAGTGTGTAGTGCCGTCGGCGGATGTTGTAGATCTCCATCGATCGGATGCCTCATCCCATACTAGATACGCATCAGTTGCGCCGCGTTCTGCTTGCAAACCAATGTAAGGTACTGCGGCAGTTGTATTATTTCGTGCTAACTGTATTATTGCATCTTCAATTTCTAAATTTGTTGTGCTAACAGTTGTTGTTGTACCATTAATAGTCAAGTCGCCCGTAATAACTACATCGTTATCAAATGTCTTAATGCCAGCAATATTCTGGTTTCCTGTAGTTAATACAATACCCGATAACGAAACACCACCTATTTGAGAAGCATTTGTAGCAGTATCAGCGTTACCATTAATATTAATTGTATATGAGCCTGTTAATCTTCCAGAAGGTACAGTTCCAGTTGATAAATTACTTGCATTAGTATAATAAGAAGCTGTTTGGCCATTAAGTTGTGATGTGCTTGTTGCCGTAGTAGCGTTGCCTGCTAAATCCCCAGTAAATGTTGTACTAAAAATATTAGCAAATCTTGCAATACCGGAACCTACAACAAAAGCATTATCAGAGGTTGGTACAGTATCCGCATTTAATGCAACAAATGGTGCGCCGGCGCTGTTTGTAAAGTTTGCATAATCTAAATAAAACGATGGTAGTTGTCCGCCGAGTCTATTAGAATCAGAGGCGTTATTAACTGTAGCATCTGTATATGCAGTATTAATATTCATACCACGTGTAACTTTACTGTTATTAGTAAGATTAGCATCGGTATCCATAGCACCAAATACTGCTGTAACTAGTGTTTGTTGTCCTTGCCCTGTTGGTTCGGTTGCCAAAAACCAAAATGTTTCTTGGGCAAAAACAGCAACAATGTTATCTGCTGTAAGAGCAGATGTTGGGGTTGCAGGATCACGTATAAACATTACTGCAACTGTTTTCTCACCTGCATTGTTTGTACTGTTAATATCAGTAGTTGATGTTACTTTAACAAATCCTAACTCTGTTCCATTTGCACCTGGGATGCTTGCGTTTTTCCAAGATGCCGAAGAACGAATTTTTAATTGTAAATCGTCAGTATCATAAAACAAATCACCGTCGCGGGCAGTTGCCGGCTCGGATGTACCAACGTAAACTTGTAATCTTTCAAATGAATTTGTATCGCCAGTTATAGAACAAACTTTAAGTACATCTTCGCTCTTATCGTACCATAACTGGCCTTTTAATGGGCTTGACGGCGGAGATGTTTTTGCAAAATTTTCAAGCAAGTAAACAAAATTACTTGCAATAATCTGACCGTATCCACTATAGTTCTTGCCTAGTAATGATAGAGAAGTATTTGTATCCACTGTACCTGGAGCTACATTCGTTAAAAAATTACCGTCGAATGTATTAATTGTATATGTCATATTTCTCTCTCTTTATTATTGCATCTGTATTCGGATTGTATACACAACCTCGATAATTCTATTTAATGATTTCTGTATAGGATGGAAAATAACGTGTGTTAGCATATAACATTTTGAGTTAAAGTCAAGTAATGTTGCGGCATCTGTTGCCGTTCCTGTAATCTCGTTACCTGTTGCAACATCCAGACTAAAAAGTCCTAGTTCGTCAAACACAAAATCATCTGTAAAATCTGTACTATTATCAAAATTTTGCTGTGCACCTGACGGCTCTCCAAATTCTAATGTACAAGTTACTTTAATGTCTGTGTAACTTGTTGAACTTGAAAGCACTTCTAGTTTGTTTTTTGAAGGTGCCGCGTTTGATGCAGCCAAGTCGTCGACAACTTTAAAATATTTTATCGAATATAAATTAGAAGTTGGGGATGAATCATCTGGTGCTTCGCTAACATTAGCAGTTTTATAAGTAATTTTTCCCAATGTATTAACATTAGAACCGCCATTACCAAAAGCCATGTAATGAATATCATAGTTAGGCTTACCTGCTAATGATTGTGCAAGATGTTTAGCCATATTACCGTAATGAATTGCGTTTCTTTTATTAACTAATTCAACTGGTTTTTCTTCATCCGTAACATCACGAATTAGAATATGTCCTTCCATTCTAACACCGCCGGTTTCATCCGGTTTTTCAGTTTTTAATTCGTCTTGTGTATTTTTATTTTCCATTATAAAAACTCATTATTACTTATTTATCTATTCTTATTATATTGGTATATTATGCTAATGCATTTCCTGGTCTATCTTTGAAGAATATTGCTTGCTCACTTGTAGAGGCATATAACCCGTTGATGCTATCTGGGCTCCAGGTAGTTTCTGTCTCATATGTTAAAATATTATTTACATCGGCACTAAACACAGAGGTGCTTATTGCATGCGATTGTGCACTTGTAGTGCCGGTTCCTCTACGGCAATGTAATAACTTATTATTTGTTCTATCAATGTCGAAATATTCAACACGCTCGTTTCCGATAAACACAACACCCGGTGTTGTATAACCAGTGCCTAATGAATTCATATACGGTTCAGGCAATACTGTTACATCAGCAACCGCTATTTCAATATCATCTTTGCCAATTGCAGTAGAAACTGTTGTTTTTGTAGCGTTTGGTAATGCATAATATTTTGTTTCGCCATCTGCATCATAATATACTCTAAAACTAATCGAATCTGTTACTGTTGACAAGTCATCACTGTCGTTAGTTTGTACTGTAATTTGTAATCCTTCCTTAGGACTAATTGGAATTAACTCCTCGGGCCATTGTTCATATGTTGGGCGAACAAATCCTTTACTGTCTCTTTCTTGTCTATCAGTTGATACGTTAGGATACCCTTTTGTATAAGTCCTAAAGTTTAACGCTACAGGATCAGGAGTAAAGATGTAGTTTGCTGTTTCTGGTTTTCCATAGTATTTTGTTCCTAATACATAAGGGAAAACAGGATTATTTACATCATCAACTGTAACATAATATGCATACACACCTTCAGGATACTCTGGCGTATGTGCAAAACGGCCGTTATACTCGTCTAGATGGCCTAGGCCTGCAACGTATTCGTAGTCTTCGTAGAATGTGCCGTCGTATGTGCCTCCAGGATTTGTTTCGCTGCCTATAGCAGTTCTAGTTCCAGTCTTTAATCTATAACTTGATTGAACTCTATGAACAGTAATTGTAACTGTAAACAGAATTTCGCTGTCTGCGGCAGGTGCTGACACAAATGTTATTTCTGATTTTGCGTCTGTAGCGCCTGTAAATGTAAAGTTAGTTGTTTCTTCCTGTACAACGCCATCTATTGTAACTTTTATAAAGGAGTCGTCAATTAAACTATAATCAGGTTCTACTGGTCCAGCAAATGCCGTTGTTGTTCCGTCACCTATATAATGCTTACTTGCATATACCCGAGGTCCATAAATTGGCACTCCATCAAATGCATAACCTAACAACGGACTATGTTGCTGTAAGTTATCATTATAAATTGACGTAGGATTAGTATAATAATGATATTGTCCCGATGGGCTAACACCAGCACCGTGTTCGTCTCTAAAGGACCAGAAGAATCTATTTAATGTAGCAGAAGTACCACTTGGTCCGTATCCTGTATCAGTTCGGGCAGAATCAATATGCATAGTATTATAATGCCAAACATCTTGATCAGAGTAACTAGCAATTGCTTTACTACTGTATAATGCTACGCCATTTCTAAATACACCAACAGGTCCATGTGGGACACTTTCTTTTTCTGTTGCAATTGGCACAAAAACAGTATTTGGAATGTTCCAAGACATGTTTTGATGTGTTATACGCGGAGATGATGTTCTTAAATCCGGACGCAACGGATCATTCCAATTTGTTGGATGATCAGGAATACCACTTGCTGTAATATAAATTAAATCTCGTCTATAATCTACAAACTCAACGCCTGACTTTGTTTCTCTATTAAATATGTGCCAGCCTACTCTATCTGCAAACTTACCACTAAAATCTTTGAACGCATTGCCAACTAATGATGTATTTGGAAATTCTGCGTAAAGTACTGGTAAGTCCTGTCCTTGATCCCATTTAATTCTTCTAAAGTTTTCAGGGTTTTCTGTATACGTATAATCCCACGGTTGACTATCCCAACCCCATTCTTTTGGCAATGGATCGTCATTTTCAAATGTTGTGATATCAAAACGATTGCCGTTCTCAATTTGAACTTTACGGAGATCATAAAAAGCATCTTGTAACCCTCTGATAAACATGGATTGTATACTATTATATTGTCTTATAAAAGTAACCATATCAAGTCCAGCGTCAGATATTCCTGAAACATCTAAGTTTACGCCGTCGACTAAATTATCAAATGCAGAACTTTGGCCAGTTAAGTCAATGCCACTTCTAACAAAGTCATAATAGAGAACCGCCTCAAATACTTTCAACGATAAATCTCTATGGTAACCACCGGTGATAGTGTAATAAGTATCATTACCTACTAACTGATCATATGTAATAGTCTCTAATGCGTCTAACGAATTACTAACAATAACAGGATGATCCATTATATTTTGATTAGAGATCAATGACATATTTGCTAATGCTTCTAAATTATAGCCAATATTACTAGAGTATTTTGCTATACGCTGTGAAGCATGATCCCATATACTTCCTGTTGTTAAGTCTCCTACAGAGTCCCTTGTTGCTAAATCTCGTATCGCATTACGCAATCTCTCTGCATCAGTATACTCGGTTTTATAATGCACCGATCTTGAGTCTGCGCCTGCATTACCAGCAGTTATATATGTCTTTGCTGGTAAAATATTTCTATCTACTCTGTCAAATAATACAGTAACAGTTAATGCTCTAACTAGATTGTTATCGGTATAATTTTCTAAATAATCTTTATAAATTCCTGTTTGTAGAATTAAATCATACGCAGGATTAACTCCTGCCTGTAAAGGAACTACCGCGGCGGTCTCTGGATTATAATACGGCGGGTTATCAAAGTCAGTTATATGAGATTGTGCAATATCCAAAGATAAACTTTTAACGCCCCTATATTCTCTAACTTTTGTAGTATAAGGCTTAACTTCACTTATGTACTCTTGCAAATGCGGCAATAAGTCAACTTTATATTGTAACCTTTGTCCTAGATCTTCTTCTTCTGACGATACATTTAAATACGAACTCTTAAATATCCAATTCACATCAGGCTGCTCAGCAAGAACATAAGCCGACATGCCAAAGAATATTTCATTTAACTTCACATGCCACGTGGTTGTAAATACATTATTAAAAATAGCCTCAATAATATTACGCAAACTATTGCTTTGATCAACGGTAAGAGTATCAGTATATGTTGCTGTAGTAAAGTTTACTGTCTGCTTTTCTGCACCTATTTTTAAGAATTTATTTGTAGTATTATTATACTCAAAAACACGCCATCTGTTTGCACCATCGTTTAATACTTTTACAACATCGCCGTTTGCTAGGTTAGTTAACCGATCTCTTTCTAATGTTGTATTAACAGTATGATTAACTGCGGTGCTAGCCGAATAACCAGTTGCCCACCAGTCAATATAAGTTATAAACTCATTGTTATAAACATTTGCATCCCACCCTGTTTTATCGTCGTTAATTGGCAGCTCGATCAACGTTTTATTCATTAAATAAACAAAATTCTTTCTTGCAAGATTCACATCCTTAAACCATGTTTGTCTTGGTCGATATAATGTACCGTATCGTCGTGTTGGATGCAACATTTCAGTATCAGGAACTGCTAATCCTGTCTTGTCATATCCAACTAAACTATCGATCATCTTATTGATAAAATAATTCGGGATTACGCTACGTGGATCGCTTTTTCTTAGTAATACCCATTGTTTATGTACGTTACCTTCTGTTTCCTTAATTTTATATTTTAGTTGTAAATGCGAACTTTCTGGTGTAATAAATCTATCAATGCCGTTAATAATTATTGCACCGCCGGGTTTCTTATAGAATACTTCCATAAAATCATTTACGTTAGGTGTAATAGATAATATAATTGTTTTAATCAACCCATCACTATCAACAATACCATTCTCATATGCTTGTGTATTACCGTTAATTAAAACTTTAGTTATATCTAACGGATTTACACCTTCTGCAGATATTTCTTGCGTAGTCGAAGAACTTGTAATAACTATCGGTACAGCTATTTCATACTGATTGCTAACCGGAGCATACCATTCCGACAAGGACGTATCGGAAAGATACGACGCAACAGTAGCGGCACTTCGAGAACGACTACTAATAGCAGGTACAGTAGATTTATCTTTTACCCAAAAGTAATATGATGTTACAAATTTGTTAGTTGATGAATTCCATTCTTCTACTTGACAATATTCAGTTGTGCTTCTTACAACCCCATTTCCTTTATAACTTAACGGTGCTACTGAACTTTTAACCCATTCGTAAACGTCTATGCTTGATCCTGGGAACATTTTATTCCAATAACGTCTACGATACCTATTATCGCCTTGTTCAGCATCATAAAACCTAACGGTTGATGTATCCCACCATAACACGCCTTCTTGCTTACTGCCCCATAGTAAATCTTCGTTTACTAACGCATTTTCGTTGCTAGACACATTGTATCTAGCAGGATCATTATTAACTCTGTAAGAAATTTCAGTGCTTGCCAGTCCAGGAATAAGTCCTTTTGTAAAATCTAATAATAACGGTTTAGTATCAATTATATCTTCCGCAATATCATAAAGAGAAGCAACATCAAAAAGTTTTGTATTTACTCGTTCTTCTTCTCTTCTAACTGTTTCGTACCATGTGTCAAAACTTGTAATATCCTCAAAAGTAGCATTTACTTTCATGTCCGTTCCGACAATTTTATCAACTTCTATTGTTGGTAAATTAGTAGCAGGGTCGGGCAGTTTAGTTATGTCCCCGGGATTAACTACCGAAATAGCCGACACCGGACCTGCTAAATTAGCAGTAGCGGCCGCGCCGGCACCGCCACCGCCAACAAAACTAATAATTGGTGTTGACAAATACTGACCGTTATCTAATACTTCTACTCTATCTATTGTTCCTGATATTGCCGCAACCGCAGTAGCTTGTCTAGGTGTACATCCCCCGCCGCCTGGATTTATTGGGGCGGCAATTTTTATATCGGGCGGTGATTGGAATGACTCTGTTGTTTCAATAGATATAGACTTAACTTTAAACAGCAAGTCTAATGTTAATCCGGATCTCCCTCCAGAAGGAGATGCTGTTGTTGCTACATTTGTATGATTAGGTAATTCTGTGTAATCGCCCCCGTTTAATACAGATATTGCAGTAGGTATACCAATTGAGGTTACTGTAGCTGTTGCTAATGCAGTAACGCCCGCTGGCGGAGAATCTATAGTAACGGTTGGTGCAGCTGTATAACCATCACCGCCATCTGTAAGTGTAATGGTAGCCAGAGAACCAGCATAAACTGTAGCAACATCCATTGTAAAGTCTGCGGCGCCCCCGGCGCCTAAATCTGCATCAGCAATTGTAATTGTGTCATTTACTGCATTGCTATTACCGCCATCTACTACAGTAACACTTGTAACTGCGCCAGTACCGTCAACTGTAATATCAAACGTACCTAGTGTGCCCGAGCCCGATGTTGTACCTGTTACGCCCGTGTATGTCCCTGTTGCTCGTAACGGATCTGCGGCACTAAAAGTATCAACTGTAATAATTTCTCCGGCTGTACCGTCAATTGTTACTGTAGCGGTTGCTGTTGTGCCGCTTGTTGGTGGGTCAATTGTAACGTTAGGCGCAGTCAAGTATCCCGAGCCGGGGTCACTTATAGTTATAGTATCAACTTCGCCTATTGTTGCCGAAGTAATAGTTCCCGTTGCAGGTGTTCCAACACCACCGGTTACTATAATAGTATCTCCAATCTGATAACCGGTACCGGCTGTATTAATTGTCATGCCTAGACAACCGCCGTCGTCGCCAACCTCCATGTGTGCTGTTACTACAGCATCATCATCTAATATACCTTTACCAGCAGAAACCATTAACTTGCCTTCTTGTGGCATTAGGAATTTAGCAAACAACGTATTACTCGATGTATGTACAATTGTTGGGAAATCATAGTTTCCTTTAATATTATAATACCTACTTCCTACATCAGTATTAAACACAGCGCCAGCAGAAACAACTGCTTTACCTGCTATAGATCCAGGAAAAGTAAGAGTTAAGTTATTGTTATCAATATACTTTATTTCAGGATTATCGTATAATCCTCTAGTATTATAATACAGTCCACTAGCACCATTAATTACTGTACCAGTAGAAATAACTGCTTTACCTGCAATTGCTGTAGCAAAAGTAACAGTTAATGTATTTGCATCAACAAAAATAATCTCTGGGTAATCATACATCCCGCTAATATTATAATACAAAGTGTCATTAATTGATGCGCTAACATCGCTGTCTTGTATACTAGCGCCTAATACTGCAATATCAACATTTACATACTGACTACCTAGATTGTGTGTAACCGTCCATGTGGTTGTTGCAGATGCTTGTGTATGCTGATACGCGCCAGCACTATTAATTGCTACATACCCTGATTTTGTTATACCAGTTGGGAATATTACTCTAATATTGTTTGAATCTGTATATTCAATCAATGGCTGATCTAATAAAGATTTTGCAGATGTATCGTCGCTGTAAATAACGTCCACATTTGCAAAATCTACTCCTAGTCCGTGGGTAATTGTCCAAATATTTGCAGTTCCTTGCAACGCACTTGTATAGTTTGATGGTACTGCTACAATTTTATTTACGTCAGCCGAATTATTATATGTAAGTGTTATGTTATTGCTATCAGTGTGTGAAAGAATTGCCTCATTATATGTGTTATGTATAACATTATCATTGCTGCCAACAAATTCAACATTAATATATTTTTGCGCTAGACTATGCAATATAACAAATTGTGTACTGTAGCCGGTCCAATCGATGTCACTACCTAACATTGCTACATCAACAACAACATATTTTTGTCCTAAATTATGATTAATAGTCCATGTCGACGAAGCAGAACTTTGTGTGTGTTCATATCCAGAGCCCGATGCGATATTATTATCGTTGTTATGCGCTACTGCAACATAGCCGGCTCTAGCAACACCAGGCGGAAATAAAACTTTAATAGTATTTGCGTCTGTATATTCGATCAACGGATAGTCATATTTTCCAATAGCGGATGTATTATCTGTGTAGATGATTTCAACGTTAACAATATCTTCATTTAAACCATGCGTAATTGTCCATGTATTTGCTGTTGGCTGTACAGTACTAACAAATCGAGGTTTAACAACAACTGCTTTATCAATAACAGTAGACCCTCGTTCTAACCTGAATGCAGTGGTGCTAAAATACGTAACAACAACCTGATCGTATATAGTGCCAACTGCATTGTCATCAGCATCAACTAATGCTATATTAACATACTGTGAATTTAAGTTATGTGATACTGTTGCCCAGTTACCTAAGTCGGTTAAATCTACACTACTTCCAGGAAGAGCCACATCCACATTAACGTGTCTCTTACCTAAATTGTGTGTTACAGACCACGTCTGCGAAGCAGAACTTTGATCGTGCGTGTAGCCTGGTCCAGATGCAGCCCCTGGTGCATAATTATCACTATAAGTTACAGCAACATACCCTGACTTTTCTATGCCTTTTGGGAAAACTACTGTAAGAGTATTTGTATCCGAATACTCAATTAGAGGATGATCAAAATGTCCGGCTGCTCCTATGTCGTTATCATATATAATATCAACATTAACTAACTGCTGTCCTAAATTATGAGCTATTGACCAGAAACGAGACGATGCATTTAACGGGCTTACGTATTCGGATCTAATAACATCAATATAACCTCTAGTTATTACGCCATTCCAATCAACTGTTAAATTATTTTCATCAACATATGTAATTACTGGCGAAACGTACTCTGGACCAACTGCTATATGATTATCATCAAATAACTCTAAATTAACGTATTTCTGATTTAAGTTGTGCTCTACGTACCATATTTTTCCTTCGTATAGTGGAGATTCGTATAACTCAACACCCGGTAAGTACTGATAGCCAGCGCCAGGGTCAGTAATAGTAATACTAGAAAGTACCGAATCTAAATATGCTCTAGCAAATGCTGGTTCTTGCTCGTCTCCTCCAGAAAAAGCCACCGCCGGAGGACTTGTATATCCTAACCCGCCGGCCGTAACAGTAATACTACCAACGCCATATAATATATCATCAATTTTACAAACCGGCTGAACTTTTGTTCCTTCGATTAGCGTTTCAAACGTAAAATGTTTACCAATATCAGCAGGTGTATAACCTCTACCGCCTTGTGCTAAACTAACACCAGATAAACCATAATGTGTGTCTGTATCAATTAACTTACTTACTAACCAACCATTTGGTTCATTATCAACCCATACTAAATCTTGCAACGAATAAAAACTTTTATTAGTTTTAGTGTCGCTAAATGCATCTTCTTTTGTTTTAAACCGTCTAGGATGCCACAGTTTTATCTTATTAGATGAAGTATTATTACCTTCGCCATTGAAGAATTCATCGATTACAAATACTCCACGCTTTTCTACTGTTATGGACACAGTAAATTTTCCAGTGGTAAATGTTGAACCACCTTCGGTTGAAACAACAACATTGCCATTGTTTCCTACTAATCCTGTATACGGTCCTATTTTGCCGAATAAAACTGTTTGTACTTCGCCGGACATACCGGTTGATATTCTACTTAGGTTATCGGTATCGCCGACTAAAATTCTATTTGGCAACATAGGAAACTGAATATCAATTTCTATTTCTTTTATATAATCACGGTCGGCGCCAACTATATCGTATAGTGGTATTTTATTAACATTTACTAAAGTTTCTATTTCATCTGTATCTAAGTCTTTTATAGTAACAACGCCAGCGGTAATATTAACTTCTTTATTAATATAAAGTACTTCTTCTTCAACAACATATCCGCCTGCTAAACCTGTGCTTTTCTTGTCTTCTGTTAAAACATTACTCAAAACAATAACACTATCTTTATAAAAAGGATGAGAAATAACTGAGTCTACTTGTAATGTGCTAGTTTGTGCAATAAGTCCCAACGTGGATAAACCCTCGCCGGAAACAGACAACTTAGAACCGTTGTACTCAAGTTTTAAATTACCATTGATATCGGTTGTAGCAAGAAAATCCTCATTTGCTACTATAGCATTTATATCCTTTAAAACATTTTCCATCGTTACAATACGATTATCAATTTTAGATACTTCGTTATTAGATGTGTCTGTAAAGAATAGCGCACTAAATGCTCCGCCTACACCTTTCTTTACTTGTATTTTGTTTGCATATTGCCCTGTTAATTGTAATTCTTTTCTTGTTTCATCTTTTGTAATGAATAAATCTGGTACCTTGGCTTCAATAAATCCGTTATAAATTTCATCTAATGTTAATTCATTATAGTATGTATCGCTTACAATACCCACGTCACTATCAAACAAGTTCACCTGCGAGTCAATTGATATGGACTTATTTGTTGTTGTAATTTGTAAATAGCCGTTATTACTATACGCACTTACGTTTGGAACATTTTGTGTAATGTTACCAATAATACCTCCGGTATATGGCGCAGTTGGTGCAGAATGAAATAACGTATCGCCTTTGGTAACAGTTAGCGTAACATTGTCAATTTGAATTTCGCCGGTTAAAGTTATTGTTGGATTATACACTTGCCCAATTATAGTTACTGGGCCTTCGGGTATTTGATCAAATACTACTTCAACTGTATTTTCGTAACTTGCGGCTGTTGTTATAAAAATACTATCATTTTGTTTTACTAGTCCAGCATTTGTAACTGTTACATTCATTACTGGATATTCGTCTTCAAAATCAAACGATGACAACTCAATTTCATAAGATTCGATGTCGTCGAGCTCGACGACATCGTCGATGTCGTCGAGTGTTATTCTAATAGTATCACCAACTTTGGGTGTTATGTCTTTAGTATTTCCTACTATTTGCGGAACAACTTCCCCGATAACACTGACGCGCGTCTTTCCTGTACCCAGTAATTCAATATTTTTAACTGTTAAATCTGTCTCAACTAATTTAAATATAGCAAACTCATCATTATATGTTTTTGCTATGTGAGCCAAATTGCCAATAGTTGGTTCAACGTCTGCTTCTAGTGATGTATTTAAACTTGCCAAGATGTTAACATCGAATGCTCTTGTATCAACATCATTATTGTGCACGTACCCGGCAGTCGGAAGCCAACTACTGTCTCTATAACCAATTGGTAACTTTGGCCAAACTCCCGGTTTAGGAAGCTCTGGCTTTTCTATCCATCTAAGATCGTTAGTGTAATTAACTTGTATTAAGTCGTCGTATAAGCTATCTATATTATCGTTTTCAAATGTAAACTCAATTAGCGGATTTTGCACTCTAACGTCAGATGCTTTTATTTGTATTTCGTTTTGTGTGCTAGTAGCAGTAGAACCAAACTCGCCTATCTTAAATGCCCATTCTTCGTAAATTGACATATTGCTATTAGACAAAGTTCGGCTACGAAGTAGTTTATTAATACTATCCACGTTACCCTTTTGTCGCAACATTCCTTTAAAAAACTGAAAACTAATATTCTCATCTTCAGTAATGTTATCTAAATATTCTCTGTGCTGATAGCCAAACAAATGTCTCGAGCTGTCCAATAACGAATTTGTTAACGGTGTATCATATGCATTAAAAAATTTACGATAATCGTTAGCAGTTGTCTCAAAGTTTGGAATAATTGTGTCGTTTTGAATAATGTATCCTGGTGCTTCGTAATGTCCGTTCCAGTTAACTGTCTTGGAAAGATTCAATTTTAAACGATCTTGTCTCAAACGGAGCAACGGATCGTAAATTAAATCATTAAAATCTGTCTTGTTATCAAATAAAATAGCATGTTCAGTTCTATAAGGATTCAATTTCAATCCAAATATTCCTTTGGTGCTATCTAACGCCTTTACAGTAATATAATCGTTCTGTCTATCTATTGTTATATCACGACTGTACAATGCAGACCCGTCCTTGTCAACTACACTATACGTTGAATTGATAATCTCGCTGAGACTATCTATTTGTCCTAGTTTCTCAGTATCGAGTTTAATGCTTCTTGCTACTGGGCTTAATGTTATATATGTTCCAATTTCCCAAGTTGACAATTGTGCCCAATATAAAAACTCCTTAGCTGCATATTCAAAATTGTAAGTATCGAGAACATCAGGATCGTAATCGTCAAACACGAACCCAACAGATTCTAAATATCGCTGATAACTAATCAAAAAGTCAACTACATCTTTCTGATTGCTAAACTCTGCATTGTATGGTATTTCTGCGACTACATTATAAGAATTATTATACTTTGACACTCGCAGATTGCCTACTTGGATGATAGTAGCATCATGATCTTTAATACTTGGTATGATTCTAAAAGACGAGTTATATTGATCATAACCAGAAACAGAATAACCAGTTTCGGTGAGAGTAATTTTAACTCCGCTATATCTCCTTAAACCTTCGCTCTGTCCTTTATACAATATAACTGTTTTATTTTCGTCTGGTATAAAAATGCTGTTAGTTGTACGAGTTGTACTATAACTATCTGCAATAGCAGTAAAATCTTTGTCAACATAACCGCCAACTTTGTACCCTAGTGCTACACCAGATGTTTGAAATATATTAGAAATTACATTTGCATACGTCTTGCCTTGATTTAATAGATATGCATATATCCAAGTTTGGTAACCATAAACGACATTAGTACCTGAATAAAAATTAAAATCTTTTAGTTGTTTGCGCTTACCTGTGTCTTTAAAGATATATTGTGCTTTGTTAGCAATAGCGTATTCTCCCTCAAGCGAATCCCAGCCTTTAGTAACATACTCAACCGGTTCTGCTAGATAAAGAAGTTTGTTAATAATAAACGGCCAAACTGAATTTGTTAATAAACTAAATTCTGCCGGACCAAAGTCTCCTATTTCCCAATCTAAGCCTCGATCAACAGTATTTGGTTTGCTATACTCGCCACTAACAATCACTGGTGTAAGAGTAGCAACATCCATTGTAAAGTCTGCGGCACCGCCGGCGCCTAAGTGTCCATCAGCAATTGTAATTGTATCGTTAATGCTGTGTCCTGAGCCACCACTGACTACTGTAACATTTGTAACTTCGCCAGAGCCATCTACTGTAATATTAAATTTACCAACAATACCAAAGCCATCAGTTGTTCCAGTTACACCGGTATATGTACCTGCTACTCTTAAAACGTCTGCCGCGCCAAATGTATCCATTGATGCTATAACGCCTGTTGTAAGAATACCTGCTTGTACTGGATCTAGCAATGCGCCAGTATGATCGACGGGTATAACTGCACTCAGTCCTTTACGTCGGAACGGAGAGTTTTTATAACTACTGTCAGTTAAATTTTCTCTTTCTCCATTACGTATAATACCTTCTTCTAGATCATTCCATAACGCAGTATTATTACTGCTATAATCAGTTCCGTATGTAGTTTTCCACCAATAAGGTCTAATACCAAATCCAAGCATTTCCCAAGGATGCGTATGAGGGCGAATAGTATCATAGTAGTGTAAATAAATTCCTCGCCAACTACCAGGCAGGGTATCACCGTCCTTGTCGGTCTCCTTACTATAGTTCCAAGTAAATGGTAAACTCTCATCGTATGCACGATTTGTATACAAGTCTACACCGTGCTCTGTTGCCCATCTTTGTAAAATAGGGGTGAGTAACTGTATAAACTCATATCTAGAATAACCTAGTTTACTACCATAATCTGTAAATCTAAACTTACCCGGTGCTAGGTCATAATAATTTATATCAGGAAGGTATTCTCTTGTAAACGTTGCCGGAATAGCATTGTATATACGTTTCTCTAACTCAAATAATGCATCGTCTCTTATGTCACCAAATAAAATTGTTCTTGAACCGTCGTGCCCTATTAATACATTCTGGTCTCCACCACTATAAGTATCATCCACTACAAATTGTGGCATGAATACAGAATGCATTCCTGCCATGCTTGGTGTTAATGGTACAAAAGAATTTTGTATATTCTCAAAAATTCTAACTTCAACGTGGGAATTCCTTACAATAGTACTGTATTCACCCTGGAAATCAATTCTAGTTATTGCATTACCTGTTGACTCATCAAGCCTATTATTAATTTTGTATTGCCAATCTCTTAGCAATAGTTTAAGAGTGCCGCCATCTTGACGTTCGGTATATGTAGTAACATAAACATGAACTATTTTATTTCTATACTTTAAATCGTCATCGGTAATTAAATTCTTCTCTAAATCTAAGTATGTTACATTAAACTCTGGATAGAACGTTTCTTCTGTATAATTAATACCATACGCAAAAGGTTTTGTTTCTTTAAAAGCACTCAAGCTACTTTTGTACTTGTACATGTCTTCCAAAACAAGATCAACAAAATTGCTTATATTAGCTGCATCCGTTTGCGTAGCAAAGAACTGTACTCTCTGTAAAAACTTGCCTTTAAATGTTTCGTATTCATTCTGAGCATATCTTATCGTAGAAGTAATATCAAAATCATCATGTTTTGACAATAACGTCATTAAGGGAAGCAACGAACTTTCGTGCTGTAATATTCTTCTACCTTTGCTTCTGTCCTGTGCAGTATCTCGATAATTATTTGTTCCTATTTGATTGCCAGCAAAGGTAACTTGATTCTCTATAATTGAAGCAAAGTGTCCCTGTAATTCACTTGGGGTAATTTCTGTCACATCCAAGTTATCCGGGTTGGCTTCTAAGTTATCTGGTATTTCGTAGAAATGCTTCTCGTTTAAATTAACTATATTATCTGTTACCATCCGAACATCAATTATCTGATTCTTTTTTATTATTTTATTAGTAGAAAATGTTAAAATATTACTAACAATATTATAATCATATGCTCGTGTTGGAGTTGATTGCTTTGCTAATTTACCATCAACTGTTACAACAAATTCTGGTGAATAGCCAGTGCTATCAACAACTGGTATAACACTTAACGTAAATTCTTGCTCGCCGTCTGTAGAGGCCACAAACATTTCTTTTACTTTTTGTTTACTGTATTCGTTTGTTTCGTTCCATCCGTTTAAAAACACTGACAACATTCGATCAGCAGGTAAAGATGCACTACCAGACAATGCGTAATGATTTAAATACCCGTAACCGCCAAAGCCGTCAATACTTTCCAAGTTGTTAGTAAAAACTATATCTGCTTGCTGACCAAATTCTTTATACTGCAAAGGTTTACCAATATAAAGATCGTTTGTTCCGGTATACTCTTTATAACTAAAAACTTTACTACCAGAAAATGTATCAACAAACTGATCTAATTGTGTACCGTCGCGATCATACAACTGAAACAACGGCTCATCGTTGTGTTTATCTTTAACCTGTGATAATTGCCATCTATTTCCATCCCAGTAAAACTCTCTACCGGAGTAGTATAACCCATCTGTAGCAAATACCTTCTGTAACTCTACTACATTTGTTGTTGCTGTTAGTGTACATACTCCAGTAACTGAGTCAATTGACGCTGTATAAATTATACCGTAAGATACAGCACCAGTGCCTAAAGTCACGTCCCAGTCCCCAGATGTACCGCTTGGCATATCTGCATAAGGTCCAGGTGGTGATTGTGTTCCTGACGGATGCGAACCCGGGTCAAAGCTATCAGCATCCCATAAATTGAAATTTAGCAAGGCGTCATTTAAGAAAATAAGCGTATCTCCTGTTTGAAGAGTATGCATATCTACTACTGGATTTGTTGCTCCTTGTATTGTGCCGTACTCTTCGACACTAACTACCGTAACACTTCCTAACCCCTCTAACCCGTATCTGTATAACTCTAACTCGCTATCAAATTCGATAATAGGACGTTTTGCTTGTCTTAAACTGTCTAAAGAAAATACTTCGCTGTTGATTGCAATCGTTGCATCCCATTTTTTACTATCATATGGTTCAGATGCATCGTCCCACGGATGCAACGTCTCTGTTGTATAAGTTTCGCCAGTAGATCTGCCAGTAACTTGTAATAAAACATCTTTATGGAACCATCTGTTTGTGCGGCTCCACGGGTTTTGATTTGTGGCGCCACGTTTTATTGTAATGTAATCTGTTTTTTCATATACCTCAGCATCGTCTGAAATCGTATATGGAAGAACAGAATTAAAGTCATCGCTATCTACATCAATTAATTGAATACTTTTGCCGACCCCTTCAACGATAAAGTCTTTATTCAAATAACTACTTGGAGTGATGTTTGACCCTGTAAATCTAACTTTCGTGCCACTAGAAAACTTAACACCGTTGGATGAAGTAAATGTTGCTTTCCCTATTATGTCTGTTGTAATATCAAGAGGTGCGGACAATGGTGCAGTAACATCCAATCGTACCGGGCCGTCATCGTACCAGTAGTAATTTTCGTAGTTAATAAATTTATCTACATCAATTGGTGGGGACCATGAATAGGCCTTTGATTTAAGTAGTCGATTTGGATTAGAAATATTACTGCCTTCTACTGACAGTAATCTAAGTACATCATCGTAAAATAATGCGTTAGTAATAGATGCAGTATTAACATCTCTTGTAATCAAAGCAGGCTCAAGTTGGTAGTTTTCTCTAACAAAATCTACTTCAGGAATATAATAGTCAACTTCTGGTTTATAAATAGCAGGATCCTTTCTGCCAACAAACCCTTTTGATCGTACTAACTTTTCCTCAGCAAACCATTGATCAATTGTATGCTTAAAAAATTTATCCAGCACATCAGTCTGATGTATCGCAGGTAATTTCTTAAATACTCTTTCTTTTGCCATGTTATCTAATCTTTAAGTTTTGCTCTGTAAAGCCTTTTACTACTTCAACATCAGCAACAGTTGCTACACTCAAAAACAATTCATCAGGTTCTGCTTTTACCTGGAACAAGTTACCAAAGTTACTTTCTGCTTGCTTTGGTACAATTACTATACTACTTAAATGTGACGGTAAGTTTTGATGAATATATGCTGATAATTCAGTATAATAAAAACTTTCGCCTAAATCCCAATTTGTGATATCAAAGAACTCGTTCACTTTTTCAATTACACTACTTTGCAATTCGTTGTCACTCATTGTACTACCAACTACTTTAATAACCTTAAATTTTGCTTGCAGTTCTGTACCAGCTGCTGAACCAAATAATAGCTTAAACTTAACTGGCTTATAAACAATCTCATCACTGATACTCTTGTAAGTACTTAGCAAGTCCATTGAAACTCCCAGTTCAGCAGTAGTAGGAGGCGCAGGGAAAACATCTACGGATCTATTATTTGCTTTCCATGACAATACTTCCGTATAATATGTTCTAGTTAGTACAAACAAATCGACAAGATTTGTTGCACTCGGATCTACACGTTGATCAACTGGTGCATAATGCTTCCACTGGAAGAATACGTCATCGGGTTGATGTTCAATAACCTCAGTTGAAGTAACTGTTGGCGTAATATGCGTACTACGTCCAATATATGCTTTAAACTTGGTTGTTCCATCGGTATCATTTACTAAAACTGTAGCAGTATATGGCGCAGATACGCTAATTTTTTTAAACTGCGTTGTATCTGTTCTATAAATGTATTTTCCGGCAAACGTTGCGCCATCTGCTAATATTAAATCTTCATCTGCTTGGCTGGCTGCTTCTAAAACATTTCTTGTTAATCTATAATATACATATCCATCAAAATCAACATATGTTTCCTGGAAAATGTGCTTGTTTCCAGTAACAAACTTATCAAAACTTAGTGGATCATCTGGTATTAAATCGTTGTCGCTATCTGCAAATGTGACTAGTACCTTCTTAGGATCTCGATAGCCATCTTCGTAAGTTAACAAACTAGACATATTAAAGTTAATATTATCTGTATAAGGCTTTGTTGTTTGTACCAATAATGTACCTTGTGCTTGTGTTCCCGGTGCAGGCGGTGTAGTAAATGTTACTGCATCGTTTATAGTGTACCCACTTCCAAAATCATTCATTTGCACTCTACTTACAAATCCAAACACGCCTGCTTGTGATGCGCCAGTTCCTCCTGCTGTAGTTGGGTATGTTATAAACGGTGGTGAAGTATAACCATATCCTGTATCAGTAATTTCGATAGATTCGATAACACCACTAGGCGGTATAGTAATCGCTTGACTATCATCTGCCGGGGAACTGTAACCTGTGCCACCTTGTGTAATTGAAATTCCAGTTACGTTGCCCGATGCATTAACAACAGCAGTACCTGTTGCCGTTACAGGGGTTATAGCACCGGGACTAGACGGAGCAGGGAAAGTAACAGACAACTCATACACCGATGCTACTAGCATTGTAAAATCAGGGGCGCCGCCAGCGCCTAATACTGCGTCGCTAATTGTAATTATGTCACCAACCTCATAGCCAAATCCGCCAGATGGTATAGTAACGGCTGTTACTGCACCAGAAGCATCTACTGTTATAGTAAATAATGCGTTTAATCCAGCGCCAGTTGATGTACCAGATACTCCACCGTAAATACCCGATGCTCTTGATGCATCTGCTGCTCCAAAAGTACCTACCGTTAAAATTTCGCCAGTCGGCCTGTAGCCCGAGCCGGAGCTCAGTATAGTAGCACCAACAACACTATTTGAGAGTGTTGCTGTGGCAGTTGCTCCAACACCGCCTCCGCCTGATATAGTAATAACCGGAGCTCCGGTATACCCCGAACCAGGATCGTCTACGTTAATACTTGCAACTTCACCGTCAAGTGTTGGTTCACCTTCTGCTTGTGTTCCGGTACCGCAAGTACCTATAGGCGGATCTATAATAACGTTTGGTGTTGATTGATAACCATCTCCGGAGACAGTAAGTTCTACGGTTTTAACTCTAAAGTTAAGATCGAGCGTTAAACCAACGCCAACACTACCGGCTTCGCCGCTAGTAGCACAACCAATAACAGTTGGTAGTGCAGTATAATCTCCGCGGTCGGTTAAAGTAACACCAGTACATGTACCTCCAACAGTATCAACAGTAGCAATAGTAACCGTTGCAGACGTTCCTGTACCGCCGACTACTGTGTAAATTTTTCCCACATCACCGGCAACAAATCCCGAGCCGCCACTATTAATTGTAACAGGAGGACACCCTGATGGATTTGTTGCATCGTCGCCTACTTCCATATGTGCAATACCAACTGACTGCTGTTGACTACCATGGTAGTCACCGTAAGTAATAACTGCCTTTCCTGGTGTTGCTGTGGCAAAAGTAACTGTTAATGTGTTCTCATCAACAAATGTTATTGTTGGATAACTGTATGATCCTCGAATGTTATAATACAAAGTAGGATCAATCGATTCGCTAAAGTCCGCGCCATCGACGTGTGTACCTAAAACAGCAATATCAACACTACAATGCTTCATGCCAAGGTTGTGTGAAATAGTCCATGTAGTTGCAGGAGAAAGTTGTTCATGTACATAACCTGATCCTGTTGCACCTGCATTGCCGGCGCTGTTATGTGCAACTACATAACCACTTAATGCTACACCCGAAGGGAAAATCACACGACATGTTGATTCTGTTGTATATTCAATTAACGGAAATTCTGTTTTAGCCTGCATTGACTCGTCATCGAATGCATTAATAATATCTATATTAACAATACCGTCTGTACCTGTTAAGTTATGCGTTATTTCCCAAATATTAGAAGAAGGAATCAGCGTGCCAAAGCCATATCGTGATTTAATAATGTTTATATAACCTGGTGTAACAACACCTCCCCAGTTTACAGTTAACGTGTTTGCATCAACAAACGTCACTGTTGGGGGATTATATACTGTATTGATTACTCGATGATTTTCATCTACTATCTCGAAATTAACATATTTCTGATTCAAATTATGATTAACGGTCCATGTGCTACCTGTATAGCCGGGTGGATCGATATAAACATTTGGTACATTTTGATAACCGCCGCCCTGATAATTTGTTGCGGTGAAATTCCAGCCTGTTAATTCCTGCGCGATAATAGCACTAGCAGTTGCTTGTACTCCTCCAACGCCGGCTGGTGCAGAAATAGTCACGGTTGGCGGAGAGGTATAATTTGCTCCACCGTTAGTTAATGTAATACTACCAACTGCATCGTTTGCCATTAATATTGTAGCAGATGCGTTACTAGAAAGATTTGCTTTAAGTTGTAAACTTCTACCCCATGGCGCAAGAACTCCCTCGTTGTTGATAGATATTTCTGTTTGGTTACCGTTGCCATCCACTACTGTACTATCTAAATAAGTCAACGATGTATCAGTTGGCAAATATCCACTGCCGCCTATACCACCTGTTACTGTGTTCCAAGATAGATATGCAGTAGCCTGCGCTTCATCTACTTCGCCGGCTGCACTAAATGTCACACTAGGGGCAAAGCTATATCCCGAACCTGGATTTGTAATTGTTACACTTTCTATTTGGGCGCGGCGGTCAACATTAACTTTTAATAAGGATAATAAATCTTTCTTTGCAAAACCAGTATTAATGTCAATTGTTTTATATTCATTATTAAAATAGAATCGTACATCTTGCTCACTTTCAAAAATGTATCTCAACCCCCGTGTTGTTATAGTATAACTTGCAGAAGTTGATGAGGTTGCAGGAAAATATTCTACTTTAATAATCCAACTAGCATCTTTATTGTCTCCAGTAACATCTCTAGCAAAAGTTCTATTGTATGTTAAAGTAACATTATCTAAATTATTTGGTGCAATAACATAGTATTCGAGAGTTGTGTAATCATAACCAATACCAAAAGTATTTTTTAAGTCAAGTTGTGCAGTAATAGCAACTTTTTCTGTTTGATTAAAAAGCCTACGCAATGTTGGAAAGAATCTTGTTAGTATAAATCCTTGTGGTATCTCTTTGTTTAGTTCAACAGGACCTGTTGTAAGTCCTGCAGGATCGCCGTTGCTTATAATATTTTCTATTGTAGCATATTGGATATCATTACCTGCTTGATTTGTAAATTCTATTAAAGACTGTTCAGTAAGATATCGGCGTTTACCTGTTGATAAAGACGAGCCAATCGTTACCGAATTAGTAGTAAGAAAACTTTTATCTTTTTCTACAAAATAGCCAGTGTTTGATTCTTTAGAGTTAGGCAAACAAACCCATTGTAATTGTTCCGTGTTCGTTAATTTCCATGCTATAGCACCTTCTAATCTTTGTACTTCTTTTCTATACGTATCATAATAAAAATTTGTTAATTCATCAACACTTAATTGTGTCTGTATATAACGCTGTATTATTGTATTGGCAGTCATTGATGCTGTTAAATTAAAAGTTACTTGCGTATCTTGTAAATCTCGATAAAGCATGCCGTCCTCTGCAAACACATTTAAATTTTGTATGGTCCCGGTGGGGTCATTTATATCAACGCCTCGATTGTGGCCGGAGTGCGTTCTGTTAACAGATTTAAGTTTAAGAATATTTGGATTCTTAAAAATTGGATAGATGTTGTAATCCTCGCCGGTAATCATTCTATCCTGGGTATAATATGTTTGTGCCGCGTTAGTTTTGATCTCGGTTACTGTTTCTGCTGGCAAACTATTAGCCATAGATGTAAGTAATTCTAAAGTAACAGTTAATGTTTGCGGTAATCCTTCAGTATCAGTATACGGTATACGTATAGACTGTACTTGTACATCTTCCGGCCTTACTGTTATTTGCTGGTTTAAACTTGTTCTATACCATACACGAATAATACCATAAGGTATATCACCAAAGTTGCCATCAGCAAATCTAATATTAATTGTGTCATCTGCTTGTGTCTCAACGGAAAAAATATTTCTTGTACCTTGTATTACGCTATTATAAATTACATTTGTTCCAGATACAGAAGGTACTTTTGTCCAAGATGCTAATACTTCACCGGTAGAATCAATTGTTTGTACCCAAACATCAAATTCATTGATATTCGTAACTGGAACATTAATAGCTCTATTTGCAAGAGGAACAGCAATATTAAAATCTTTAAATTCTAACGATCCTTGTTTTATATAAGTAAAAAATCCGGTAGATTCACTGCTATTGCCTAATCCGTCATTTAGATAAAGCAAACCAAAGCTGCTTGTTGGGTTTGGCTCAATTTCTGTTACGTATTGCTCATCTTCGAACGTTGCATTAACTACTTCAAAAGGTGCAGAGACACTATTCACTGTAGAAGATACATTGTACACAACGTTGGTATTAGGACGTGAATTTAACTGATACAGTTCTGTTATAATACCATTTAATGTACCTTTTTTAACAGGAGTACCGTACGGATTACGTGAAAGTAATGCTCTATTTAAAATTAAAATAAACTGTTCTAAATATTCAGTATTGTTAGCATCGTTCCATATAATATTGCGATTGGCTAACTCTTGCCCTGTGCTATCTAACACAGACTCTGTTGTTCTTAAAGCATATACTTTAATTAAGCCAGTGCTTGGTATGTTTCTCTTTGGTTTATAATTTAACATTTCCGCCAAACGTAATACGCTCTCTTTACGTTCTGCGGTGTCTAAAAAGTTTTCTCTTACATTTAAATCTTGTCTAAATGCAATTGTTTGTCCCATATATGCAAGTAATTCAACAATGGCGATAAACTCACTGCTTTCAATATAATCATTAAAATCTTCAGGGAAATTATTTTGCATATATTCCACCATTGCACTTTTAATAGTGTCAAAATCATATGCGGTAAAATTAATTTCGCTGAACGTTCTATAGATCGTTCTCCAATCTTCGGCAGCAAATAAATTACTTTGTCGTTGTGCTTGTGCCATTTATTTTATTCCTGTGCATCAATATCAAACTGTATAGCAAGTTCTTCTGTAATTCCAGAAGGCAAATATGTTACTTGTGCTTCTACTAATACTGCGCTTTCTAAGTCGGTTAACTCAATACTATCTAATGTCACTCTAGGTTCTTCTTCAATAACCCTAGTAGCATCTTCCAATATTAACGATTTAGTTGCTGTGTCTAGCGGATCCATTAATAAATCATAAATTATAGTTCCGTACTCAGGAAGCATTACACGCTCACCTTTTCTTGTGTTAAAATGATTTAATAAGTCACGTTTAACTAAATCAAAATCAACCAAAGTATACGGTGGTTTTTGTTTATTAATTGTACTAAGTCCAATAAAGTTTGGTTTATTTGCCATTCTTATATACCGTTTTAATTATTTATCTGAAAACATTATAATGGGTTATAAGTCAACCGGTATTAAGAACGTTCTTGAATGACTTTTGCAACTGCATTTCTATACCCTACAGTTGGTGGGGTAGCAAATAACTTTGCTTCGGCTGTGCGGCGACTAGTTAAACTACTATCTTCGACGATTTCTGATGTTTTTACAAGAGAACCTGCTTTATAAGATACAACATCCTTCCTTACATGGTTATATCTCATAAACTCTGTTGTTGCTTTTGCAAAATATCCTGTGTTTATTGCAGTAACAACTGTTGATGTTGCAAACATTTGACTACCGAGGCTATGTGCTAGACTAACTAGCGCATCTGCTTGATTCTGATTAATGTTTTTCTTTACATAACGATTAACGGCTTTAATTGCTTTTTCAACTTCAACACTAAGCAATACATTAGCCTGTGTTCTTGTTATGCCACGAGAATAATCTTCGCCGGCAAATTTAAACACAGCACCAGATTTGTGTTCTTGTGCACGGGTTTTTCCTAATCCACGCAACACGCCTGTTAACTCGTTCTTCTCAGATAAGCCGGACCACGCTATTGTTTCTGATCCGATGTTACCGTACCCAAACGGTGGCAAACCGCTTACAGATCGTAATTGTATTTTGCTTGCTTGTGCTGTTATATTAACTGGGAGAGATTGCTGTACTGGAGTTTTATCAATTTTATGTGCATAACCAATATATTCTATGCCAAAGTCATTCACTTCTATCGTAGGTGCAAATCCTGTAAACCTTTTTATAATATCCATACCCTTGCCAGAAATTTCTGCAATAGTAGCCGGCACAGACGGATTCACATCTTCTACTCGTACGTACAACGGATTGCCAAATGCATCATATCCAATGCCTGCATATTGTCCTTCTTGCAAATTTGGTGTAGGTGTTCCATAAACAGGATCAGGTAATATATTTTCTCCCAAATGTGGGTTTGGTGCAATAGGATCAATCCTCCTAGTTGAACTGTCAACTGGAACTGATCTACCTATGAGCAAGGGCTCGTTTTCTATAACAGGAGGCTCTTCGTCTGGTATCTCCTGAACTTCAACACCGGGGAAAAACCCTGTTATCTTTTCATCAATATGATAAAGTGTTCCCATTCCTGGCTTTCCTCTTAGGCCGCCATACGGTTCCATAGTTGGATATCTTGTTAAACGGCGTTCAACTGTCATTGTTTCAGGGCCTGCCATTGGATCGTATGCTACCATATCTTCAAATGGTTGCAATAAAGGCAATTCAGCAGGAGGAGCGGCAAATACATTACTAGTATTAATGTTTACAGTCGGCGGTACTGCAACCCCATTGTTCCACGCGATAAATCCTGCGTCGCCGGCAATAAGAGCAGATGCTGTTAAATGTATATCTATACCGGCTCCTTCGTAAATAGACGCGGCTGCTTGAATATGCATTTCGCCTCCCGAAGCATGTTGTGCACCTACTTTACCTTCTGTAGACAATATACTGTCAGAAATTATTGTTGCCAACGAAGTTGAGTGCATTAAATAACCGTCGTTAACTTTTTGAAAATGATGACTTTGTGTGATGCCTTCAAAAACGCCGCTCTCAATAGTTCGATAGTAACTTCCATTTTGTAACAAATGGTTGAAATCGCCTGCTCCCATTGTATGATATGCATCGCCTGTCTCAATAAATGTATGCACTTCTCCTTCCTTTACATGCAACACAATTGAACCATCAGGCACTGGTGACTTTAATCCAGCAACTTTTACATACTTAAAATCTTTATCTAAATCTATTTGTTCTTCTTTCTCTAAATTTGGTACATAATCATTTGGCATGTATATATTCATATCTCTACCAATATCTAAATTAAAATCTCGATCCGATCGTAAATTAATATCTTCATTTGAGCGAAGGCTTATCGAGTTATTGCTGAATATTTCCACGTTGCCGTCTTTGTCAAGTTCAAGCCAAGCAGTACCCATTTTATTGTTCATATACACAAATCCTAACGTGTCATGAATTACTATCTGGGCGCCACCACGTGCTCGCAAACGTATAAGTCTGTTATTGCCTTCCATGTCTCCGTCGTCCATAACAAACGTATGGCCGCCGGATCGTTTAAATGTTTGTCCTACGTTTGCAGCCAACGGATCTATAGGGCCGGGGGTACTCATTCCGTAAACATTACTTGGTGCTTCTCGTCTTGCAGAACTTGTAGTCCACCCTCTATACGGATCTTCATGCAATGCAGTTTGACTCATTCTTTCGTATTGTCTTTTATGCCATGGGCGCAAAGGGGGAACGTGCGGATCAATGTTACCCTTATCAAACTTGTTATACTCGGTTACATTTTGCCATACATGTACTTGATCCGGACTATTGTGCTTGTCGTAAGCTGCAAGTCCGGGCACATTAAAATTCATAAAATTATCGTACAGAACGCCAATCCAGATACCTCTGGATTCATCTCCATTAATAAACATTATAAGAACTTTGTTTCCAACATCGGGCGGAACGGCCCAAAACCCATAACTTGTTGGTGTATAGTCGTATTCTGTTTTACCTTTTTCCCAATGTTTTTCAGTTGCAGGAGATGAACCACCAAATGGCGCACAATAACTCACTGTACGCCAAACATTTTTATTATCTTCGTCGCCGCCAAAGTCTGGCATAAAAACTTGTAAACGTCCCATGTGTTGCACATCTTGGGTGCTTTTCACAATGCCAAGATAAACGCCGTAATATCTCGGCGCGTCGGCTGTATCTCCATAGAAATACCCAGGCGCAGATTTTGCACGATCCAGTGACGGAGTATCTTGTTTTCTTATCTTATAAAAACTCATATCAAAATATAATGTCCTACTTACTTATTATTAATATCACAATAATTTAATAGAAAGATCTTGCCTCTGCCGCTCTAACATTCTCCGCAGCTATAGCAACATCATTTAAATTTGGTCGTTCAATAACGTTAGCAAGATCAATTGTATGATCCCGAATCCCCGTGAGTGTTGTTGTATACTCTCCGTTAGCAAATGTATGCTTTGCTGTATACACGTTATACACAGCAGTTAAAGCATTTCTTTGATCAATTGCCATAAGTCCGGTGGCTTTTATATCCTTTCCTTGCTTTGCATCCAACACAAAATACGGTTGTCCTACTGCAGGTTTAATTGTAATATCCCCATCGTCAGTTGAAGGGATCCAATACGGATCCCCGCGAATTTCTAATTCTACTTTAACCATGTCGCCACCTAGGCGTTGTTGTACAACTTGTGCTAATAGATTTACTCCGCGATCAAAGTCCTCATTTGTACCTCGAGGGTAATTATCTGGTATTTCTACGTCAGTAAAGGGAGGCTGAAACATTGGAGGTACCACCGAGCCGGCTACTTCCAAATCTTCAGCATATTGATTATCAACTTGGCGAGTTGTTACTTGTGATCCTTGTGTTGCAATAAGTCGTGAGCTTACGTCTGTAGTGAGTGCATATACAGACGCAAGTGATTGTGTCAGTACCTGCTGGCTCGCTCGGTACTTTTCAATTTGGGCTTCTTTTGCACTTATTCTGCTGGCTGCTACTTTTTTATCATCTGCATATTCTGCCTGTGCAATAGTTTCCCGTAAGTCGTTCACCTCAACGGCAAGTTCAGCAATTTTTTCTGGAACATATTTGTCACGAGCAAGGTTGTACTCAACACCTGTTGTTCCTTTGTGCGTATAGATATTTGCTAGTATACCGTGTTGCCATTTTCCTTTCAGTCCTGAGTTAATTTGCTTTGCAATGATATAATGATTATCGAATTTGAAATCTACATTTTTAACTTCGGTATTTCTTCCAGTATAATAAAATTCGTAATATTTGGCCAAAAGATGGGGAGATCCTTTAAGTGCGTCATGTCTTGCTCTTGATACAGCTAAGTCTCCAAAAGTACTATTTTCGTCTACTGCTAACTGCGGGTCCTGATGACGATATACTTTATACATTACCGATCGGTAATACTGTCGTCTGTTGTCGTCATATCCATGATATATAACTTCTGGTATAATTTTAGGTATAAAACGTTCAATGTTTCCTGCGTCAATGGCTTTGGCATATCCGGCTGGTGCATCTTCGGCTCTTGGATCAGGGTGACCGGTTGCTTCTTTTTGTACTAATAATGTAGAGTACAAAATACTTTCAATGATTTTAGGTATTGGTGTTCCTTTTGCAAAAGTAAATGGTTTCCTAAAACGAGTATCATTGAAATAAGGTACCGACGCATGCGGACCTTTGGGTTGGCCAACTAAGCCTGGTTTTTGACCTCGAGCACTCGAATCAGAAATTGTTTCGCTTTCTCTATGCGGTCCTGGTACAAGCCCGGGACCAACAGGATCTGGCACAGAAGTTGTTGTTTGGTTTTCTAAATTTTGGAAATGGGCAGACTGATTATTATACAGGTCTTGTTTAGCGTCAACTAACGTTAACGGAAGATAAACAGGATCTACCGAAAATAAATAATCATCTGACTTGCGTGTTGTGTCTCCTACTTTAATGTATCTGCGAGAAGTTTCATAACTTAAAGCCACAAGCGCCTCTTTAACATCAAATGCCTCAAAGGTAATATCCTCTTGTAGTAATGCATGATTTTGATTTACGGAGGTATCGCCGGCACGAACCGCAGTAAAGTCATACGTGCCGCCGCTTTCATCAAACGATAAACCTCCTGTTGCTATTCGAAGTGCCATACATCTGCGTGTTTTTAATTCTACTGGCTTTCCTGTTTCTTTATCTCTTGCATTCCAATTTATAAGCAAGTAAACTGGAAGATCGTTAGTATTTGAATGTCCAAGTTTTTTCCCTGCCCTAAACATATAATCTAAAAAATCTGCACGATATGGGCTTCTTATCGAAAACTCAAATGTTGTTCCAGGTATGCCGCCGCCGCCACAAACTGATTCGAAACTTAAACTTTCAATTATAAAACTATCTGTAACCGAAGTTTGTGCTAAAATAATTGCATCCCCTAACGCTTTTGGGTTTTTGTATCTTTTTGTTATTTCATCAACTGGAACACCAAAATTTGCCGCTTCGGGTATCATAAAAAGCGTGAGTTGATAAGCCGTTAATTCATAGTCTGCGTCAGCTGTGTAATATAACTCATTTGGAAAACTGCTTGGAGCAAATTTACTTCGCCCTTCTTCGACTGATTCGGCTTCTCCTGTACGTACAGGAGACGGCTGGGCGCCAAAGTTTGATGCTTCTGCCGTCCTAAACGCGTCTGGAGACGTCTGTGGCGAAACAGTTACCTGACGACTGTCTGTCTCACTAGCTGCTTCAGCGGCCGCCTTAGCGGCGGACGATGTCCCTGCTCCGCCAAATGCATCTAAGTCAACACTTCTTTCACGTTGTGCGGCAACATTTATATCTCTTACTAGTGTGCCTGCGGGAATTTCGCCAACTACTGCACCGCCGAGAGGAGCGTCGTTTTGGCCGGCGTTTAGTTCTGCTTTATTTTGCTGAACATATTGTTTTACTATATCAGTTATGTTAGTTGGGTTAGCATTTGCTTCAGTTGTCGGTATTGCCATATCTTATCCTAGTAAATCTGAAATAGCACTCTTTGGTGGTACTGCAATAACTAATCCTGTTTTAAAGTCTTCTACCGGGTCAATTAATAAACTCTTATTCTTCATAGCAAACACCCACCATAAATTTGGGCTGCCATACATGTCATATGCCATTAAATCTGGGCGTAAATGATATTTGGATTCAATTTCTATCTTTTGATCTTTACTTGCATTAACCTGCGGATCAATATTCCAATATCCTAAATAAAAATCAACTGTTTTAGTTCGTGAATAAAAACTGTCTGATGCATACGACGATTTTCTTGGCATTACTGATATCCTTTTCTTAATAGTGCTCCGTTATAAAACGATTCACTGTTGTATTCTTTTCTTGAACTCTTAGTACTGTAAGTTGGTGATAACGTTAAAATAAACGTCACCTTTAGAGGCATCATTGTTTGATCGTCTGTATTGGCATAAGGTATTGGCCATGTCCAATCGGCTGATCCGTCGATGTTAAAGGAAAAGTTTGCGATAACTACTGGGATTCTTTCTGCCCAACCCGGTCCCCATGCACTAAATTCTAATACAGGAGGTGGTACACCAGCATTTGGATCTGTTTCGCCAAAGCCTATTTTCATGGCAGATTTAAAGAAATGCATTGCGCCTTGTGTGTACAATGCTTCAGTTGACGTACTAGATGTAAAGTCACACGATACAGTAAAATCTGCTAATTCGTAATTTTGAAAATATCTATATTGAAAATTACTGTGTATCGGTTGATGACTACCGTACCTGGCCTGATGATTCATCATTATAGTAGGAACATACGGGAAAACTACGCCTCGATCATTCCGCAAAGGCAGCATTGGCCCATCGAGTGCGCCCGGGAACGTATCTTCGAGACTTCCTTTACAAGTAAGTCTGGCTCGCCTGTCAGTAGTTCTTCCTAATCTTCCAGGTCCTGGCATTATCTCATTCCTCGCTGAACATCTTTAAACAACTTTTCGCCTTGCTTAAATCCTTGCGGAAGTCCAAGTTTAAACGAGCTATAATCATCGTTGGCAGCGGCTGCCCGCATTTTACTTGCTGACATACCTTCTGCCCCGGGAGAGTCAGGATCTCTCTGCCCGGCATTCTTAACTTGAATTGAGTCAAAGTTATAGTAGCCGTGAGGCTTGTCTTTAACTCCGTTGTATGCATTAATCATTTTTTCCATATCAGCAACTCTATCATCGCCAACTACTAAAATAATGTCGCGCACCCCTGATGCATATAAGTTGCTTAGTATCGGTAAAAACAGTTGTGCCGGCTCGAATTTCACATTGGGGAACATGGTCTTTAAATATCCTAATTTAGTATCCACATCTAATGGATTCTTCTTAGGATCATGAGACCGGCTAACATAAACTGCATAATTACCGCTGGCTGACTTAACAGCATCAATTAACTTTTCGTGTCCAATCGTAGGCGGATTCATTCTACCATACGTGAATGCAAAAGGTTCTTGTGCTTCAAGTATTTCACGTGCTCGCATATTTTATAATCTCTTTATTTTATTTATCGAATTATAAAAGCCCGTGTTAATCTAGATTCTACTTGACTTAAACCAGTTTTCTATATTATAATAATTAACTATTATAAAAAGGAAAACTCAATGGCAAAACGAGTTAATTATCTAAACAACAAAGATATGCTCGCTGAAATTCACTTGTCTAAAAACAATTATTCGTACTATATTGATAAAAAATATGACCAATATGACGTTATTTTAGACGATATTAGTGAAATCAACGGCGAAAATATAAAACTAGCAAAAGAAACTAGAGCAAAAAGAATTAAAGAAGCAACATTAGCAAAACTTAAAGAAGAAAAAGCAGGCGTTAAAGCGGCTGATGTTGTTGTAGAAGCAGAAGATATTCCGTTAGAGGACTTAGTTTTTCGTGTTATGACATTTGAACATATACCAGAAGACCCTGCAAGAAAGCGCACACCAAAAACCATAGCAGATGAACACGTCAAACTTCCTTTCCCGCCGTTTAAGCATTATGCGTATGTTAATAACGAACTTACAGAAGTTGGCCGCAGTCACTGGAAGGGCGGATTAAAGAATGGACACTTTGACATCGAGCGAGGGCCAGGTCAGCGCGGACAAATAACAGACAAACTTGCGTTAATGTACTTAAAGTTAGTCGAAAGATATAGTATGCGTAGCAACTGGCGCGGTTACACGTATGTTGACGATATGCGCGGTCAAGCATTGTTGCAACTATCTCAGATAGGTTTACAGTTTGATGAGAGCAAATCGCAAAATCCCTTTGCATACTACACTGCCGCAATCACCAACAGTTTTACAAGAATATTAAATGTTGAAAAACGTAATCAAAATATCAGAGATGATATGCTTCAACAAGCAGGCGCTATGCCAAGTTTTACCAGACAATTTGAAGAAATGGAAAAGCAACATCAGCGCCGAGTAGAACAAATGCAAGAGAGGCACAGTGGCAAAGACGACGACAAGTAACGTTCTATTTAAAAAAGCCGCTTGCTTTACTGATATACACTTTGGTTTAAAAAATAACAGTCAGTATCATAACGAGGATTGTTTAAACTTCGTTAAGTGGTTTGTAGATACAGCAAAAAAGCAAAATTGCGAAGTTTGCATCTTTCTCGGCGACTGGCATCATCAGCGAGCAAGCATTAATGTTAGTACAATGAACTATACATTAAAGGCATTGACATTGCTCAACGAGTCATTTGAAAAAATTTATTTTATTAATGGCAATCATGATTTATATTATCGTGATACAAGAGCATTAAACAGTATTGAGTTTAATAAACTACTGTCAAACTTTGTACAAATTAACGAACCATTTGTTGAAGGAAATGTAGCATTTGTTCCATGGTTAGTCGGCGACGAATGGAAACGTATACAAAAACTACGATGCAAATACATGTTTGGGCATTTTGAATTGCCAACATTTTACATGAATGCAATGATACAAATGCCCGATCACGGTGGAATAAAAGAAGAAACATTCACACACCCTGATTTGGTATTCAGTGGTCACTTTCATAAGCGTCAAGCAAAAAATAAAATTGTATATATCGGCAATGCTTTCCCTCACAACTACAGTGATGCATGGGACGACGAACGAGGCATGATGGTCTTAGAGTGGGACAGTGAGCCAGAGTTTATAAGTTGGCCAGACCAGCCTACATATAGAACATTAAAAATGTCCACGTTGCTAGAGGATCCTGAAGCGTTTTTAAAACATAAAACAAACGCAAGAATTAATTTAGATATTATTATTACCTACGATGAAGCAAACTTTTTAAAGGAGTTATTTACAGAAGTATTTAAATTACGAGAGTTTGCGTTACTGCCAATAAAAGAATCAGAGCACGAAGAAGGTGTTATAGGAGAAATACAGTTTCAAAGTATAGATCAACTTGTTATTTCGCACTTGCAAGATATACAAAGCGAAACATTTGATTCCAGAGTACTTGTTGCGATTTACAACTCATTATAAGTATGTTAGAACTACAAAGTATCACATTAAAAAACTTTATGAGCGTTGGTGCTGTAACGCAGGGCGTTACATTTACCGATGATCCCTTAACATTAGTATTAGGAAACAACGCCGATCTGGGAGGCAATGGCTCACGCAACGGCACTGGTAAAACAACAATCGTTAATGCTATTTCATACGCATTATACGGCACAGCAATTACAAACATAAAACGCGACAATTTAATTAACAAAACAAACGGCAAAGATATGCTTGTTAGTTTAGAGTTTAAAAAAGACAATCACACATATAAAATTGAGCGCGGCAGAAAACCTAACAAACTTAAATTTTACGTTGACAATGTCGAATCAGGCAGCGACTCGGAAAGCGAAGCAACAGATGAAGCACAAGGAGAAATGCGACATACGCAACAAGTAATCGAAGACATTATTAAAATGAGTCCAACGCTGTTTAAACATATTGTTGCGTTAAACACCTACACAGAACCTTTCCTTAATATGAAAACGCAAGATCAGCGTGAGTTTATTGAGGACTTGCTGGGCATCACTGAGTTAAGCAAAAAAGCAGACATTCTAAAAGAGTACATTAAAGAAACAAAAGATGATTTGCTAAAAGAAGAATACAATGTTAAGTCAATACAAGATGCTAACGAAAAAATACAAGCACAAATTGAACAATCTAAAAAGCGTAGCGAACAATGGGAAGAGTCGCGCAAACAAAAAATAGCAGACTATAACATAGTACTTGCAGAACTTAACAACATAGACATTGTTACCGAAATTGAAAAACACAAGCAGTTAGAAATTTACAATAACAAAGTTAACGACTTGCGACGATATAAAAGAGAAATAACGCAAGCAAAAACACACCAGCAAAACTATCTATCTTCTATCGAAACCGACGGTGCTAATTTAGAAACAGCAAAGAACCATCAATGCTATGCGTGTGGGCAAGAGTTACATGACGATCAACACAACAGCATTGTTGAAAATTTAACAAAAAAGATTGCAGAAACAAATGAGCACTTACAAGAAACAGAACGAGCAATCAGCAAACTTCAAAGTAAAATAGATAGCATCGGTGAATTAGGTGAGGAGCCTGTAACATTCTACGAGGATATCGACTCTGCATATTCACATCAGCAAAGTATTAACACAACAAAAGCAAACATAGAAAAAGAAGAAGAAACACAAAACCCGCACTTAGAACAAATTGCATCATTAGAGTCAAGTGGATTACAAACGATAAGTCATGATAAGTTTAATCAACTCATGGATTTAAAGAATCACCAAGACTTCTTACTTAAATTACTACTCAACAAGGACAGTTTTATACGCAAAAGTATTATTGAACAAAACTTATTGTATCTCAACAAGAGACTAGACTATTATCTTACAAAGATGGGATTGCCACACGAAGTAAGATTCCTGAACGACTTGTCTGTTGAAATAACAGAAATAGGTAGAGACTTGGACTTTGACAATTTAAGTCGTGGTGAGAAAAACCGGTTAATTTTAAGTTTAAGTTGGGCATTTAGAGATGTGTTTGAAAACTTAAACTCTCCAATTAGTTTAATGTTTATCGACGAACTTATTGATAACGGTACAGACACAAACGGTGTTGAAGCGGCTATCGCTGTACTGAAAAAGATTACAAGAGATCGCAATAAAAATATTTTCTTAATCTCGCACAGAGAAGAACTTATGGGCAGAGTATCAAACGTACTAAACGTTATTAAAGAAAACGGCTTTACAGGATTTAGCAAAGAGGAACTATAATGGGTTCCGTGGACATCCTGAAGGTTTTACGAGAGCACGGTACCGAAACCGGCTTGCCCGTATTTAATGCCGATCAATGGACAGCATTTAAAGAACAATTTTCAGTCAAAGAAGGCAAAGAAGGCTTTGCCAAATACATTGTAAAAAACAATATACCTTTTCCTTTACAACACATTACTAAGCAAGATGTTATTACAAAGTTCAACAAGTTGAAACAATTTGAAATAGCAAAACTGCTTACAACCCCAAACACAACACCCACGGACAAGTTTAACGATTACAAATATTCTGTACAAGAATACTGTAAAACTGTTATTGAATTGGGACACTACTACAACGATATAAGCAATTATTTTCAACAAATAAACCGTCTTTCTTGTAGCGGTTATAATACATTAGCACCTCTAAAACTGTGGCAAAACGAAGAAAAGTTAGCAAAATTTAACTGGACCTTTTGGCGTGAGGGTATCGTCAAGTTTGTAGACGAGGGTAAATACAGAGAAGCATTTAGGCTTGGTGCTTATGTAGCAACACAGTTTAAACCTAACGTAGCAAAGTATATGTACGATAGGTTTAATGCTAGAACTGTTTTAGATAGCAGTTGTGGTTGGGGAGACAGACTCGCAGGTTTTTATACAAGCAACGCCGAAGTATATGTCGGATGTGATCCAAACCCAGCAGTATGGGAAACATATATCAAGCAATGTATGTTTTATGAAAAAATATTAGGGGGCGAACCTACAGTAAAAACATACAGCAATTATTTTGTTGTTGAAGGATATAAAACTGTTATTATATTTTGTGAGGGCAGTGAGCATGTTGAATGGCCAGACCTTGAGTACGATTTAGCATTTACAAGTCCTCCTTATTTCGGAACTGAAAAATATGCTGAGGGTGAGCATCAAGAAAAACAAAGTTGGTTTAAGTATCCAACTCACGATGCGTGGCTAAACGATTATTTGTTAGCAACATTAAAAAATATCCACAGCGTAATAAAAGACAATGGTGTTATTGCTATTAATATTATGGATGTTAAAATGAACAACAAACGCTATCACATCTGCGATCCAATGTCAGATTATATGGCATCGCTTGATATGCCATTACAAGAAGTTATTGGAATGAAGATGAAACCTCGTCCTAAAAACGAAGAAGGTGGCGGTGATCCTTTACAAGAATGTCTTGTAGAGCCAGTATGGATTTATAGTGCATCCGATAGTAATACAAAAACAACCTTTGATAAACTGTTTGAGTTTTAGTCATGTTTAAAGCATTTTACAAAACAAAGAAATGGGCAAAGTGGGCATACGGAGGAGGCACTTTGCTCATTGTGTCTCTATGGCTACAAGTACAACTAACTGTAGCAATAAACACATGGTACGGCGGCTTTTATGATTTACTACAAAAGTCCGGAGAGTATAAAGACAACGCAGCCGAAGGTGTTAGTTTGTTTTATGACAAACTGTTAGGCTTGCAATACTTTGAGGGTGGTGAGCCATCGTTTGCTGTATTAGCATTTCCATATGTGCTGTTAGCAGTCCTCACAGGCTGGTTTACTCGTATATACGGTTTGCGTTGGCGTGAGGCAATTACGTTTGATTATATTCCTCGCTGGCGTAGTGTAGAAGAAGAAATCGAAGGCGCGTCGCAACGTATCCAAGAGGACTGCAACCGGTTTGCAAGAATTGTAGAAAACTTAGGCTTGCAAGTAGTACGAGCAATAATGACACTTGTTGCGTTTATTCCAGTACTGTGGGGTTTAAGTTCTTCTGTTACTATTCCATTCTTTAGCGACATCCCCGGCTCTCTTGTATGGGTAGCATTGTTTGTATCTGTAGGCGGATTGGTTATTTCATGGTTTGTCGGCATTAAACTGCCAGGACTTGAATATAACAATCAGCGTGTTGAGGCCGCGTTTAGAAAGGACTTGGTGTTTGGCGAGGATGACAAAGTAAACTACGCACAACCGGAAACATTAGCAAGTTTGTTTACAGGTATACGTTTCAACTATCAGCGTTTGTACTTGCACTATGGCTACTTTGATACATGGATGATTATGTATGATCAAGCAATGGTTATTGTACCTTACTTGATTGTTGGCCCAAGTTTGTTTACTGGTGCTGTGTTGTTGGGCGTAGTAGTGCAAGTGTCAAATGCGTTCCAAAAAGTACATGGTGGGTTTGCGTTGTTCTTGCATAACTGGACAACAATTACCGAACTACGTTCTATCTATAAACGTTTAAGTGAGTTTGAACACAACTTAAACAAGTATGCTGTGAGGTGATATTATGCAATGGCAAAGAGAAACACAAAAAGAACGCGAATCAAGATTAAAAGATTGGCATCAATGGTTTGCATGGCATCCTGTGCGTTTATACGAAGCAAATGAAAACAAAAATCAACTTGTTGAAACAAGACGAGTAGTATGGTTTGAAAAAGTAATGCGAAAATATCTGTACAACGGTGTGCGAAAAATACACGCACTGCCAGAAGATGCTATGATACAAAAATTGTCCAACATGGCAGATCCAGGTTGGGTAGATCCAAAAAAGGCAATGTCTATTAAACAACTGTTTAATTCTGACGATGACTGAAGTTTAAACTAACTCTCCAATTATTAACGCGGGTAAATTTGGGTCAATTGAAGAGACCCATTCAGTTACTGAATATATTTCAAATTCTCTTAATCTTTCCTCACGAACTTTTGAGTACTTAAAATCAATTGCTTTAACTTTTTTACTTTTAGTATCATAAACCATGTTACAAAGTGCACTATTTAATTTATACATGTCTTTGTCTTTGAACTGTCTAAACATTTCTACAATTTGTTCAGAAAAATTTGGAACATCTTTACGCTTTACTGTCTTTCCAATTTGATGCAATAAGTCATCTCCGCCGTATTCTTGTAATACATAAAAACCTTGCTCTGTTTGCAATGAACCGTGTTCGTATATTTCTAAAGTAAAATCTGGATAACATGAAGTCCAAAAAACTTCTGCTTCATACAGTTGTTTGAGTTCTTCTAATGTATTATGCAGTGGAACGCCGCCAGTTATAGTAATACCGTTTGGTTTATAATACTTTTTAACTAGCCTTTTTTCTTTATCGATCCATACCTCAGCAGCCGAACCTCTACTTCCTCTTTTAGTTTGATATAGTTCATACATTACTGACAACCTCGTTATAATATGTATCTAAAATTTTAATACATGTATTTTCTTGTTCCTTCATATACGACTCTCCTATATTATCTTTTAGCCAATCTAATATAACACTAAATTCTTTATCTACTAGATATGTAAGGAAATCAAATTTATTATAATGCCTACTATGATTGTTAAAATTATAAGAAATTTGATTCAAATCCTTTATTTCCGGGTAACATATTATACCTCTTTTTACTTGATATGCTATGCCTTGTGGTGTTTGCGGGATAAGAGAAATAAACTTTAAGTTAGGTTTTTTATTACTTAATTCTAAAAAACTAATGTCGTAATTCCATAAATGCATTCCATACAGTACACGATTGTTTTTTAGTTCATACTCTTTATTTGGATAGAAAAATTTTGCTTGTTTGTTGTTCCAATTCCATTTCTGTTGTTGTGCAACTAACTGAGTTCCTAATAATTCGTAAAAAGTTAACTGCTCTTCAAGTGACTGTGGCAGGCATTTATCATAGAACCAGTTTACATAACGTTTTGGAACAGAAATATTATAGTTTACTTCTCGAGATGCAGGGTGCTTGTTAATGGTATAACTTGATAATATTTCTTCGTTATGATAATTAATTTTTTTATCTAATTCAGACCATAGTCTAAGCAATAGTTGTCCAGATGATCCTGGTAGATAGTCAATTAGTATAAACTCATTGTTGTCTAAAAACGGATACTTCACTTTATTATCTAGTATCGACTGGCATTTCTGCCAATTCTTTATTATGCATATTAAGTAGTCTTAAATTACTTATTTGTACCCATGGTGGTTGCTTTAATACCCATTCTATTGTTTCTGCAATATACTCTACTTTCATCGGCAAAAAAACATCAATATCTTGTTTGTTATAATTTTCTGCAGGAACATTAAGTGCTTCATTTTCTTTTCCACTAGTCATTTCAGTATCTACATGTGCAGGTTCTAAACTTGTAACACGTATATTTTTAGTTCTGCTTTCACTTAAATTTTCACTTAATTTTTTAAGAGCATTTTTAGACGTTTGGTACATAATACGCCAATTTGTCATGCTTGGGTATCCGTGTATTACTGCACAACTGCTGGTTATATTAATAATAGAACTACCCGGGCTCATTTTTTTATAAAATTCCGTCATTAAATGTCCGGCTGCTATAAAATTTGTTTCCATAGTTTCCATATAGCGATATGATCGTATACCAGCATTATTAATAAAAACATCAGGAGTACAGTACTGTGTTAATTCATTTCTAAAATTAATATCAGTAATGTCTCCTTTAATATCAGGATTACCTGTTCTACTAACGCCTATAACATTATAGGTATTATAAAAATAGTCGTATACTGCTTTTCCTATGCCTCTAGAGGTTCCAGTTATTAACATTGTTTTTAATATTTTATTCATCACAATTATAGATTCATCACTGTGCAAAGCGGAATTAAACAATTATACGAGTTAATACTATTGTGCTACGGTAATTTCAAAAGTAGATCTAATTTCTTGTACTGCCGCGGCATTTGCTGCCAGTTGTGCACGACATGTATCCTGCGCTTCTTGATCAGCAAAAATTTTAGTTTGTAATAAATGTTTTCCATCAGCACCAATCTCAGATTTTACATCTATAATTAGTCCTTGTGCTTGTTGTTCCTGCACAATGCTGTGTGCAGTTGGAGTGAGTGTATTATGCTCTGACCAAAATTCAGTTACTGACGAATATACGTTATCGGGATGTATCAGTGATTTAATTTTTAAAACTTGTGTAACCATTGTGGTCTCCGGTGTCTTTTGTATTATTTATCTCTGATATTAGTTTTATTTCTTGATACGCAAGGTAAATCAAACTTTAACGATGTAATAGGAAACAATATAACGCTTTGAAAGCAACTAGGATCAGAAGTATTCCGAAACATTTTGTACAAGTTTGGTAAAACAATAGCATTAACGTTAAGTATTTGTTGAAATTTTTTAGCACACGATTTAATTGCGGCTGTTTTACCAAATTCTATACTAGAAAAACAATTTTCCTTAGCATTATTCTGCTTAACCCAACTGTATTGTTCTCTGAGCATTTGAAAAATTATTGTTTTTTTATTTTTTTCTAAACTAGACGTTTTGTTTCTATATTTTGGATCAATAAAAGTTCTAGTTCCTATTCTAGCAGTATATTTAGGAAATCCTTGCATTTGAACTAAACTAAAAGAAACTATATCATTGTTATTTGACATAACAGTAAATAACTCGTACCTCTTATGGTCTTGTATTAAGTTATTAAACCAATCTTTATTTCTATCATTGCAAATGTGTTGTTGTTTATGCCAATATTCTAGTAAGGTATCTGGCAGTGATGTGTAACTACTCAAGAACATCAACTGTGACCTCAAAACCTGTATTACTCAAATTCTTTTGTAGTTTTTGTATTTTTGCTAAAACTCTCAAAGCAGATATTTTATTATCATACTCGTCTTCAATTACAAGATAATCACCGTCAATATACTTAATACGGCGCGGAGATAATGCATCTTGTAATACTTGTATATCAGCGGCATCCATGTGTGATCTAACAAACCCATCTTTATACTCTTTAAGCCATCCTTCTTCTTTAAAAGTTTTAATAATTAGTTTCATATTTTTTCCCATACTTTTCCAATTTTATAAAGATAGTCGTTGCCTAAATTAGCACAAGAAGTATCATTGTGGTGATCATTATGTTTTTCGTCTCCCCACATTAACCAGTGTAAAAACTTTATATTTGTACTAGTATCACTGCCTTCCCTTTTAGAGTAATCACCTATGTCTAAATGCACTACAATTGTAGTAAATTGTTTCCACCAAAAACTCATTGCAACAACTGGAGCAAGTGGTATTACCAATACGCTTAATATTATATAATGTGCCTTTGTAAAAAACTTAGCAAACGGTTCTTTCTTTGCTTTAACTGCATTTCGTACATCTACTGAAAAGGCATCGCCGTAATCACTTACTAATGCTTTTAAAATACCAACTTGGCGCCATTCGTGCGGATCCTTATTTGTTCCGGAATACATATGATGTTTATTATGCATGCTACTCCACATAATCGCAAGGCCCATGTTTGTAGGAATATAAAATAAATGTCCTAAAAAAATTCCCAACTTACTAAAATTAAAATGTTTATGTGTAAAATACCTGTGTATAAAAACTCCATGGCCTAAATGAAACCAAATAAGGCTAACCGGAAGTAGCATTACTAACGTTGCTACTGGCCAGATAAATGCATATACTATAGTTAATATATGTGCTATAACTGCTATAATATGTATCTTTGTTAGATCATTCATATGTTTTACCTTCGAGTAATTTTCCTAATCTAAATAAAAGATCATACTTACATAAGCGTTCTCTTCTAGGGTATAAGTGGTGTTCAGTATGTTGCTCATCTCCCCACATTATAGGCCATAACCAACTATTATTTGTACTAGTATCATTTCCTTTTCGATGGCTCATATCTCCTAAATTTAGATGTACTACAATAACACTAAATTGCTTCCACCACCAACACATGGCTACAATACCGCCAGTAATAGGTAGCATTAATGATAATAACAAGTAATGATTATTTGTAAAAAACTTCATATATGGCGTTAGTTTAAAACTACTTACGAGCCATTTTTTATACATTGGGGATTTTTCTATGTGCCATTCACTAAAAAAAATTGGCCAAAAGCCGTGTAATCTCCATTCGTGTGGATCTTCCTTGTCGCCACTATGCAAATGGTGTTGCGTATGTATTGCAACATATCCTGGGATTTTACCCATATTGCATGTAATAGCAATAATATGTAATATAAATTGCATCTTATTTGTAAACTTAAACTGCCCGTGTGCTAAGTGTCGGTGCATAAAAATACTGTGACCAACATGATAACATATTAAACTAATTGGGATTATATATAATAGATAATAAAGTCCAAAAAGATATATATGTATACCTAACACAAGTTGCCCAAATAAAGCAAATATTTGAGTATTTCTTTTTTCTTTATTAAATCCTATCATTTACTAGTATTTATCATTTTATTTTTGTATTCGAGCAATCAACACTAAAAATTTCTCGTTTTTAACCAGCCCAACTTGTTATCTTATCATCGATAATTTGCGGCAAAACACTACCTACTAAATGCAATCTAGTTACATCAAATGTACCATTAAAAACAGTATGAAATTTACTAGTATCAACGTAGTAAGCACTACCGTCAGCAGGTAGATGAATTGCTTTGTCTTCAACAACAACTAAGCATCTCCAGTGAGTAATAAGAGGTATATGTATGCGTCTAAATCGATCTCGATGCCAAGTTAAACAAGTCTTTGGCTTTAATCCCATTATTCTTGTTCGATATAAATTTAATTCTTTTATTATACTGTTTATATACGGTATGTCAAACAATAACTCAGAAAACACAGAATCATTTATATCATATTGTTCCGTTGAATGAAGATGGTAATTAGAATTTTCTTTGGTTCCCTGTAACATAACTTGATTCTCGGAACTAAGATCAGGAAGCGTAGAAATTTCTTCTAATATTTTTTCTAGGTTGTATTTTTTATTAAGTAAATATACATTACCAAACTGAAACTGTTCTAAGCCTTTCATACAAATATTTATTATTGCTGTAACACTTTACCCTTGTGACAATTCCCTAACTAAGTCTTTATTTGCTACCCAAAACTCATCAAAATCAACTATAAGCCACCCTTTGTAATGTGCATGTTGTAACCCAGGATTTAAGTGCTGCCGAAAGCCTATGCGGCTAGCCGAAGCATCCTTTTCAAACATTACAAACCGGCCTTTGCGATTAAACTTCATAATAATTAAATTAAAGTCGCCTTCGTCTGCGGCTTCTAATGTTTGCGATATCCATGTATCTAACAATGGAATATCGTTTACGCGGAGTAGTGCATGAAACGGAAAATCAGCATAGTTCTTACATTCTATATTAAGTTTAGCCCAGCCGGTTGGCGGAATAATATCACTTTTAAACGCACGGATTTGCTCTTCGTCTAGTTGCTCTTTGCGAACAACGTTTTTACCTCCAACAAAGGCACCGCTATGAGGAACCCTTGTAAAACTTGCGTCGTATGTTTCTGAAAGAAAGTTAGCAATTTCTCTCTCAAACGTCTTGCCTTTATTTTTTGATTTAGTTCCTGACATATATTAAAAAAACGGTTGACATCATATGAATATAAGTGTATTATTATATAGCATAAAAAATATAAAGTCAAATAAAATTTTACAGGCACGTTAAAAGGCAACTACACATCACATTCCGCCAACCGGCAAATTGTTTTTGAAACCAACACACAAGGTTGGCGGGCCAGTTAAAATTCCGCTGTGGAAAAAGCATCCGAGAGGAGCACACGTACATGCTGAGACACTTCCCTTGGTAATTCAAGTCTAAAGAAGTTAAGTATTAGCATAGGTAGCATGTTGGCTATCGAGAAACTGCATATTACACATAAAAACCGCATGCAATGGGAACGAGGCTGCGGGTAGCGAAAGCGATGTCAACGTAGGTAGGGAAAGGTTAGAGCCCGTTGTGTAGCAGAAAAACACCTACTTCCGGTCTAGGCTAGGCGAACTCACATGAAGCATTAGAACAGATGGAACCTGTATACAGGTTCCTTCTGACCAAACAATCTACATGAAACTTAAAAGAGAAGATATAAAGAAGTGAATGAAATGAAACTTCTTACAATGCCTGTTAAGGCATTCCTAATATGATGTAATAAACAAATGAATCACTCTGAGTTTATAATAGTGCCAAGCCGGATTCTTTTGTGCGCTCAATGTTTTTACTAATAATTTCAGAAATAGTTGTACGTTGATCGTAACTTAACTGCCATGCTTCTTCAAGTGTTATGCCGCCGCGCATATACCAGCATATTTCAAATATTGATTTTTCTATGCCTCTTGCTTCGCTATTTAAATTTTGTAGGTATGCTACTACTTCAGACTTGTCTTCCATCAAGAGGCGAGATCGAAAAAATTTGAGGGGTTAAACTCCACTCTTGTTTTAAATCCATGCCCGCATTCTGTGCAAGTAGTATCAACATCACGGTCAATACCCAACTCATTAATTTCGTTTAACTTATCAATAATAACATCTGCATGTGTTTTTGAAATGCCTCTAACCCATTCTGCGATATACTCGTGTTCTGTTACTTCAACCGGTTCCCCGTTATCTTGAGGAATAGTAACTTTAGTAATAGCGTTGCTGAGAATTTCAATATTTAACTCTGCCATTGCAACAAAACTTTTATTAAATGTTGCAAGGCGAGCCAGTTCGTCTGAATCAGAATTAATTAAATTGTTAAGTTCTGTTGTTTCTCTAAACGCGGCTAGTGCGGCCTTTTGGCTGTCTTTAAATGTATAAGGTTTTAAATCGCAAATTAAGCCATTGTCTAACGTAACATCATAATGGTCTTCTAATGGGGTAACAGTTTCTAAGATAGGCTCGATGCTTATAGTTGTTTCAACTGTCGCTGAACATGCAGGGCATGTAAGAGTAAGTTCTAATTCATCACCATACGTTGCAAAACGTATTGCCAATAGAATTACATCTACGTCATTGGATGTGAGTTCGTGTGCGTTAGTTAAACCGGTACAACTTTTAATAACATTTGCCATGCTTTCGCCATTAAGCAATGCATCAGGATTACGCAACATAGTTTCATCCATGCTTGTTAACGGGTAAATAGGAATTTCGCCTGAAATTCCGCTAATAGTTTCTAAATTTGAAAACTTACCACCGCTAGGGACTATAATATATAGTTTAGGATTACGCAAATATCCCTGTAGCGGGTTATTACTGTTTGACATTAAAATTTCTCCGAAAGTAAAATCATAAATAGTAGTATATAATAATACAATTATATGATTATTTATCTACGTATATAATCATGGATTTTAGAGAATATGGCCGGAAAAATAATACAAGGTGAAAACGCGCCGTACGGTGAATACGACCACTGGGCGACTCAAGATCAAATGGAAAAGTTAATCGATCGATTAACTAAAAGCGGCGTAAGCATTAACAATATTAATGTACTAATTGATCAACTTAACAAACTAAATTCTGGTGGAAAAACAGATTCAGACACACTAAAAAAGTTACTTAAAAAGTCCGAAGAAGAATCACAATACAATAAACGTAAAGAAAGCGACGACGATGATTTTTACAAAGGACAACGCGACTTTTGGAAATCTTCACGAGATAACGCTAATAAAACAATACAAGCATTAAAGGCTAACAGCATTAAAGATGCACTACGAGATTCAGGGCAGTTAATGTTAGCACCTGTCAACGGTATGTCCGATGCATTTACAAAAGTATCTGGCATCTTTATGGGACTTGGCTCAAGTGTTAAAAACGTAGTGTCAAGTTTACTCGGAGTGATCCCGTTTGTAGGTAATATTTTAGGCAGTATTGCAGGAATGTTAGGCACAGCAATAGGTGGTATTGTAGGTGGTATTGTTACAATTGGTACTGGATTGTTAGGAATTGTAGACTCTTTAGGCACATCGTTTTTGCAACTGTACAACACAGGTATTAACTTAGCCGATGGCACAACAAAAAGCGGACAAGGTCTAGCAAGATTAACACAAGCAGCCTCTGATGCTAGAATGTCTGTTGGTGCGTTTGCAGACTTTATTACAGAAAACTCTAGAGTATCTGTTGCAATTGGTGTTGATGCAATGGCAAATCTAAGTAAAGGTGTTAGAACAGCATTATTGCCTATGGGTAGTTTAGGTTTAACTACAGCAGAATTAAACGAGTACATGGGCGATTACTTAGAAACACAACGCATGCTTGGTGTTCTAGGTACAATGGATCAACTACAGCAACAACGGTATCAGCAAGAATACTTAATGACATTAACTCGATTAACACAAGTTACCGGTAAACATAGATCACAACTGGCCAAAGATATGCAACAAGCAATGGAAAGCAATGCATTGCAAGCACGTATGTTGGCAATGGACGAAGATCAGAGAGCGGCATATTTAAAAACTACTACAGCATTAAACGGCCTAATGGCTTCAATTGACCCAGGGGTTGCTAAAGACTTTATGGATGGCTTAGGTAGAGGCGATATAATGCTTACAGATTTTGGTAGAAATTTAGCCACAGCAGGATTTACTGCAGAAGCAGAAGCAATGAATAGGCTGATCTATAGTGTTAATGCTGGCAAGATGGACGCAAAAAGTGCTCAGTTAGAAATGGCACGGATTTTAGAAACCATGCGCGGTAATAAAAAAGGTATGAAAGCAATGGCAGCTTTGGCTGCTGTAACCGACGGTACTGCCGACTCTGCAATAGCATTAGCATTAGGTCTACAAAAAGCAGACTTTGAGGCATTAAGAGCCGCAATATCACTCAGAGGCGTCGAAGGTGCAATAGGCTCGTTTGACGAATTAATGAATCAGATGCAGTCCACATGGACTACATTTGTAGCAGGATTATTTGCCGACGAGACATTCCAGAAAAGTCTGAAGGGATTTACTGACAAATTTACAGAGATACTGAAGCCAGACGGTGATTTTATGAAGTCAATGCGCGGCCTTGCAAATGATCTCGCTCCTGATCTTATCAGTGGGCTTGAGTCTATAACTGATTATATGATGACGCAAGACTTTAAAAATATGATTAAAAACATACCTAATTATATTATTGGGTTCGGTAAAGCCATTAAAGCAGGATTTGAATATATTCGCGGTATATTCTTTAAGCAAGATTATGACGAATACGGTAAGGCAACAGGTACCTGGGTAGTTAAATCCGGTGATGAAATATTAAATGGGTTTAGCCAGATGTTTGACGGTGTTGGCGAAAAAGTTACACAAATTATAGTAGATGCATTTATAAACATTGGCGCAATGTTACTCGACAAGGTTACTGGCGCATTTAGCAACGTGTATACTGATATGAAAAACTCTTTTTTGAATTCTATAGGGGTTGGCGGTGGTGAAGGTGAAGAAGGAGCCGCAAGTTCAGTAGACCAGGCAATTGTTGGCGGCACAGCTGCATATGGAGCCTACAAAGTAAGTAAAGGTATGGCACGTCGTCGTAGAGAAACACGACTTGCGGCTAAAGCTGCAATAGAAGCATATGAAAAAGCAAAATTAGCAACAGCCGCAACAGACTTAAAACCAGATGCCAAGCCGGATGCCAAGCCAGGTGCCAAGCCGGATGCCAAGCCAGGTGCCAAGCCGGATGCCAAGCCAGGTGCCAAGCCGGATGCCAAGCCGGGTGCCAAGCCAGGTGCCAAGCCAGGTGCCAAGCCAGCTGGCGTTAAAGGTGCTGGTAAAGCAGGTAATCTATTAAAATTAGCAGGGAGAGGTGCTAAATTTATACCAGGTGTTGGTATACTTGCCGCAGGAGCTATGGGTGCATATGATGCATTTTCCGGATTTAATGCAGATGAAAATGCAGGCGTTAGCGAAAGTTTATTAAACGCTGGCAGTAGTCTAGTAAATGGATTAACCTTTGGTTTAGTTGGTAAAAGCCCTCAAGAGATTGCACAAGAAGCCGCTGAACAGGCTACTACAATTGGCGGTGGTAATTTTGCTCCAAACGTTAACATGCAAGATAGCGACTATAAGAGTACTGTAAGACCTAACATGAGGGGGCAAATAGAATCACAGCAAGAAGTACAGCCTGCTATGGACATTACAAGATCTCTTGCAGATTTAACTGCTACATTAAATGCATACAAAACATCATTTGATCAAGATGCAACATTTGGACAAAATGCAATAACAAATTGGACATCAATGTCCGAATCAATGAATAATTATGTAAAACAAGCAAATACTGAACAATTAGCAATACTTGGCGAAATAAAAGACATTATGAATCAAATGAAAGTAGATCAAGTAAATCAGATGCAAGCAGACATGTATAATTCAAAGAGTATCGTTAAAGCAGTTAAAGAATCAAGCCCATACGTTTCCTAGTATTTTTCGCTTACAATAAAACTTGACAAAACGATAAATATAATAGTATAATATAATTCTACCTATGGTGATTTAATGAGCTGGCGCAAACACTTTCAAGTATACGATCAAACAAACTATCGCGGAAAAGCAGAAGGAAACTCGGCTGCTTTTAACAATAAATATTCATCCTGGTTACCAGAAGTATATACTGGTCCCCCAAATCGTTTGGAACGTTATATGCAATACGACCAAATGGACATGGATAGTGAGATCAATGCGGCGCTAGACATTATTGCTGAGTTTTGTACACAAACAGATTCAGCAACAGAACTACCATACGAAATACATTACAAAAACGACGCAACAGAAACAGAAGTAAAGTTGCTACAAAGCGCATTAAAACAATGGTGCAATCTAAATGATTTAGATAGACGCACATGGCGCATGGTACGTAGTGTTTTAAAATATGGCGATCAATTTTTTATTAGAGATCCTGAAACGTGGAAACTATATTGGATTGATCCTTCAAAAGTAGAAAAAGTTGTCGTTGATGAAGGCAATGGCAAAAAGACTGAAGAATATCATGTTAAAGACTTGGACTTAAACATGCAATCAATTGTTGCCAGCAACATGTTTTCAGGCAGAGACTACTCAAGTAAAGCAAACCCTGCTATTCCAACTGTTAGGGGCAGAGAAGGCGGTGCAGTAGTAGGAAGCCAAGAGGGCTTTGGTTTAGCATCAGGTTCGGGTTTCTCAACAGCAATTCCTATTTCTGCTGATCATATCATACATTTAAGTTTAAGCGAAGGCTTGGACAATGCTTGGCCATTTGGCACAAGTATACTAGAACCAATTTATAAAATCTTCAAGCAAAAAGAAATGCTTGAGGATGCTATTTTAATTTATCGTGTACAACGTGCACCAGAACGACGTGTGTTTTATATTGATGTAGGTGATATGCCTCGCACAAGAGCAATGGCGTTTATTGAGCAAGTTAAAAACGAAATCCATCAAAAGCGTATTCCTAACAAAACAGGAGGCGGCGCAAACATTATGGATGCCGCATATAATCCACTATCAATGATTGAGGATTACTTTTTTGCTCAAACTTCTGAGGGCAGAGGTTCTAAAGTTGAAACGCTTCCAGGCGGTGAAAACCTAGGACAAATTGATGACTTGAAATACTTTAACAATAAACTACTACGTGGTTTACGTGTTCCAAGTTCTTATTTGCCTACTGGCCCTGAAGATGGTACTGCTGTATACAACGACGGTAGAGTTGGTACAGCATTTATTCAAGAGTATCGTTTTACAAACTATTGTAAACGACTGCAACAATTAGTTGCGCCATGGTTAGATCATGAGTTTAAAATGTTCTGCAAACACAAAGGTATTGAAGTTGAAGCAAACTTATTTGAACTTGTGTTTATCGAGCCACAAAACTTTGGCAAGTATCGACAAATTGAAGTTGATGCCGCACAATTAAATGTATTTGGTCAAGCAGTACAAATACCATTTATAAGCAAACGCTATGCATTAAAACGTTACCTTGGTTGGACTGACGACGAAATTGTACAAAATGAACGCATGTTTGTCGAAGAATCAGGACAAGATCATCCATTGACAGATATGTCTCCTGGCATGATTGATGTAGGCGTTAGACCTTCAGAACCTGCTGACTTAGCACCACCTGAAACCCCAGACTTAGGTGGAGGCGGAGATGAAGGTATAGGTGTCGAGCCAGGCGCAGAATCTCCAATTAGCGGTGCTGAAAACGCACCCGGTGGCGAACCTCCCGCATAAAACATTTCTAAGATAAATAACATTATGCGAGCACGTGACTTTATACTTAACGAAGCTTATTATGATGTTAGCAAAGACAAACATTCTGTTGCGCTAATTGATGATACTCGTCGTCCTAGGTTTACACTAGAACATCTTAATACTCTACGTAAAGTTAGAGAGTTCCGTCGTTATGAGCAAGAAAACCGTAAAGAATTATTAAAAATGGTCTATGCTCCAGCACCAGAACCTGGTGCAGATATCGCATAATTGTTAAATTGTTTTCATTAACATTGTATATAATAGACAAAAATAAAGATTAAATATACTTTTATTCATGTTTTGGCCAAAAAAGGCCGAAAAACCTACCTTTTTGCCCTCATTTTAAGTAAGACATCTTAAATAATATTACACAAACTCTTTCGCGGTTTGAAGAGGAGGATCGGATGTCAAGAGAAAAACTAGAACAGGTACTAGAGTACCTTATTAATGATGAAGAAGATAAGGCTCGAGACTTGCTCCATACTGTATTCGTAGAAAAAGCACGTTCTATTCACGAATCTTTAATTGAAGATGAAGATGAAGAGATCGAAGAAGCTTTAGAAGATACAGATACAGATGAAGAAGAAGTTGAAGAGTCCGCCAAATCTGACTGGGAAGATGAAATCACACAGGAAGACGATGAAATCGTAGCCCACAGTGAAGAAATCGACCACGAAGAACAAGTCGGTGAAGCCGACGATGATGGCGAAGAAGATATTGATGATGCCGAAGCAGAAGACGATCTAGATGACATGGAAATTGGCGACGATGAATCACCAGAAGGTGAAGAAGAAGTCGAAGACCGAGTAGACGATCTAGAAGCCGCAGTTGAAGAACTCAAAGCAGAATTTGACAAATTAATGTCAGGTGACGAAAGTGACCCAGAAGAAATGGACATGGATATGGACATGGAAGCTGAAGAATCAGTAGCATTTGAAGCAGAAGAGTCAGATGACGATGCAGAAGAGTTAGATGAATCTGCAAGTTTATCAGCAGTAAGTTCACCAAAGGGTGGCGATAACGGCGACGCTAGTGCCAAAAGCACAATTAACGGCGGCAATGTTACCGGTAAAGAACTCGAAGGTGGCCCTGTAGATTTTGCAGGCGGTGATGAAAAAGGCGGTTCCGCACAGAAACCTGCCGAAGGCATGACAACAAATCAAGACGCTAAATTATCATCAGCTAAAGCAGCTGATAACGGTGACCATTCAGACAATACTACAGCAGTAGTAAACAAGGACCTAAGGTAAGATAATGTCAATGCAACCATTATTTGAACGTTTAACTCCTAATCAGGCTAGAGTAGCAGTTGAAGCCCGGGAACGCACTGACGGTTCCGGTAAAGACCTTTATATGAAAGGAATCTTTATTCAGGGTGGCGTTAAGAATCAAAACGAGCGTGTTTATCCCGTAACAGAGATAAGCAAAGCAGTTGAGTCTATTAACGAACGCTTACAGCAAGGACACACAGTTCTCGGAGAAGCGGACCATCCTGAGGAATTAACTGTAAACTTAGACCGGGTTAGCCACATTATTGAAGATATGTGGATGGATGGACCTAACGGTTATGGAAAACTTAAAGTTATTCCAACACCAATGGGTAACATCATTTCTACATTACTCGAAAGTGGAGCGAAGTTAGGCGTATCAAGTAGAGGAAGCGGTAACGTAAACGAAGGCGGACAAGTTTCCGATTTTGAGATTGTTACTGTAGACATTGTAGCACAACCTAGCGCACCTGATGCATATCCAAAGGCAATACGTGAAAGCCTAATGAATATGCGTAATGGTTACAGTATGTATAATTTAGCAGAAGCAATGGTTTATGATAAAAAAGCTCAAAAATATCTCAAAGAAGGTATTTTAAAGTTTATTGAAGAGTTGAATAAGAAGTAAAGGGAGAATATTTATGGCCGAAGCACTTAAAGAATTACTCGAAAGCGATCTTTTAGATGAGAACACAAAGGCCAGCATTCAGGAAGCATGGGAGAAAAACCTTGTTGAGGCTCGCGAAGCAGTAGCAGTTGAGCTAAGAGAAGAGTTTGCTACCCGCTATGAAAACGACAAGAATCAACTTGTTGAAGCCATGGACACAATGCTTTCAGATGCTATCAAAACTGAAATCGCTGAGTTTGCTGACGACCGTAAGGGTTTAATTGAAGCTCGTGTTCAATATAAAAAGAACATGAAGGAACATACAGAAGCCTTATCTAGTTTCGTAATGGAATCATTGCGTAACGAAATCGTCGAACTCCGAGAAGATCGTAATAAGCAATTCGATAATTTTAATAAACTTGAGGGTTTTGTGCTAAAGCAACTCGCAGGCGAGATTGCTGAATTCAACGAGGATAAGAAGTCTCTCGCAGAAGCAAAAGTAAAGTTGATTGCTAGTGGTCGTCAAAAACTTGACGAAGCAAAGCAAAACTTCATTAAACGTGCGGCAACAACAGTCGAAAAGGTTGTTGAATCTGCACTACGTAATGAAATGACACAACTTAAAGAAGATATCAAAGCAGCCAGAGAAAATAACTTTGGTCGCAAGATTTTCGAATCTTTTGCGTCTGAGTATATGACATCATATCTCGCAGAAGGCACAGAAGTTCGCAAGCTCAATAGTACTATTGAGGAACAAAGCAAAAATATTGCCTCCCTTACAGAAGCAAAGGATAATGCAGAAATTGAAGTTAAGAAACTTAACGACAAAATTGCTCGTGATGAAATTATGAGTGAGATTCTTGCACCTTTAGCAAAGAGTAAGAGAGGTATTATGGAAGAATTACTTGAAAGTGTTCAAACAAAGAACCTTAAGAGTAGTTTCCAAAAATATCTACCTGCTGTACTCAATGAGACAGTAGATAGAAAAGAAACTTCTAAGGTAACACTGACTGAAAAGACAGGCAACAAACCACAAACAGAAGAAACAACAAAGCAAGTAGATGACAGTGGTAACATTGTACATCTAAAAAAATTAGCAGGTATTAAATAAGGAGTATTTAAAATGGCAGAAAACCTAACAGAAAGTCAAAACTGGGGAGCCACTAAAGAAGCTCTAATGGAAGGCCTTTCCGGTCAACGCGCTCAAACAATGAGTGTTATGTTAGAGAATACAAAGCAATATCTTGCTGAGAATGCACTAGCTACCACAACACAAGCTGGTAACGTTGCAGCTCTTAACAAGGTAATTCTTCCAGTAATTAGACGTGTAATGCCAACAGTTATCGCTAACGAAATTATTGGCGTTCAACCAATGGCTGGCCCAGTAGGCCAAATCCATACATTGCGTGTACGTTACGCTGACGCTTTCACAAGCTCAGGTGGTACAAGCACAACAGCTGGTGAAGAGGCTCTAAGCCCATTCAAAATTGCAGCTGGTTATTCAGGTAATGCAGCCGACGATAAAGCAAACTACACAGCAACAGCAGAAGGTGTAGCAGGCAACCGTCTAAGCATCCAAATCGTCAAAGAAGTTGTAGAAGCAAAGTCACGTAGATTGAGTGCTCGTTGGACATTTGAAGCCGCTCAAGATGCACAAGCAATGCACGGCCTTGATGTTGAAGCAGAAATTTTAGCTGCTCTAGCACAAGAAATTACAACTGAAATTGACCAAGAAATTTTAGCATCACTACGTTCATTAGCAGGTCAAGATGCAGTATTCAATCAAACAGGTACCTTCACAGGTGCTCCAACATTCGTTGGTGATCGTCACGCTGTTCTAGCAATTCAAATGAACGAGCAAGCAAACCTAGTTGCCGCTCGCACACGACGCGGTGCAGCTAACTGGGCTGTTGTTTCACCAAGTGTGCTTACAGCACTACAAAGTGCAACAACATCAGCATTCGCACGTACAACAGAAGGTACATTCGAAGCACCAACAAACGTTAAGTACGTTGGTACATTGAATGGTACAATGCGTATCTATGTTGACACATACTACACAGATGGCGGTACAGGTGCTGACATTCTAATGGGCTACAAAGGCTCAACAGAAACAGACGCAGCTGCATTCTACTGCCCATACATTCCATTAATGAGTAGTGGTGTAGTAATGGATCCAGGTACATTCGAGCCAACAGTGTCATTCTTGACACGTTACGGTTACAAAGAGTTAACAAACACAGCTAACTCCTTCGGTAACGCAGGCGACTACGTATCAGGTATTTCCGTACAAAACTTAGGCTTCCTCTAAGAGAGAAACCAAGTTACATATCGAAACCCGGGCATGCCCGGGTTTCCTTATGGCTTTTCAGCCGGCTTTTAGATAAATACAATTATATAGTTATTAAATTATAGGATTTGAAGCATGGCTAACAGTTCCATTAAAAATTTGAATATTGACGGTAATGTTATTATTTCAGGTAGTACTACATCAATTGATGTGCAACAATTAACTACTGACGATCCAAACATTACTCTAAACAACGTTGATTCTCCTACAGATTCAAACGCTAACGGTGGTGGTATTACTGTAAAAGGTAGTACTGATAAAATCTTTAATTGGATAAATGCAACCGACAGTTGGACATCTAGCGAACATTTAGATTTAGCAGTAGGAAAAGAATACTTTATCGATGGTACATCAGTACTAAGTGCAACTTCACTTGGTTCAGGAATAACTAGTATTCCCGGTACATTAACTAGTTTACAAGTAGATAACATCTACATCGATGGAAGCCAAATAGGCCTAGCAGTTACAGATACAGATTTAATAGCATTAGCAGAAAATGCAGTATCGGTTTCGGGCGACATAACAGCAACAGGATCAGTTGCGGCCGCAGGGCTCTTTGGTGATGGTTCAGGTATTACGGGTATTTCTACTAGCAATATTTCTGTACCAGCATCACCTGGTGATTTCTTATACAACGATGCTGGTAATTGGGGAGGTATCACTCCTCCTATTAGTATTGCATTAGGTGGTACTGGTGCAACAACAGAAGCCGATGCACGTACAAACTTAGGTTTAGGTACCGCGGCTACATTCGACTCAACTGATTTTGCCGATGACGAAATAAGCAATGTAGATCCAGCAACAGGCAGAACAAACTTAGGTTTAGGTACTGCGGCTACATATGACGCAACTTATTTTGCTGATGACTTACTAAGCAATGTAGCACCATCAACAGGCAGAACAAACTTAGGTTTAGGTACAACTGATAGTCCACAGTTTGGTGGAGAAGGAAATGCTTCGGTTACTATATCAGCAACTCCGAGCAGTTCTGGTACTGTTGCTCCTACATTTGCTGGCACAGTATTTAAAAATATTCCTGTTACTGCTGGATCTGGGCACAAATGGGTTATGGGTATTGAACAAGACGGTGATCTACCGTTTAGTTACTTTACAATTGACGACACAGGCGCTAATACTTCTACGGCTACTTCTTATATAACTTTATCTCTAACAAATAATTTAGTAGTCTTAGGTAACACAGCAGATGGCATCGGGGTTGCTATAAATAGTATTGAATATCCAACCGCCGACGGAACTCCAAATCAAGTAATAACAACAGACGGATCTGGTACTTTAAGTTTTGCTACTCCATCAACAAGTAATATCACCGAAGGTACTAACTTATATTACACAGATACACGATTTGATACAAGACTTGCAACTAAGTCCACAGATGACTTAACAGAAGGTACTAATTTATATTATACTACAACAAGAGCAAATGCTGATTTTGATACAAGATTAGCAACTAAGACTACTGATGACTTAACAGAAGGTACTAATTTATACTATACCGATGCAAGAG